TTGAATGTAGAAGGAAAAGAATATGTCCATTTACCAAAATTGCCATATAAACAATTTTTAGCTGAAATGGCAAAGTATCAAACTTTTTGTTTTAGACCATCAGACAAAGACACTTGTCCAAGAATAGTAATTGAAGCGAAACTTCTTGGTCTCGATCTATTACTAAACAGAAATGTTCAGCATAAAGATGAAGCCTGGTTTAATTCTTCGAGAGAAGAGATGATTAACTATCTTTCTTCGCGATCAGAGTTTTTTTGGAGTAATATAAAATGAAAAACAATGTAGAAGATAATATAAAAGATGTAATCGTAATTGGAAACTTTTCGGAATTGGAAATGTTTTATTCTCGGGAAGATTTTTTTATAAAAAAATTAAAACCATTTTCTTTTAATCCTATTAGATTTATTGATCTTGGAGAATTAATCAATATTATTGTTTGTATCGATATTAACACTTTTGAATTTAAATATTTTAAATACGAAATGAAAAGCTGTGGTGTTAGTACAACAGGAATAGGACAGGCAGATCTTCTTTTAGAAGAAAAAGATATACCTTATGCCGAAAAGAAAAGATCTATTTTAAACTTACTTTAAGTCTCCATAAATTTCTTTGTGAATACGGCCCCAATACCTCACTAATTTTCCACTTGAAATGTTGGCTTCGTTTTCAAAAGGCTGTAAATCCTCATCATTTGTTGGAAATCCATTGTCGTGATCCATTTCTTCTAATTGTTTGAGATGAGTTAATTCATGCGCAATTGTTCTTAAACAATCTGCTATAGCACGATTTTTACAACAAACATTTATTTCTTTTGTAGAAGGGTTAAATGTTCCCGCTGTGGGATCTTTTAGCCCTTTTTTTATTAGTCTTACAGTGAATTTAGAAGAAATTCCTAATTCTTGTTTGCAGTGCTCAATAAACCTTTGAACTATTTCTTTGTTTTCTGGTGTTAATTCCATTTTTAAGACTCATACATTAACTATAGACCATTGTTCAGAGATAACAGCCGTCTTATTATATTTGCGTTATGCGATTTGACAATCAACCTAAATATAGCTATCAAGATGTTTTTATAAAACCTGGATACTCTTCTCTTAAATCAAGAACAGAGGCTAATACAAAAGTAAATTTTCTTGGTTTGGAAATAAAAATACCAGTTATTGTATCAAATATGGATACTGTTTGCGAAAAAGAAATGGCGATTGCCGCTTATGAAGCTGGCGCGATTGCCGCTCTTCATAGATTCATGTCTGTTGAAGAAAATGTAAAACAATTTAAAACTGTTTTAGAATCCAAAGCTTATTGTTTTTGTAGTCTTGGTGTTAAAGATTATAAAATTAGAATTGATGAGCTTTATAAAGCTGGTGCGCGCCATTTTATAGTAGATATTGCTAATGCGTGGTGTCACCATGTAGAAATATTAATGAATTATGTTAATAATCTTTCGTATAGAAAAGAAATTTATATTGTATTAGGAAATGTTGGAACACCAGAAGGCGCAATTGCTTTACAAAAAATGGGAGCAGATGCAGTAAAAACATTGGTTGGGTCTGGAAGCATTTGTACAACAAAAAATACAACTGGAGTAAATTCTCCAACATTTTCGTGTGTCGCGGATACATGTAAGAATACAGAACTTTTTGTTCCTATAATTGCTGACGGCGGCTGCAAAGAAATTGGAGATTTTGCAAAAGCATTAGGAGCTGGGGCGACATTAGTTATGAGTGGAAGTTTCTTTGCTGGGTGCCAAGAAACGCCCCCAGTTGTTAGAGGTTTAGAAGAGATAAATTACCTTAAAGAAAAACTTAAAACTGATCATAATGATGCAACAGCACTATTTTTGGAATCTTTAACCAAAACAATTGAACCAAATAAAGGTATTGTAAAATATAGGGGAATGGCATCATTTGGTTCAATGAAACTACAAAGTGATTTATTAAATGACCCAAATATTATGATAGCGACACCAGAAGGTAAAGAGGTCGAAGTCAAAGTAAAAGGAAGTGTTAAAGAAGTTATAGCCAACATAGCTGGCGGGATTCGTTCTGCTATGAGTTATACTAATTCAAGGTCAATAAAAGAGTTTCAAACAAATGTCGAGTTTGGGGTTAGACACAACTCCTCGATTTATTCTTGACATTGCCTTGGAGGTAATCATGGGTTACACATAACCTATGTCAGTAGAAAACAAGAAAAAAGTCCTTCCAATTGTTTATTTCGAGCAAGACGGAAATAAGGAAGATTTTGCACTTAAAAAAATTTTCGAAGGAAATGTTTCGACTCTTCCAATGGAAAAAAAGAAAAACTATATTAGTTTCTCCGAACTTCTTACCTGGTATGAGTGTAAGTTTAAGCATAGATTAAAATATATTGATCAAATTCCATTAGATGGTCCTAATGAAAATACAGAATTTGGACAAATTCTTCATGATATGTTAGAAAATTATTTAATAACAAAAAAACTTCCTGATTTTGAAGAAGAAAAAAGAAAATTAACTGAAGCATTTTCAAAACTTCCAAAATTTGAAGAACTTGAAGAAGAGCGGGAAAATTGGCAGGATGTGCTTGAACCAATAGTTTCTCAAATTCCTGAATTTATGGAAAAAACATTCCCTAATTGGGAATTTATTGCCGCAGAATATGAAATGTTTGAGCCTATTGAAAATGAAACTGGTTATTTTTTTAAAGGTTTTGTTGATGGAATTATTAAATCAAATAACAAATATTATATAATTGACTGGAAAGGTTCCAAAGATTGGTGGGACAAATCAAAATCTACAGATCCAAAAAAATATTTACAACTTGTTCTTTATAAACATTTTTATTCTATAAAAAATAATATTCCTCTAGATCAAATAGAATGTGGATTTGTTGTTTTAAGAAGGAAAACACCAAAGTCAAATAAAGACCGTTGTTTGTTTATTCCAATAGAAGTTCAAGAAAAACAATTAAAAGAAGCCGAAGATCTTATTAAAAAGTTCTTTATTAATATAAGAAAACATTACTACACAAAAAATAGATCAAGTTGTAGATTTTGTGTATACTATGGAACAGAATGGTGTAAAGGCTAATATGAAACCAGAATATAAGCTGATATTATCAACACTAAGATATTATACACTAGCAGAGAAGACTATTCCATTAGAAGAATATTTATTTTTTAATAAAGAAATACTTGGATCGTTAGATTTGTTTATTTTGGAACCAAAAAAATTTTTAGAACAGTTTAAAGATAAAATCCTTTTTGCTTATGTCGTAAAGTATTTATCTGAAAAACAAATTGAACAAATTGAACAAATCAACTGCGTTGCTGGAGCCTGTGACCCAGCAGATATGCACAAAAACACTATAAATTTTAAAAATTACTTAAAGATAGATTATTTTTCCCCTCATAAAGCAGATGAAGTTATTGATTATCTTTCCTCAAAAGAAGATTTATTTCTTAAAATAAAGGTAACAGAATGAAAATATCAGCTTATACAACAACAAAAGATTGCTTTGAAGGACAATATCCATTAAAAGCTTCAATCGAGTCTGTACTTCCTATTGTCGACGAGCTAATTGTTTATGATTCGTCGAGAAATAATGATGGAACTTTAAAACTTCTAAAAGAATTAGAAAAGGCAAATAAAAAAATTAAAGTAATTCATGATTCAGAACTTGATTGGAAATCGAAAAATCACGGAATCAATGATGGTATAGCAAAAGCTAATTCTAGAAAACTTTGTACTGGAACAGTATTAATTCAATTTGATATTGATGAGATTTTTCACGAAAAAGATATAAAAAAATGGAAAGATCTATGCTTCGAATTTTCGACAGGAAATATTGAAGTTTTACATTTGCCTGTTATTGAATTTTGGGGAAAGAAAAAAATAAGAATTGATATAGGTCCAACAAAAGAAAGAATAACAAAAAATCTACCCCATATAACTCATGGAATACCTAAACAATTACGCTGGTATGATAAAGATAATTTATTGTTTTCTAAACAAGGGTCAGATGGTTGTAATTTGATTAATTCGTCAACATTAAATCCAATCCAACAATATATGCCAAACATAGATTTCTATTGGAATTTAAGACAAAGCTCATTGTATAATGAAGATGATTTAGAAACATATGAGAAATTGTATAAAAAATATGTTATAAACCACGAAAAATATCCATGTGTTTATCATTATTCGTGGTTTAATATTGAAAGAAAACTTCAAACATATAAAAATTTTTGGGCAAACTCGTGGTCTTCACTTTATGGAGAAAACTCAGAAAAAACAAATCCTATGTTTCCAAATTTAAAAAATTCTGAGGTTACATCAGAAATGATAAAATCTTACGCACAAGAAATAGAAGAAAAAACCGCGGGATGGATTTTTCATCAACCCTGGGATGGGAGTTCGGTTTTCGGATTGACTCCAGAAAATATAGGAGTTATCCATCCAACTTATATAAAGTCATGGATAGAAGCATCAGAATAGCAACAATCATTCCTGTTTATAATGCAAAGCAATATATAGTAGAATGTATAAAATCTGTTTTTTATCAAAAATTAGATCCAAATATCACAAATAAAATTTTTATTATTTACAATAATCCAACAGATGGAACCGAAATCGAATTATATTCTAAATTTTTGCAAAATTTAGAATCAGAAAAGATTAAGGAATCTTTTTTAATAAAAAATCAAATTGAATTTCAAGGAATTCCACAAACTAGAAATTTCGGATTTCAATGTGTTTTTCATGAGGAAATCCAAAATGAAATAAAATATGACTTTATTGCAAATCAAGATGCTGACGATATTTGGATAGACGAATATAAATTGCAAAAACAAGTATCTTTCTTACAGTCAAATAAAGAGATAGATATCTTAGGTACTCAATACATAGGAAGACATAAAAATGTTCAAACTAAACCTAAAGATTATATTCTATTAGAAAGAAGACCTTTAGATCACGACGAATGTCTTTATTGGCTATTTAATGGATTAAATCCGATTGGAAATGCTTCTGTTTTATTTCGAAGAAATGTTGTAAGTAAAATTGGAATGTATGATGATATATTTCCTCTAACAGAAGATATGTGGTTCTGGTATAGAGCTGCTCTTGCTGGTTTAAAATTTTCAAATCTTGAAGATGATTGTCTGTTATATAACATGGGAAGTAATCCCAATTATTCTCCAAAATATCCAAAACTTTTCGCTGAAATGTTTAAATCAATTCTAGAAACAAGAAAACTTAAATAATGTTTACACTTTTAAAAATAGTACGTCACCCAATAGCAGATAAAATACAAACAATTTGTGACCAGTTGAATCTCGATTCAGATTTAGAGGTTGAAGATTTTTTAGAAAAAAATAAAAACATTAGCTCAATTTTAAAAAAAATTGAGACATTCGAAAACGCAAATTTCTATTATCAAAAGATCTTTAAAAGATCTAATTTCATATTAGATAATTTAGAATCATCAGAAGATTATCTGAATCTTGAAAATTTAAAAGATTTGTTAGAAGAATATAAAACTACTGGTGATAAGCGAAATTTTCATATAATCGAGTCATTTTTACCAAAAACAGAAATTGCTTCCTATGACAGAATAACTTCTATTACTGGAAGGCAAAAAGTAATAAATGGTCCACAAATTTTAACTTTAAAAAAGGATGATCGAAAAAAAATTTTTAAAGATAAAAATCTCTACATGATAGACTTTTCGGCGCTAGAACCTTCGCTGCTTTTTCAAATTTTAGGATATGATGAATTAAACTATCAGGACCTTTATTTTTCAATAAAAACTAAATTAGGATTGAAATTTATAGAAAGAAGTGATATAAAATCAGCGGTATTAAAAATTCTTTATGGTTCAAATATTGATCACATCAAAGAGATTAACCACGCTGAAAGTGAATTACTAGAAAATTTTCTTTTAAATGAAAAGTTTTTAAATTTTAAAAATGAATTATTGAATGCTTTATATGAGCAAGGACAGCTGTACAATCTTTTTGGAAAACCACTACTTTCTAAAGAACAAGCAGTTGAGGCAAATTTTCAACCTTATATGGTTGTAAATTATTACATTCAAAGTTCTGCCGCAGATTTATCACTTTTATTATTAAGTGATTTTTATAAAGACAATATGGATCATATCAATCCATTATTTGTAATTCATGATGCTTTACTTTTTTATGCTAAACCAAGTTTTAGTGTGGAAAATAATCTAAAATTAAGTTTTGAAAAATATAATATTTTCGCGAAAATTACTCGCGCAAACGAGTAAAAAGTATTCGAAAATACTAATTATAGGCACAGTCTCACCAGTCCGACACCAGTCATTATTTTCACTTATTGATGACCAAAAATTCGAGGACTAGATTACACAGACACAAGGAAAAAAATAAAAATGGCTCAACCAAAATATCTACAAGCAATCAAAGATAAACTAACACCAAAACCACAATACACAAAAAAAGAATTTGTACCCGCTTATCCAACATGGAAACCTGAAATTGGGAAAACGTATAAAGTAAGATTTATACAACCAACAGATAATGTTACAGATGAACCTTTCTATGAAATTTTATTTTATAGAAATCTCGAAGCGAATAAACGATTTGTTGCTCCATATCAGTTTGGTTTACCTGACTCTGTAAAAGAAGAATATGATGCAATTCGAAGAGATAATTGGGATGTTGCAAAAAACTTAAAAGCAAATGAAACCTATTTTTCTCTTCTTTTAGATAGAGGAAATGAAGCGGCAGGAATTCAAGTTTTTGAATTTTCAAAAGAAATAAGAGATCAAATCTATAACGCTTTACAATCTGAAGATTATCAAGATAAAGATGTTTTTGATCCTGTTGATGGATACGACTTTGAAATCAAAGTGTTTCCAAAAACAGACAACTCTGGAAAACCCAAACTTTGGAATGGAAAACAAGTAAGAGGTTATTCTTTTCAATTGAGAATAAGCCCTTCGCCACTAGCGAAAACGCCAGAAGAAAGAACTAAACTTATAGAATCTGCTCCAAAAATTTTGGAAATTCAAAAAGGATTTGTTAAATCTCCTGAAAACTTAAGAAAAGTATTGGATGCATTCTACGAAGCTAAAAACATGGAAGTTAATCCTGCTGAACCTCAAGCTTCTTCTGAAGTTTTGTCGGAAGGAGTTGTTATGGAAACAGATGATGAAAAAACACAGAAATTTTCTGCTTCAACTTCAGCCACATCAACAAGTGCGGCAATAGCAAAATTGAATGCACTAAAAGCTAAAGCTGGAATTAAAAAAGACGCATCAGCTTAACCAAAAACCTATTTAAGGTTTTTTGAAGCCAAGTACTAAAAATACTTGGCTTTATTTTTGTCTATTGTAAAATAATCCAAAGGAACAATAATAGAAGATAGAAAAATGGCAAACATTAAAAAAGGCAACAAACAAGAAGTATCGCTTACTCCCAAAACCACAAATTTACTAGAGCCTCAAGAGCAAGCCTCTTCCAAAAGAATGGCAATTATTTCTGGAATCACTAAAGAAATAAACAAAACCCGCGGAGAAAAGATTGCTTATAATCTTAAAACAGATGACGATGCACCAACTAATGTAAAAAATTGGTTCTCAACATCAGCAATAAAATTAGACTATATTATTTCAAATAAAAGAAATGGAGGAATTCCAGAAGGAAGAATAATTGAAGTTTTTGGAGAACCTTCTTCTGGGAAATCAACTCTTGCGCAAACAATATGCGCGCAGGCTCAAAAAAATGGGGCAATAGCAGTTTATATTGACTCTGAAAATGCAACATCTGTGGAGAATCTTGCGATGCTTGGAGTCAATACCGACGAATTAATTTTCGTCCAAGAACAATGTATCGAAGATACATTTCAATTAATAGAACAAATAATCACCTCTGTTAAAAATCAAGATAACAATCTGCCAGTAATCATCGTGTGGGACTCAGTAGCGGCTTCAGTTTCTAGAACCGAGTTAGAGGCAACCTACGAACAACAACAAATTGGAATCAAAGCTAGAGCTCTTAGCAAAGGTATTATGAAAGTTAATCAGATCTTGAAAGATAAAAGAGTCACACTCTTACTTGTTAATCAGACAAGACAAAAAATTGGTATCTTACATGGAGATGCTTGTGTTTCACCAGACACAAAAATTAAAATAAGAACAAAAATGTCAAATGGATGAAAAAGATTATTTTAATTTCAAATTTACAATTAAGAAAAATAAACCAATTTTTGAAATTAAACTAAAAGAAGAGTTTAAAATTTGTAAGCAAAATTATAAAGATGGGGAAATGCCGATTTCGACATCTTCTATAAGATATTTTTGTTTATATTTCGAAAATTTACAAATAGCTGAAAAACTTTACAAGTTTTATAAATATTTTTTTAATAAAAAAAATGCCTATAAATGGTTTTTAAACAATAGATTAATTTCAACTGAAGAGATTTCTTTTTGTGTTGAGTATTTTAAAAAAATTGAAGAGAAAATGATTTTTAATCATAAAAAAGTTATAAATTCAGAAGAATACAGAAGCACTCTAAAAAAGTCTTATAACCATGAACTTCAGTCTAAAATTAAGAAAAAATTATATCAAAATGAAGAATATAAATTAAAAGTTTATAAGGCTACTCAAAATCCTGAAGTGAAAAAAAGAAGAGTAGAATCTTATAAAAAATGGTTAACTAATGGAGGTATAGAACAATTAAAAATTGCAGCAAATAAACCAGAAAGAATAAAAAAAATTAGATATTGGTCAAAATTTTATGCGAATAAACTTCAAAGAGATCTTAATTTCCCAAAAAAATACGAACTAAATTCGTGTAAAATGACTAAAATTGAATTTATTGTTGGAAATATTTTAAATGATTTAAAAATTAATTGGGAATATGAATCTCCATTATTGTTAGATAATAAATGGTTTTATCCTGATTTTTCTTTAGGAAATAATTTAATAATTGAATGTTATGGAGATTATTGGCACGCAAATCCTGATAATACAAAAAGGGTAGATAAAGAAGAAGTTTGGGAAAAAGATAAAACAAGAATTGACACACTTGTAACTGATGGCTATAAAGTTCTGACACTTTGGGAATCTGAAATACTAAAACTAAAAAAAAGAGAAATACAAGAAAAAATAGAAAGATTTATAAAAATGGATATAGAAAATAACGTTTACAAAGAAGAAGAAGTTACTTTAAAAGATTTATTTGAAAGGTATGGTATTTCATCATTTGATGAAGTCGGTATGTTGTCATTGAATGATGATATTGAAATTGAAAGTTACGATATTGTTCAAAATAAAACTGTATGGAGTAAATTAACAGATCTAGTCGTAAAACCTTCTGTTGATTCTTTTTATAGTCTAGGTTCTTTAAAAGGAACCGCAAATCATAAAGTCTGGTTTAACAATGGATGGATAGAATTAAAAGATCATCCTGACGCTGTTAAAGTTGACGGCAAAATTGATGTTCTAGATCTTTCAGTAGAAAATACAAATTGTTACTTAGCTGAAGGTCAAATAAATCATAATACTACTACTCCTGGTGGTATGGCAATTCCATTTGCTGCGTCAGTTAGATTACGAGTTTATACCCCACAAAAAATCAAAGAGCTTGTCGAAAAACAAGAAATTATAAAAGGGATTCAAGTTAGAGTAGCAACAGTTAAGAATAAAGTCGCAAGACCTTACAGACAAGCAGAGCTGCAAATTCTTTATGATAAAGGTATAAATGATTACGAAATTCTTTTTGATGACCTCAGAGCTTTTTGTGAAACCCCAAAATATAAAGAAAATAGAGAAAAATGTGCAATAAATGGTATCTGTGCTAGTATTTCTGGTGCAGGAGCTTGGAAAAAAATTGAATTAATTGATTGTTTAACGGGAGAAGTAAAAGGAGATAAAAGTTTTTATAAAGTAGATTTCGTTACAGTTTTTAACGATCCAAAATATAAAGAGTATATTTTAATGTTGTGTGACGGTGCCTTTATTCTAAGAGATAATGAGAAAGATGAAATTTCTGTAACAACTGGCATTCCAACTGATGAGCACAGCCTGGATTAATTAAATATCTTGTGGCATTGTCGCGAGATATCCTAGTTGCTAGGATTTAGTCATCCGACGATGATAAATATAAAATTCATTAAAGCACTAGAAGAGGCGAGAATGCCAGTAAAAGCACGCGATGCTGATGCGGCATTCGATTTGTTTTCAGCAGAAGAATGCATATTACTTCCTGGCGAAACAAGAGCAGTTAATACTGGGTTAAAACTTGCCGATGTGGAAATAGATGATTCCATTTCTCGATTTCTTAAAATAGAAGGACGTTCGGGGCTTGCCTTGAAAAGAATTGTTCCTTCTGGTGGTATTATTGATATCTCTTTTAGAGGAGAAATAAAATGTATTATGAACAATAATAGCAATTATGCTCATCAATTTAAAATTGGAGATAGAATTGCTCAAATGATAATTTATACAATTTCTTCTACTGCCCAAGAAGTAAATCTTTCTTTTACAGAAACTGCAACAGAAACGACAAGAGGAGCAAATGGATTTGGATCAACAGGAATCTAAAATTAATAAAACTCAAGTTTTACCATTTGATATTTTAGTATCGGAAAAAAATAGCAATTTAAACAAAAATTCATTTATAGGTGATAGTTTTAGGTTTCTCTTTACAAGAGAAGAAAAAACTTTATCAGTAAGATTTTGTGGGTTAAAAGGTAAAGATGAAGTTTTCTTCAAAAACTTTTTTGAAGAAAATAAAAATTTATCCATGAAAGATATGTTTACAAAATATCAAATTTCGATTACGGATTTTCAAAATCAAGTGGTAAACCCAGTACTCGATGCACTTTTTCGAATTTTGGTATTAAAATTTAATGTCGTAAATAATGATTTTGATCGCAATGACTTGCAACAAAAAATTATTGTGTTGTTAACGGTTTATCAGGCTTTTTTGCAAAAAGAAAAGATATATGAAGATTTAGCGACGCATAAAACCGCAGGTCACTTGTTTAGAGATAAAATATATCCAAGTGTATTTTCTGATACAGGTACAGTTTCCAATTGAAAGGAAAACAAAATAATGTCTATACTTTTAGTAGATGGTTTTAATAATTTTATGCGTAATTTTGCCGCAAATCAATCTGTTACAGCAAATGGCGATCTTGTTGGCGGAGTTGTTGGATTTATTAACACTTTGAAATATGCTATAAAAACAATACAGCCAAAAGAAATTGTTGTTGTTTGGGAACAAGGTGGTGCTTCCTCAAGAAGAAAATCAATAGATTCAAGTTATAAAGCTCATAGTTCAAAGCAAACTGAAATAAAAGAATTTCATCAATACAGAGATGATGGAAGAGTTAATCCATTTTATGATGAAAACAATAAACCTAAACAACTTAGTCTTTTGTTAAGTTTACTTGATTGTTTGCCAATATATCAGATTTATGTGGAAAATACAGAGTGCGACGATATAATTGCTTATTTGGCAACTTCAAAATTAAAATCTTTACCAGATAAAAAAGTAATCTTATCTGGAGATAAGGATTTCTATCAATTGCTTATTGATCCAAATATTGAGATATATGATCCATTAAAAAAGATGTATATTTCAAAGAATTATATTCAAGAAAAATTTGGTGTCTTAGTAGAAAATGTTTGTTTACTTCGGTCAATGATCGGAGACGAATCAGATTCAATTAAGGGTATTGAAGGGGTTGGAGAAAAAACAGCAAATAAACTTTTCCCAATTCTTTCAAAAGAAGAAAAAGATTTAAAGTGGATAAAAGAAGAAGCTAATAAACTACTGTTTGAAACAAAAAAACCATCCAAGGCACTCAAAAATCTGCAAGAAAACTTCGAGACTATTGAAAAAAATTGGCAGTTGATGTATCTTTCAACCACTGTCCTCTCTGCTTCACAGATAGCAGAAATCGACAAACAAGTTTCTGAACGAAATAACCTACTAAGAAAAATGGAATTTGTTAAAATTTTGCATGCTGCGAAAATGCAACACACACAAGATTGGGATTATTTCCTATCAGATTTAAAAAAAATGGTGAGATAGGGAAATTTGTAACAACGATACTCATTAGTAATACTAATGGATATCAAATTTAAAAAAGCTATTTTTAGCTGAGAATTCGCATGTCTAAACAAAAAAGGAATAAAACGGGCATAAATAAATGACTGACTCGATAGCTAGATCTTTCTCTGACGCAAACTGGAATCAGGCAATGCAAGAGCGTATTATGCAAGCCATGATTGTTGACAAAGAATGGGCAAAAGGCTTCATAGAAGTTTTTTCTCCTGATTTTTTTGATGATGATAGTTTACATCTAAAAGCGGTAAGTAAACTTTATTTAAAACATCATGAAAAATATAAAGAATTTCCATCATTAGATCTTTTGGATTCTTTAACAAAAGAATCTTTTGTAAATGATAAACCACTTCAAAACAGAATTGATGTCTTTTTATCAGAAGTTAAAAAGAATGAGCATTTAGGTGATTTAAAATATGCAAAAGAAAAATCACTTGATTGGTGCAAAAAACAAAAAACATATCAAACAGTTTTGGAAGCGACTTCATTCGTTGAACAAGGCAACTATGATTTAGTAGTTGAAAAAATAAAAGAAGTTGCCTCGTTTGGAATCACACAATCTCAAGGGTTAGACTATACAGAAGAATTTGAAAGAAGATATTCAAAGGAAGCAAGACTTCCAATTTCAACTGGAATACCTGAATTAGACCAAAAGGTGATTTTAAATGGTGGATTAGCTCCAAAAGAAATTGGAATTGTTGTAGCGCCAACAAATCACGGAAAGTCACATTTACTTATCCAGTTTGGTGCAGAAGCTTTACTAAGAGGAAAAACAGTTTTCCATTTTACAATGGAAATGCCAGAAGAATATGTCGCACTGCGATATGATTCTTATATAACAAAAATTGACTGTTCTGATTTAAATGATAATAAAGATCTTGTCAAACAAGAAATTGATTCTCTTAAAGAGAAAGGGATTCTTGGAAAATTAATAATCAAAGAGTTTCCTTCTGGTGTACCAACGGTAACAAATTTAAAAACATTTATTGAAAAAATGGCTTATAAGAATCTAAAGCCAGATATTATCATTGTTGACTATGCAGCTCTTATAAGAAGTTCCGAAAAACATGAACATACAAGAATAGAACTTCAGTTGATTATTAGAGAATTAAGAGCAATGGCAAAAGAAATGTTCTGTCCAATTTGGACAGCTCTTCAATCCAACAAAGATGGAACCAAGTCGGGGGTTGTTGATGAAACCAATTTAGCAGAATCTTATGCTCAGGCCGCAGAAGCAGATTTTATTTTAGGTCTTTTTCAAAAGGCAGGTTATGGAACACTTCATGTTGCTAAAAACAGAATGGGAATAAAAGATAAGACATATAATATCTTTTTAGATACGGCAAAATCGACTCTTAACGTAATAGAAGAAAGTAATACACCAGACACAAACAAAGATTTAGCAGTTAAATCAGCAGCTAGTGGCGGAACTTCCGCAAACCCAAACTTAAAAAATTTCTTTAAAGAAAGACAACGAAGACTTAGAGAAATCGATACCGAAGTGAAAGATGTTTTTAATGAATAACACAAATAAAGAAATGAAAACACAACAAATGAATAGTACAATTATTAATCAAGATGGATTTATTTCCGATCCATATAAAAATTTTATTCATATAAGCAGATATGCAAGATGGTTGGAAGATCAACAACGCAGAGAAAATTGGGTTGAAACTGTTGAAAGATATATTTCATTTATGAAAAAACATTTGGTCACAAACCATCGCTACAGTTCAACTGATGGAATATTTAATGAAATAAAAACCGCAATTCTCGAACATGATATAATGCCCTCGATGAGAGCTTTAATGACAGCTGGTAACGCCGCTGAAATCGAACATGTTGCCCTTTACAACTGTAGTTTTATTGCGATTGACTCTTTAAGAGCTTTTGATGAAGCAATGTATATTTTAATGAATGGAACTGGTGTTGGATTTTCTGTTGAACAAGAGTATATAAAAAATTTACCAGTTATCGCAGATGAATTTGAACAAACCGAAACAACAATAGTCGTTGAAGATAGCAAAATTGGTTGGGCAAAAGCATATAAAGAATTAATTTCTCTTCTTGTTAATGGTCAAATTCCAAAATGGGATATGCATAAAGTTAGACCTGCTGGGGCTAGGTTAAAAACATTTGGAGGTAGAGCATCGGGACCAGAACCATTAAAAGAACTTTTTAGATTTACAGTTCAAATATTTAAAGGAGCAAAAGGAAGACGACTCAAATCAATTGAAGCTCACGACCTAATGTGTAAAATTGGTGAAGTTGTTGTTGTTGGCGGTGTTCGACGTTCTGCTTTGATTTCGCTTTCGAATCTTGATGATTTTGAAATGGCAAAAGCAAAAAGTGGACAGTGGTGGGAATCACAATCTCAACGTTCTCTTGCAAACAATTCAGCTGTTTACTATTCAAAACCAAACACTGCACAGTTTTTAAGAGAGTGGAGAAATTTATACGAATCAAAATCTGGCGAACGTGGCATTTACAATGCAGATTCTGTTAAAAAACATTTAGAAAAATTCGGCAGAAGAGATTCGACTAAATCTTTCGGAACAAATCCTTGCGCAGAAATTATTTTAAGAAGTTTACAATTTTGTAACTTAACAGAAGTTGTTATTAAGGAATACGATACAGAAGAGACGTTAATGAATAAAATTCGTCTTGCTACATTACTTGGAACATGGCAATCTTCATTAACAAATTTCAAATATATCAGAAAATCGTGGAAAAATAATTGTGAAGAAGAAAGACTTTTAGGTGTTTCTTTAACTGGAATTTATGGTAATCAATTTATGTCAACTAATTCATCAGAATTGGTCAGCAGATTAACAAGGATGAGAGAATACGCTGTTGAGGTTAATACACAAGAAGCAGAAAAAATTGGCATTGAACCAAGCGCAGCAATAACCTGTGTAAAACCTTCTGGTACAGTTTCTCAATTGGTTGGAGTTTCGAGCGGAATCCACCCTTGGTATTCGAAATATTATATCAGAACAGTTAGAGCAGATAATAAAGACCCACTTACAGCTTTCTTAAAAGCCTCTGGAATTCCAAACGAACCTGACGTAATGAAACCCGAAAACACAACAGTCTTTTCTTTTCCAGTTAAAGCACCAGAAAATGTAGTTACGTCAAAAGAAATAACTGCAATTCAACATCTAGAACTATGGAAAACATATAGAGAACATTGGTCAGAACATAATCCTTCAGTTACAATCCAAGTAGGAGAAGATGAATGGATGGATGTTGGAGCTTGGGTATATAAAAATTTTGATAACATTGGAGGCGTGTCATTTTTACCAAAATCAGAACACACTTATCGGCAGGCTCCATATCAAGAAATATCCAAGGAACAGTACGAAGAAATGGTGAAAAATTTTCCAAAAGAAATTTCTTGGAAAGATTTCAGTTTGTTTGAAACAGAAGATGGAACAACGGGAGCGCAAGAACTCGCTTGTACTTCTGGAGCATGTGAGATTGTTGATATTGGAAATAAATAATAGTTAATAACTATTATTAATATGAATCTTCAAGAAATCATTGATAAATTATCGTCTGCTGGGTCTCAATCTAAAAGAGAACAGCAGATAAAGCTATTTCTAGATCAGGAAATTTTTCCTATCTGGATTAGTGAAGTAATGTCTAAAGTTGTTGTTTCTGACGGGGTAAATGTTTTAGAGTATTTTGTTTATAATGATTATCTTTGCCTTGGCAATAATACAGAGTGGTTTCATTGTCCTATGAGCCCCTTGACATGCGCTGAACTAATGGCTAAGTATGATCTTGTGTTACCGACACCTAAAATGGTGCAACAAATATATTCTGCTGCAAAAATTAAGCCTAGAGCAATTTCTTGGAGCGAACTTTACAAAAATGAAACAAAGAAATTTAACAGAGATTCGACCAAGTGTTATTTGGATCATTCAAAAAAAGTTCAAGAACAAATGATTCAAGCAGGTTGGAATTCTGGAGATTTAGTTGCAGGGCATAAAAAAGATATTGTTCTTACCAATGTATTATCAAATCCAAAGTATAAAACCAATGTTGCTATTTATGGGTGGTTTAATTCTGATGGAACAATAATCCAAAAACTAAATGGAATAGATCACATCGTTACATATGTTGATTATTCTCATGGATTAAGAATGGTTAAAGATGGATGTATTTTAAATGGAAATCAATCTAAATTAACTGATATTTTCGAAGACAAAACTTTGTGTAAATTAGTCCATGACGAACCTTTAAAGTTTAAAAAATATGAAAAATGAAAACCTATTTGATAGGTCTTTCAATGCGAAAGAAATAGAATGCAAAATAAAAAAATACAAATAGACAAAGCTTTTCTAAACAGAGTATTAGATTTTTACGCAATGGAACTAATGAATAAATTCAGATTTGAGCAATTGACTCAAGCCACGAAATATCGATTAGAAGATGAGTTAAAAAATATACAACTTGTAAAACAGAGCGCGGAACCACTTAATACGTTTTGGTTTATAGATGTAAAAGTAATTTATGGGGAAAACGCAATTGATGTTGACATAGCTGATCCAGATCAAATTCAAATCATATAAAAAGGTAAAAATGAGAGAGCCTAAAAAGTATGTGAATCTACATGCACATTCAAACGGAAGTATTGGCGATGCCATCGGACTTCCCCAGGATCATTTTGATTTTGCCCAAAAAAATGAACTTGGAGCTCACGCAATTACAGATCATGGAAACATGAACACTTTTTCTCACTCTTACAAATACTACGAGGGTCTTAAAAAAGAAGGTAAAGAATTCAAAATTCTTTATGGAATTGAGTCTTATTTTATTCCATCCATATCGGAGTGGTCTTCTTTAAAAGAAGAAACTTCAAAAAGAAAAGAAATAGAAAAGCAAAATAAAAAAACAAATAAAGCAAAACCAAAAAAATCAACAGATGAGTTTATTATTTTTGATGAAATTGAAGAAAAGCGAAAAGCAGAATTTATAGCAGAAGTTGAAAACTACGAACTTTTAAATAAAGAAGTTGCGCTTTTGAAAGACGCTGAAGGAAATGTTGAAACAACTGTTGTTGAAAATGAAGAAGAAACTAAATCCAACAAAGTTAGAGATCCTCTTCGTTCAAGAAGTCATTTAGTATTGCTTGCAAAAAACACAGCAGGTTTACATAGTTTGTTTAAACTAACTTCTCTTTCTTATAAAGAAGGATTTTATTTTTTTCCACGTATGGATTTCGACTTAATAAAGCAAAATGCTAATGGTAATATAATAGCAAGCAGCGCTTGTTTAGGTGGCGAACCAAATAAAATACTCATAAAACATTTTTTAGATCTTAACCTAAATGAAGAAGATTACAAGAGTGATGTCGATAAACTAAAAACTTACAAATTCGATCAGATTCAATCTGAACTAAAACTACTTGCCGAGCAATTTATATACGTTTTAGGAGGCAATAAAGATAATTTTTTTCTTGAAATACAGTTTAACAAAGTTCCATATCAACATTTGCTGAATTATCATTTAATTGAATTATCAAAAAGAACTGGAATAAAAGTTATTGCGACCGCAGATTGCCACTATCCAAATCCCGAACACTGGAAAGAAAGAATTATTTATAAAACTCTCGCAAGAATGACTGTCGATAAACTTAAAGAAATTGATCCAAATACAATTCCACAAAAAATTGAAGAGTTGGAACATGAGTTATATCCAAAGAATGCCACTCAAATGTGGAACGCTTATAAAAACTATTGTGTTAAAGATTATCCTGAAATTTATACCGAAGAATATCATGAAATAGTTTGCGACGCAATTGAACGAACGCATGAAATTGCTTTTGAAGCAATTGACAAGAAAATAGAATTCGATAAAACTCCAAAACTTCCAAGTCTGAATAAGTTAATATCAGAAAATAAAATTAAAGATTTTAAATCCGATGGTTTGAATGAAGATGAAATAAGTTTTAACGAGCTCGTCGATTTGGTTATGTCTGGTCTAGAATCAAAAAAGAAAATTGAAGATACAAAATATGTTGACCGCGCTCTTGAAGAACTTGACGTTATCAAACATTTAAAACTTGAAAAGTATTTTTTGACTTGTGCCCAAAGTCTTAATTTGATTGGTAAAAAAATGTTATTAGGAGCTGGCAGAGGTTGTTTCTTACCAGGAACAAAAATACATATTCCTTCTTCAAAAAGAAAATTGAATATTGAAGAGTTTTCTTCTTCAAAAGAAGAATGGGTTTATACCCACGATGGCTCAATTCAAAAAGTTTTAAAATGTTGGGATCACGATCTTCAAGACGAAGAGATAGTAGAACTCGAATTTGATGATGGTACGATAATTTCTTGCACAAAAGATCATAAATTTCTTACGAAAAATCGTGGTTGGGTCGCGGCATCTGACTTAAAAGATGATGATGAATTCGAAAAAGTATGTTTTTAATTTTTTAAAGTAATATCTATATTTGGGACCAAAAATGATATTCTACCAAATTTTTTGCTCAAACTGTGGAATGTTGTTTTTACCTTCTCAAGATATTAAATTTGCCGATCGATCGGCAAATGTTTTATGTTGTTCGAAGAATTGTTTAAAAATTCACAATTATAAATATTCTGCTTGGACAACACGTCAAAAAATAGATTTTAAATCCGCAAGAGATGTTATTACAACTACCATAAAAATAGTTGGTAATATTCCTGAAATTAACGAACTCTTAAAATTATCTTCGTCTCTAGTAATCGATGAATATTCCAATCAACAATTATTGAAAGAAATAATTGAAATGATAAAAGACAATATAATCCTACTGTAGAAAGATAACAATGAATAAAAAAATAAAAGTGTTCTATAACGATAAACAGAATGTCGCAAACAACATTAGTTTTTCTCCGTCGGCAGGAAAACCAAAACGATTTGTTGAAGAAATAAAAAGTTTTGATTATGTCGAAATGATTGATAATTTTGAACCATATTCAAGAAATGATTTTTATTTAGGCCATGATCAACAACATGTTGATGCGGTGTTAAATTGCGAAAAACAAAATGGGTTTGAAAACAAACTTCAAGAAGTAGCAGAATCTCTGCATTGGACAAATGCTTCATTTTATGCTGCGGCAAAATCTGCATTCGAAAACAAAACTTTTTCTTGTTCTCCAACATCGGGATTTCACCACGCAACATATAATGAATGTATGGGGTTTTGTACTTTTAATGGGCTTATACTAGCTGCGATTAAGCTAAAGCAGCAATACCCAGATATTCTAATTTCAATTATTGATATTGATGCCCATTATGGAAATGGAACGGATGATATAATCAAAAGATTAAATTTAAAAGATTTTATCCACCACTATACTTTTGGTGGAGTTGTTGATAGTTTTGATAAAAAAACATTATTTTATGATTTCGAAGTGACATTAAAAAATGAAATGAATAGATTCACAAAATATTGTGATTTAATTTTGTATCAAGCTGGCGCAGATCCTCACATTGAAGATCCATACGGAGGATATTTTACAACAAAAGAACTGCATCAAAGAGACAAGATAGTTTTTGAATTTGCTAAAGAAAACAAAATTCCTGTTGCTTGGAATCTCGCAGGCGGCTATCATAAAAACTTTGATAAAGTATTAGAGGTTCATTTAAACACATTATCCGAGGCCCACGAATGGATTCTTTAGAAGCAATTTTAGAGTCTGGTTTGCTTGATGATCTTACAAATTTTCAAGAAGAAATAGCGATAGCTAAAATTCATGATTTAAATAAATTCTTTGAAGAAAGTAAGTACAAAGTTCCAGAAATGGAATTAGTCAATAGAATATTATTAGTTTTAATAGTTGCTTTAGTATCACATAATATTTATTTTGAACTTGATGCGTTAATCAATATTGTCCATTTTGAAAGTTTAAACAGAAAAGAAAAAATTATAAATTACGAAGAATTTTGTAAACATATTTTGTCTATAATGGTCCCAAAGAATTGAAATAAGGATTAGTTATTGTATGAGAGGTATTAAAAATTATGCTCACAAGACAACAGATAAAAAGCTGTATAACAAAAGTGGGCAGGGTAACAACCTATACAATGTTTTTTGAAATTATCAAAGATGAAGAAGAAAATGAATGTTTTTTTAACATTGTCTCACTAACAGAAGAAGAAATTAAAGAATTAGTTCCTGTAAAAATTATTTCAAAAAGAAAAGTTAAAAGATTTTTTAGTGACATTTATCAAATAAATGATATGGGAAAATACAGAGACGAGAAAGAAATTATAGATTTTTATTTTCCAACAATAATGTATGAACATTTCTCAATTAAACAAAAGTTTTTTATTTTTGCTGAGTGTTATGATTTTCTTGTAAATAAAAAACTATTAAAACCAATACCTACAATAAAAGTAAATATATGAAAAAGAAAAATACAGAAATTAAATTTAGTATTAAAAAAGGTATTAACCCTAACCATTTAATAATTGCTTTTTCTCACTATGATATTTACACAAAAGCTTTTTCTGATGTTAGAATGATATTCGATACATTTGACTTTTTTTTAAAAATACATGAGTTTTTAACTCCTCGAAAAATAAAGTCCTTATACAAGAAAGAACTTGATCGAACTTTAGTTTCATTGAGTTTTATGGATAATAAAAATTATAAATTCATAGAAATGAAGGGATTACCGTTTGTTGACAAATATTATTGTAAGTGGATCATTACATTTAAGACTTATAGAAAATTAAAAAAATATATAGGGAATTTTATTGTTGAGCCTCAAAAAATTATAGTTGGCACTTAAATAAAACTAAATTAATATTTATATTCAAATGGATCAAAAACCAAAACCGCTGTCAAACGATTTATCACCAAGAAAAATTAGTTCACATAATTTTAAACTTGTTCCTGTAAAAAAATTTAGAATTGTTAATGAGTTTTTTGAGGCGGTTACAATTGATGGAAAAACTGATCCATTGTTTGATTCGTGGGAAATGGCTGAAAAATCGATCAAAGAATATTTAAGTTTGTCGCAAACAATGCGGGGTAAATATACTATAATCGTAGTATACATTAATTTGCCTTCTGAGATGAAAAACGAGACCAATGTCGAATCAAAATAATGACGGATATAATTTTCTAACACTTCAATTAAATTCTAATTTTGCTCCCCTTAAAGGAATTTCTATTGTTAAGATTGATGGTCTTTTAACAAAAAGAAGATTAATTTGCATCTTGCAAAATCGACTTAAAAGATTAGCAAAAAATAAAAAAGAAAAAATATATATTGCAACCGAGAAAAGATTTTTAAGGTTTAAAAGAAAAAAAATATATATTGCGTATGTAGTTTACGAAAAAAATGAAAGTGTCTTAAAATTTTTTACCAAAAAAATGCTCCAAGATTTAAAAAGAAAAGGGATAAAAGTTATAAATAACAGTATTACCGTTATTACTTCCTAGTATTGCTACCGCGAAAACGAGGCGCTACACATGAAGTATGACAAAAAGTTTTCATGAAATAGCTGTGTTGCAAGCAGATTTACTTGAGAAAAAAGATCGAGCATATGGCAGTAGTTTTAATAAAACAGCTGATCATTTAAAAATATTGTTTCCCGATGGAATTGTAGATGATCAATACCAACACCTAATGTTTATTATAAGAGTGTTAGACAAACTAACAAGAATTGCAAATAGTAGTCTTTTACCACCAGAAGAAGGCTGTTTAGATGCTTATTTGGACATTAACGGATATTCAATATTAGGAATAAAAAAAATTCTAGATTCGAAAATTGAACCAGAACAAAAAAATGAAGTAATCGAGGAAATGGTAATAGAACATGAAACAAACAATCCTGCATGACGAAACAATTGGAGAAAAACAAGAACTTGTGATAAGAGCGAGAACGCTTTTATTAAGCGACGAATTTGGCAATGCAAGACAAAGATATTCAGAAATATATTTTGTTTATGTTGGAAAAGATAAAATGGATTCTGTTGGGCTAACATCAGCAGAACTAGGATTAATTGTAGAAAGATACAAACAGTATTTGTTTAAGTATAAAGAAGAGTGAAAACTGGCATAACGATTGCCTCTTGACCGCTGCGCCGCGGTGCTTAGAATGGTCGACCTAGAAAGACAGACAACACATGAGAAAATCAACTACCAAAACTACAAAAAAATCAACTCGTAAACCAACTTCTTCGCGAAAGGTTACAAAAACATCGCGAACAACTGGTACAACAAATTCAACGTCGCGGAAACCAGCGGCAAAACGAACTGCTCGGTTGAGCAGCTCGACAATGATCTTTAATTTTAAAGATTCTTCATTTGTTACTGGTTTTCGTTGGGTTGCAAACTCAACTGATTCAACAACTGGAAACTTAACTGTTTCCATGAAAGATGGTTCTCGATATCTGTATCGGAATGTTTCGAAACAGATTCCTCAAAATTGGCGTCGACGCCAATCAGCGGGCAGTTTCTTTGTGAAATACATCAAAGAGATGAAATCGGAACGAGTTTAATTTTAGTTTCTTAAAAAAAACCAAAAAAACTCTTAGTTGAATGCCTCGTGGATATAAATCTGCGGGGCATTTTCTTTTATTGACAACTAATATTTTGGTTTTATCTTTGGCTGATGGAACGTATTTTCATTACTTGCTTTCCATCTATTGAGAAATATTCATTTCATTTCATTAAAGACCAAACAGAAGTTGGTTTTTTATCTATTATTGTACCAACAGAAGTGAGTCTGAATAGACTTAAACAGATAGAAAAAAGGCAAACTTATATTAGATGGTGGAAAGAAAATGTGTTTAATAAACCCTATGTAGATTATTCTTTTATTGAAAAAGAATTTCGCGGCAAAGGCTATGGAAAAAAACTTTATAAAAGTGCCGCGATCTGGCTTAAAATTAAATTTAGTTTAAAACTTTGGGCTTCTCAAAATCAATCAAAAGAAGCAAAACGCCTATGGAACTCATTATTAAATAATAATGATTCTTTATTTATCACGGATGGCGATTCTTTAGAATTTTTAGGATTTAAATAAATGAATAGAGATAAAACTGAAATACATGTTTTTATTCGCGCTTGTTGCGATAAGGTCGCGTTCGAAATTCATAAAATAAATTTGACTATTCCTTTCTATAGTCCTTATGTGTGGACATATAAAGTAAATGCTATACTCTCCCCAAGAAAAATTAATTCGATGTTTAAATTTAAACCAAATTTTTCATTATATCAAATATTAATTCCCTACAGTACAACTAACGTGATAAATGAAGCCGTTTCTCTTTCCAATTCGTCAGAAGTGTTTATCAAAACATATGATTTATTTACTTATTTAAATTTCGTAAAACCTAAAAATTTCTATCCGCTCCCGAAAATTGAGATTCAACTAAAATGAATAGCATAGAATTTTGGCAAACAGCAACATGTAAAGGTATTAAAGAATATGTTAAGTTTGAGAGGCGAATAGATGAATTTAAAGATCATTATTCGAGCGTATTTTGTAAAAATGACTGTCTTTCAGTTGTTAAAATTTTAACTCCAAGAAAATGGAAACAAAAAACAAAATCTTTTGCATGTCAAAGCATGTATGAAATAATGTTATTTTCAAAATTAGATAAACATATTATAACATTTAATCGACCATTTTTAGAAAAGCAATTTTCCCATCTTTTTATTGATCAAGTTAATCTTAATCGAATTAAAAAAGTATTAAACATATTACACACTTTTGAACCTCAAAAAATTGAGGTAAATCTGAAATGAGAAAAAAAGAAAAACCGAGAATCAATTTTTTCAGATTTAGATCGAATATACTTTCATTTATCCAAAGTTCTGATATTTTAGATTTTTATGAGTTTAAAACATCAATTATTATTCTTAATAGAATTCTTTCTTCTCGTAAAATAAAAGCTTTGTTTTCGATAAAAATTAATATGCCTTTATTCGAAGTCGTTATTTTCGATTCCACTTTTGAAGATTTACAGAACGATTTAAAAGTTTACTTGAGCAATAAAACCTATTATGGAAATTGTATTTCAATTGATAATCGCCTTTATTTAGATATTCAAAACTTGAAAAAACTTTTAAATTGGGCAAACCCATCTAATATTATTCAACCTCAAAAAATTGAGGTAAATCTTAAATGAAAAAATTTAAAGAAGAAAAGTTTGATGTTTTTTATACCGACGAGAATGAAAAGAAATTATATCTCCTTAAAGATCAATGCTTTCGTTTTACTGGAACTGAATACTTTATTCTAATTCAAAATATTTACACGATTCGAAAACTAAAAGAAAAATTTAAATTTATTTCAAATGAACCAATTTACAGAATTGTAATTTATGCCACGTATCTACTACAAAACGAAGAACTTTCTAAACTTAGAACTTGGAAAGACCAAGAATTTTTTCTTTGCAAAAAACAATTTAATAGATTACGTGACTTTTTAAAAGTTAAAAAAATAATTGACTTGCCTCGAATTGAGGTTTCGTTTAAATGAGAAATAAAAAACCAATAGAATTGTATGGATATATGACTGCATATGATGCGAAAACTTTAGCTCCCTTTATTAAAAAGGCAAACATTTTAAGTGTAAGCTATTTAAATCCTAGCTGGCTATATCCAAGGTATTTTACATATCAAATTAAAGAACTGGAAATTGTTTTTTCAAGAAAATTTTTCGGAAAAACTAAGATCAAAACCAAAGAAACTCTAATTTTAATAGAAATTGAAACTCGGCTTTATGAAAGAGAAAATACCACTCTCTATAAAACAAAAATCTTTGTGAATAAAAAAACAGTAAACAAATTATTATTTTATTTAAATCCAAAATTTCACACTAATATTCCAAAAATAGAAGTCACGAAAAGATAGGATAATAACTATAATATGTCAATGATCGAATTCCTAACAACAGATAAACTCGATGTAGAATCGAGTAAACTACTAACAAAAATTGAATATAATCAACTTTATCACCAATTAACAATTTGGTTTAAAACAACAGGAGTAGCATATACATATAAAGGAGTCCCAGAAGAAACTTGGGAAGAATTAAAAAAAGCAGAGAGTAAAGGAAAATACTTTCATTCTTACATTAAAAACTTATACAAGTATGAAAAAATTGTCGATCGAAAAGATTAACTCTTAAATGAGTTTTCATTCGCCGTTGACTCGCCTCCCGCGCGACTTATAGTGTGTGGGAGGTCGGAAAATGAAAAACAAAACAGCGTTCGTAATGTGCAGTTTGTCGCTTTTGCTCGCTTCCGTAAGCGTTCAAGCCCAAACTTTTGGTGGTGGTCAAAACTCGCCACAAGATGAGTTTATTGTTGATTTCAACGATTCTGTGTCTCAAAGCACAGTAAATGATATTGCTTCACAATATGGAGTTACTTTGCGGGCAAACAGTCCGCAAATGGTCGGTGAAGACAGAATTTATGTTTTTAATGCCCCGCGAGAAGTTGGACAACGAATTGTTCGCCAACTTCAAACGAATCGAAACGTGCAGGCCGCGGATCAAAACCAAGAAATGCACGCATTTTTCACGCCAAATGATCCACAATATTCTCAACAGTGGGGATTGCATCGCGTCGGTGTTGAACGAGCGTGGAATACCACCTGCGGTCGAGGAATTCGAGTTGCTGTAATTGATACGGGCGTTGCGTGCGAAAATCACGATGGGTTTTCACAACTTTCTGATCTTAAAGGAACAAACTGTGTTGCTGGTTGGGATTTTGTTAACGATGACGAACATGCAAATGACGACCAAGGGCACGGATCGCACGTTGCTGGAACAATTGCTCAAACAACCAATAACGGCGTTGGAGTTGCGGGAATTGCCTACTGCTCAACCATTATTCCTGTAAAAGTTCTTGATTATCGAGGCTCTGGAACGTTAGTAGACGTTGCAGAGGGAATTCGTTTTGCGGCGGACGCTGGAGCGCATGTTATCAACCTTTCATTAGGTGGCGGACCTAGAAACCGAGTAATGGCCGAAGCGATTAGCTATGCTCGATCAAAAGGAACTGTGGTAATTTGTGCCGCGGGAAACAATGGGAGATATGTTGAATCTCCTGCAAATGAAGAGGGTGCATTTGCTGTCAGTGCAATCGGAACGGGTGATATGATTGCTTCGTTTTCGTCGCGCGGCCCAGAAGTTGATATTGCGGCACCTGGAGTAAACATTCTCCAACAAACAATTTGTGAGCACGGCAGAGACGGTTGCGAACAATTCGCGGCGTGGTCTGGTACTTCAATGGCAACACCACACGTTGCAGGTATTACAGCCTTGATTATGTCTCAAGGCGTAACAAATGTGGATGCTGTCGAAGGAATTTTGAGAAATTCGGCTCAAACTCCCGAACACGGCGATTCAAACCCACAATTGTATGGTGCTGGTATTGCTAGTGCCGAATCTGCGCTCGCGGCAATTAAAACAAGACAAGTTTTGTATCGCGGGTTCTCTCTCGCGCTAATGTTTGCACTCGTTACATCTTGGATTACAAAGAAAGGTGGAAAACTTGAATCTACAAAGAAATGGTTGTTACCAGCGCTTTTTGCTTCTGTCGGTTTGTTCTTTTTACCAATGATTTTGCCAGCCTCAATACCAGGACTTGAAATTATTTCGCGGCCACCTGGTGATTTGACAATGTTTACAAATGGATTTATTCATCAATTCCTTCCTCTGGGAAGCGCTTTTCTACCAATTGTTTTGAGTGCAATATTCTTTAATCGTAAACATCTTCGACCTATGGTTGGAGGATTTTCACTTGGCACCGCTGGTTTCTTAATGGGAACATTCCTATCAGGTTTACATGCGGCACCTTTCGGCTGGTTTGCAATGCTTGTTTGGACTGTCGGCAATCTTTTTGTGATGGGTACCCTTGCGAGATTGATGCTTGACAGCACAAAAAACCAGTCATAACATGTGAATATGACACTAGCACTAATTGTCGCGGCAACAAAAGAAGGGCATATCGGAAACGATAATGCCCTTTCTTGGTTTCTTCCTTCTGATCTAAAGTGGTTTAAGGAGCTTACGGTGAATAACACTGTTGTAATGGGTAGAAAAACTTACGAATCCATCGGTAAGCCTCTTCCTAAAAGAATAAATCACGTAATATCGAAAACTTTAGATCAAAAAGAGGGAATTAAGATTTTTGCTTCGGTTGAAGATTGGTTTGACAAAAATCGAAAATTTCTTAATTCAGAAACCGAAAAAGCATTTGTTATAGGAGGTGTAGAAATTTATAATCAGTTTTTACCCTTTGTTACAGAAGTTTATTTTTCCGAATTAGAGGAATCTGAAGAACAAAAAAAGTATTCCAAATATGACAAATCTATTTCTTTTTCTCCCCAATCCTTTTTGAATTCTGGTTGGAAGTTGTTGGAAAACGAACAAGTGATCGACGAAAAAGGCTTTTTTAAAGCCAGTTCTGAAAAAGTTTCAATCAAATATGAAAGAAATGTGCTTAAAAAAAATGAGAAATAAAAGATTCAAATATGAAAATGGAACAATTGTAATAAAAGAGCGAGAAAACAAAGACGTTCCAAAAGATTTCACAGGTGTTTTCGAGCATAAAAATGGAGATAGGTCTTGGTTTAAAGAAGGAAAAAGACATAGAATAGGTGGCCCAGCTGTTATGGAGAATGGTTCCAAATATTGGTATAAAGATGGCAAACTTCATCGAGAGGATGGGCCTGCGATTATAGATAGATTCGGTGCCAAATATTGGTATAAAAATCATTCACTTCATAGATTAGATGGACCAGCGATTGAATACAAAGATGGATCAAAAGAATGGTATAAAGAGGGAAATCGCCATAGAATAGACGGGCCTGCCGTAGAACATATAAAAAATATGAGCGGATCAAAAGAATGGTGGATTGATGGAAACTATTTTACTTGGAATTTGTTAGCCCAATTAATGAAAAAAGAAATTTATGTTGGAAAAGAAAAAGGAAAATATGGGCTTGAATGGCTAAAATTTCTCACAGAAGAAAATGGGATTTGTGAATTTCCGATTGTACCAGAAATGGAAAAAGAAAGAAGTTTTATTTATCTATTCATTTCTTTAAATAAAGAAAAATAGAAAGTGTAAAACTAAACAAAAAAGATTCTGTGTCTGTAAACTTTATAGTTTGTAATTGAAAATTACCAATAACATTTCCACCAATTTACTTTGTCTCCGCTGAAAAGGTTCCATGTTTTTCCTAAATTTTTAATACATTCATCGGCAGAATCTGCTTCTATTAAATTTCCATAATTAAATAAAACTTTTTTACCATTCATTTCAAATAAGCAATCATAATGCCACGATCGAATGTTTGATAAGTTTAAAATACCAACTCTTGTTGCAACAAATCCAAGTTCTTTTAATTTTAGCATAGAAAATCTTCCCATGTCGTCACAATCTCCAAAGTTTGCAAAAAATTCATTTGATGGATTATCGTGATCTAGCTCACCAATAATTCCATCATATTTGTATTTGTATACATTAGAAAAAAATAGTTTTAGTTGCTCCAAAGTTTTTATGTTTTCCCACAACAATCTATTTGCTTTCTGTTTTTCTTTATCTTTGAAAAGATAAATAACATAAAAAATAAATTTTATTAAATAGGACCAAATTGGTCTTAAAAAGTGATGAACAATAAACATTAATGTCATTTAAAATTGATTCCTTAATTTTTAACTACACATCTACAAGATAGAATAAATAATGAAAATACTAAAATCAATAAACACAAACTTCGCTATCTGGTCTATGCTAAATGGAGATCATGCTTTAGTTGAAAACGTAAAAAAATTAGACAAAGAACTGGTTGAAAAACCTGATTTTTCATCAAAACTAGAAAATAGTTTAAGAAAAGAAGTTTTCCTTTCCAAAAGAAAATGGATTCATGATTATATGAAAGATGCTTCACTTTGTGTTGCCGAGATAACCTTTGATGAACTTTTAAAGTTTGAATCTTGCTACTCAGATATTAAATTCGAACAGTTTTTAGATTCATATCAATTATCAACGGAACAAAGTAAAGAATTTACAATTGTCAGAAAAACAAAAGACAATGTTCAAAAAGGAATTGAGGCAATTGATGATATTAAAAAAAGAGTTGAAAGTTTAAAAATTGATCTCAAGAAACAAAAAAACAAAGCAGTTCCAGCTTGGAAAATTTGTTCTGAAAAATATCTAAATTCTGAAAATTTATGGATCGCTACAAACCGCGGATTAATGGTTAAAAAGAAAGATTCTAGCACAATAAAAGTTGTAGATGGTACTCATAGACTTTTATCTTATGGGTTGCTTGTTCGCTTAGAGAAGTTAAATATGCAAAAAATAAAGTGTATTTTTTGGGAAGAGGTTTAAACGTACAGCTCGTAAAAATTACTATTGAAAAAATTATAAGTTTATTCTGTGGGAGAAAATCAAAATGAAATCTTTGAATAGAGATGACTTCAGAAACCAAGTTTTTAAGCGAGATAAATTTTCTTGTGTTGCATGCGGCGAAAAAGCAATATTTGATTCAAGCCAAGAACCTACAAATTTAGATGCTCACCATATTATTGAAAGGAAACTTTGGGGAGAAAGTCAGGGGTATTTTGAAGACAATGGCGCAACCGTTTGCGAACCTTGTCATATAAAAGCAGAGGAAACATTAATTTCTTGTAATGAATTAAGGCAACTTTGTGGCATCAAAACGACAATATTACCAGAGCAATATTATAAAGATCAAGAAATTGACAAATGGGGTAACTTTGTTTTACCAAATGGAATTAGATTAAGAGGAGAGCTTTTTTATGAAGAATCTGTACAGAAAGTTTTAAAACCTGTAATTCATTTATTTGAAGAATATGTTAAATACCCAAGAACATATCATGTTCCTTGGAGTCCTGGAGCTAAAGATAAAGAAGAGCGAACTTCTCCAATAATGGATCATTTTTTGAATAGGGAAATTGTGGTTCTAGAAAAATTGTTATAAAACAATATTTCATTGTATCAATAATAATTTTGCTATGTCCAAAAAATTAACAGATGAAGAAAAAGTTCAAAAAATCATAAAAAATAAAAATATTAACGTCAAAGAAGTCATTAATTGTTATAGAGATTTGGAATACAGTTTACCCAAATTAAAGAAACAGTTTAATTTGGGTTTTAAAGAAAGTGTTTTGATATTAAAACAGAATAATATAAAGATTAGATCAATTTCAGAAAGTAGAAAAACAAATACGTTTAAAAAAGAAAATAAGGAAAATCTATTAGAAAAATATGGTGTGTCGAATGTAAGTAGTCTTGATTCTGTTAAAGAAAAAAAGAGAAAAACTTCTTTAAAAAATTACGGAGTAGATAATATTTGGAAAACAAAAGATTATGGAATTAAAGCACAAGCTTCTAAAGAAAAGAAATATGGAATAAAAGCTATTCCTAACTTATACGGAAAAGCAAATTATTTCGGATGGAAAAGTTCTACAGAAGAAGAAAAAAAGAAAAGGCTTCAAAATTTATGGTCAGAAAGTATTTTATCTTGGAATTCTTTAACAGAAGAACAAAAAACTAAAATAATTCAAAAACGTTCGAGAAAAATTGTTTCTTGTTATAATTCTTCGCTTGAACGTAAAATAAAAAATTCTTTACAGAAATTAAATATACTATATAGCGAACAATTTTGGATAAACCGAAAAAGTTATGATTTTCATATTAAGATTTTTAATGTAAATTATGTATTAGAAATTAATGGAGATTATTGGCATGCTAATCCTCTTTACTATAAGGAAAATGATTTTATTAACTATCCATTAGGTTTAATTAAAGTTAAAGAAATTTGGGATAAAGATTTAATAAAAAAACAAAATGCGGAAAAATATGGTTATAAAACATTATATATTTGGGAAAGCGAATTGAAAAATAAATCTGAAATTGAAATTGAAAATCTAATAAAAGAAAAACTTAAATTAAATAAAATCTCGTACAGTGCTCAAAATGAAAAATGTGAAAATTTTAAACATAAAAAAATAAAATTCATATCAAAAAAAACATAATATGGAAATTGGTAAAAATTGTTTCTGGTTATAAGCAATTACATACATGCACGTTCGCTAGATAGTTTAGAAAATCATCCATCAAGAACAAGAATTAAAGCTTTTCATTCCACAATAAAAAATGATTTACCAAAGGGTTGGAGATTTTGTTTCGAAAATGTTTTCGCAAAGCATAGTATTCATTATAAAAGTTTAAAAGACTACCATTACCTTCTTTCCGTTTGGAATGAATACAACACTTGTCTTTCTTGGGATGAAACTAAAGAATGGGCAGACTTGTTAGAAGTACCAACACCAGAAATTCTTTATAGAGGAATTTATAACGAAAAAATTTTGAAAGATCTTTATCGGCCCATTTCTAATAATGGAGATGAGTGTGAAGGTTATGTTATTCGACCTACAGATTCCTTTCCTTATAGAGATTTTAGAAGATTTAATTTAAAGTTCGTAAGAGAAAATCATGTTCAAACTTCTGAGCATTGGAAGCAATCTAAAATAATAGAGAATGAAATAAAGTGAATAATAAAATGAATAATATAATAATATTATGTAACGACGAGAAACCTCCTGAAAACTATACGGGAAAAATTAAATGGGAAACAGGTATGATTGAAATCCGTTTAAATGGAAAAGTTCATAATGTAAGTGGGCCAGTACAGGTTTATGACGAAGAAGGATTTAGACCATTAAAAGTTTTTTGGATAGATGATGTCAACTATTCTTTTAAATTGGAATATGTATTTCCAAAAAATAAAAATATGATTTTTCTTGGAAAAGAAAAAGGCAGATATGATCTTGAATGGTTAAAGTTTTTAACAGAAAATGGCTTAGAAGAATTCCCATTGATTCCAGAAATGGGAAAAGATGAAAAAATTTCTCGTTTTATTTCTAACTTTACTAATCTAAAAGGAGAAAAAGAATAAAATGCTTGCAAAAGCAGATATCTACTATAAACAAAATTTATATAAACTAATAACGAAAGGTAATAAAGATGAAAATCCAAGACCGAAATATAAAGATGGAACTCCTGCGAATAGTTTGTTTGTAACACAAGTGTTTGAAGAATATGATATAGAAAATGGTGAATTGCCATTTACAACACTTAGAAACACAGCAGTTAAATCAGGAATAAAAGAAATTTTTTGGATTTATCAACTTCAATCTTCCAAACTAGAAGATACAAAAAAACTTGGGATTAATTGGTGGAATGAATGGGAAATTGGAAATGGAACAATTGGTCAAAGATATGGGGCAACAGTTAGAAAATGGGATTTAATGAATAAACTTTTGCATGGATTAAAACAAAATCCATTCGGAAGAAGACATATCCTTAACCTATATCAAGAATCTGATCTTCTTGAAACTGAAGGTTTGTATCCTTGTGCATTTGAAACAATTTGGTCTGTCCGAAAAGACTTAACCTCTAAAAACTATATACTTGACATGACTCTTATTCAAAGAAGTTCAGATTATATTATGGCCAACTGGATTAACAAGGCACAGTATTATGCTTTACAGTTAATGGTTGCCTCGGATCTTGGTTACAAACCAGGCAAATTCTGCCACTATGTTCATAATCTTCATATTTACGATAGGCATTTAAATGCGGCAAACGAAATCATAAAAAGAGAATCGTTACAAGAACAGCCAAATTTTACTTTAAAACAAAGCAAAAGTTTTTACGAGTTTAATATCGATGATTTTGAATTCGCCAATTTTGATAAACCGCAAAAAATCAATTCTGAACTAGAGATAGCAATATGATAAACTACGACAAAACAAAAGAAGAGCTTCTTTCTATATTAAAAGATCCTTCATTTAAATCAAAGTTTGAAGAAGTCAAAAAGAAAATAGAACAAGAGATATTGGGAAACAAAAAACTTTTAGTAACTAACGTTTTTGAAAAATATAAACTAAGTTACCACTTAGATCCAAACTATAATAGCGGATTAATGCTTTATGGTTTATACACACTGTTAACTGAAAAAGGTATTCAGGAAAGAGTTTTGGGAGTTTCCTGTAGAGAATATTTAAAATTTGTTTCAAATAAAAACCCTATTATGATCGAGACAAAACCTTTTCAAGAGGATGAGTTTCCTTCAGAAATGAAAGTTGAAAACTTCGGAGATTGGATGTAAAAATGGAAAATGATATAAAACAAGTTCTTGTGTGGAGAAAAGACTTAAATGTTAGAAAAGGTAAAATAGCTGCCCAACTTGCCCACGCAAGTATAAAATGGCTAACTCAAAGGATTAGAAACAGTCCTGAAAAAAAAGCTATTGATCTTTTAGATGAAGAAGAAATTTCCTGGATCGATGGCAATTTTAAAAAAGTTGCCGTTTATGTCGAAACAGAAAAAGAATTGATAGAATTGTATCAAGCAGCAAAAGAGACGGGGTTGACCGTAAATTTAATAACCGACGCGGGATTAACTGAGTTTCATGGACAGCCAACTAAAACATGCTTAGCTATAGGACCACACTCTAGCGAGAAGATTGATCCGCTGACTAGAGAGCTAAAACTGTTATGAAATATAATATAAAACTCATTTGTGAAAAACTCAATGTGACGCACCCACAACATGATAAAATAATGGAACGTGTGTCCGAACTGAAAGCAGATGTTGAAAGTTTATTTAAAGATCAGGAATATCTGGATTTCCACTTAAAAAACAGAAACGAAGAAGCGACAGAAAAATCAGCTTTTATCTTTTTAAGACATTTGCCAAAGTATACACTCTCATTAAGTTTTCAAAACCATGAGTTTTACATTGCTGAATATGGAGAATATTTGTCTGAAACAAAGATTGAAATAATGATAGCTAATGTTTTTAACATTAAGGAATATATCTTTAAAAAAATTCCAAATTATTTGAAATATAGAACTGGTGCATTTTCTCTTGACCTTATAGATTATGAATTTCCGATAACAGCTTTGCCAAAAATTCATATCAAAATAAATGAACAATGGAATGGCCTCTGGTAAACATAATGAAACTAAAATCAAAAACATATAGAAAATATACTGGAAAGGTTTATGACCTTTCTGTTGAGAATAAAAGTTCGTATAACGTCGAGGGTTTTCCTGTGCATAATTCTGGTGCGGGATCTTTAGTTTGTTACCTTTTAGGAATTACCCAGGTTGATCCAATTAAACATGGACTTTTGTTTGAAAGGTTTTTAAGTAAAAAGAAAGCATGTCTCGGAGAAGATTCTTGGGTCTTGACCTATACGGGTCCTAAACAATTAAAAAATATTAAAATCGGAGACCGAATTAAAACTCATACAGGAAAATATTTTCCTACCGTGGCAATTGATCTAACAAAAGATCGTACAGACTGGTATGAAATTACGTATGGTTATTGGCTAAATCATACCAGTCTTGGTTTGAAAGGTTTTCATAGACCATTTTATAGCGTTGGAAAATTGATAGCTAGTTCAAATCATAAATTTATTACAGCTCAACAATTTAATTGTCCACATATACAAAAAATTCCTTTAGATGTAAAATATAAAGATGTATCTGTTGAATTTATAAAATCAGTAGTAGATAATAGTTTTACAAAAACTCAGCCAAGATTTTATGGGAATGGATCTGATAATAAAACTTGGGAAATTTTTTCTATCGAAAAAGGTAAAGTCCCATTAACTTTAATTGATATTAAATTGGAAGCCGACCATACATTTTGGGTTTCAGATAAAAAAGATGGCGTGTATGTTTTATCCCACAATTCCTTACCTGACATTGATAGCGATTGTGCAGACAGAGAAGAGGCAATTAAAATTCTTATCGAGCATTTTGGAGAAGAATGCGTATTACCTGTTTCAAACTATAACCAACTTCAACTTAAATCCTTAATTAAAGATTTGGCTAGGTTATACCAAATTCCATTTGAAGAAATCAATCCAATTACTCAAAAAATTGAAAAAGAAACACTTGACGAAGATAAGAAACAAGATGGTTTCGATCGAGGTGTTTGGTTTCTTTCTTATGAAAGTGCCGAGAAAAACTCTCCAACTTTTAACAAACTATTGGAAGATTATCCACAACTTGAAGCGAGCATAAAAGTATTATTCAAACAAATAAAATCATGTTTTACGGAGGACACATTACTGTTGACTAACAGCGGTTGGAAAAAATACTCTGAAATTACAGAGCAAGACAAGATAGCATTTATTGACAACGTTGGAGAAATTCAATATAGTTCAGACTTTTTTAAAGTCGAAAATGGAGAAAAAGAAGTTTACAAAATTGAAACTTTAGATGGAAAGGTTTTGGAACTAACTGAAGACCATTTAGTTCAAACCGATAAAGGTTGGAAACAGGTAAAAGATTTAACAAATGAGGATTCTCTAATCGGATGGATATAAAGCAATTTTTTTCTGAAGACTATGAAAAAGTAACTTTAGAAAAGTCTCAAGCTGTTTTTGAATTGTTTTATAGTTTGGTTGATCAGTTAAAAACTAGAAAAATTATACATTCGGAAAAATTGATATTGCTTGAAGAATTAGATGTATTTGCTATTAGTTGTCAAGATATGTCTATTGAATTTTTACGCAAATGTAAGTTCTTATCCGAAAAAGAGATTCAAGAGATGTTTGTTACTATTTATACAATTAGCGATGAAAAAGTTCTTACCCCACACGATACTTGGATTTGGATTAATAATATCCAACTAACAAATAAATTTAAACCACAATTTTCTTTAGGTATAAATTATGATGGAATTGAACTCTATTCTTATCTTTTGGAAATAGAAAATCAAAAAATAATAGGTCTCAAGTTGGAGCGAGAATTCGGCGATGAAACAGAATAAAATAATCTCAATTCAAAAAATTGGTAAGAAACCTGTCTTTGATATTCACCACAATATTCCAACAGGTGCTTTTATTGACGATCAGCCTAATATAGTGACCGAAGCTGGATTAATTTCAAATTGCGGTCGCCACGCTGGCGGCGTTGTCCTCACTGACTCGCCGATCGAAAACCAGAATATGCCTCTGATTATTGGCGGCAAGGGTGAGAAAAGATCGCTCCAAACACCTTGGACAGAAGGTGTAAACTTCAGAATGCTAGAACATTTTGGATTTCTTAAGTTTGACTTTTTGGCACTTGGAACACTCCGTATTTTTGAAAACACGGTAAGAAAAATATTAAAAAAACAAACAGGAAGACAAGAATCCGAAATACCATTTGAAGAAGTTCAAAAATGGTTTAATGATCATTTGTCACCAGACAATAATCCAATGGATGATCTTAAAGTTTATGAAAACGTGTTTTGGAATGGAAATTTTATTTCGATTTTCCAGTTCGTAAAACCAAACACACAAGATTTTATGAAAAGGATGAAGCCTAGATCGGTCAAAGATATTGCGATTGCGACTTCAATACACCGCCCAGGCCCACTAGGATTAAAAGTAGATAGAGACTTTTTAGCGAATAGAGCAAACCCAGATTTGATTAAATATGAACATCCATTCTTAAAAGAAGTTTTAGAACCAACAAGCGGACTCTTAATTTTTCAAGAACAGTTACAGTTAATTTATCATCATTTATGTGGAGTTCCTCTCGACGAAACAGATTCCGTTCGTAAAGCATTTACAAAGAAAGAAATCAACAACAAGGAAAAAGCGGCAAAAGAACGTGAGAAGTTAAAAGCTGAGTTTGTAGAAAAAACAAAAACCTTTGCAGGTCTTGAAGAACAAAAGGCATCAAAGTTTTTTGATAAAATGGAAAAATTGGTTGCGTATTCGTTTAACCAATGTTTGCATGGAGATTCACTTGTAGAAACTCAAAACGGATTTAAGAAAATTAAAGAGGTTATACCAAACCAAGATTTAGTCAATAGTGTCAATGGATTTGTAAAAGTAAAAAATAAGTTTGAAAATGGTGTGAAAAATTTGGTTAAAATTAAAACGAAGTCTGGTAAAGAATTAGTCTGTACGTTAGATCATAAAATTCAAACACCTAATGGCATGAAAACTGTTAAAGAAATAATAGAGCAAAAGCTTCAAATTATAGTAAAATAATTGTATCTGGTTTTAGTCAAATGCAAAAATGTATGATCTGTAATCAAGAATTTAAGGTTATAAGATGGAAAATATTACGAATTTGGGAAAGCGAGATTAATTCTGATTTTGATTCGGTTCTCAAAAAAATAGAAGCTTTTGTAAAGGAAAAAAAATAATGCTAGACGAGATCGATTCTGTTGAGTTTTATGGTATTGAAGAAACTTATGATTTGGAAGTGGATCATGAAGACCATACTTTTTATGCTAATGATATTTCTGTTTCTAATAGCCACGCAATTTCTTATTCAATAGCTACTTTTCAATGCAGCTATCTTTTAACATATCATCCAGATGAATGGATAACAGCTTGTTTAGATTATGCCGCTCTTGAAAAGGGTAAAGTTGTTGGTCAAGAAGATCCCAAAGCTGTTGCAATGAGAGAGGCACAAAAACTTGGCTATAAATTCTCAAAACCAGATATTAACTTCTCAAGTGCGGGATATGAAATGCATCCATTTAAAGAAAAAACAATAATTCCAGGATTGACAACAATTGATGGAATTGGAGAAGCAGCGCTCGAAGAAATTAACAGAAATAAACCTTATAAAGATATAAAAGACTTATTAATAAAAGAAGATGGTTCTTGGAAACATTCTAAATTTAATCGTAAAGGATTAACAAATCTTATTTGCTTAGAGGCCCTCGATAGTTTAAATCTTGTTTCGCCAACTGGTGAATTATCAAATTACAAACAAGCGTTTAATGTTATTGTCGAAAATTTTGATTTATTAAAGAAAACTTCAGCAAAGAAGAAAAATAATAACATTCAACCAATTTTAGATGAACTAATAAAAAAAGAACAAGAATTAAAAACAGAAGATTGGTCAAGAGCAGAAAAAACTAAATATTGGCTCGAACTTGCAGGTAGCGCAGACTTAAGTTTAATTCTTGATCCAAAATATTTTGAAGCAATAAAAGAGATGAATCTTATAAGCGTTGATGAGATTAGAGAAATCGATTTTCTTGAAGAAGGAGAAAAGAAAAAGATCACAGAACAAGTTTGGTTTATTTTAAGAAAAGCAATATTAAAAACAACAAAAACAGGAAAAATTTACGCCGAACTCTCTGTAATTGGAGAAAAGTTTTCAGACTTAACAGTAAAAGTTTGGGACATAAGTCCAACAGAAAACTTCGAAGCGTACCCAGTGTACGAGGTTTATTGCGGATCAATTACAAAAGACAAATATGGACTATCAACCAAACTAGATAAAATTGCTTCTTTGTCAGAAATTTATGATTATCTTTTTTCTGGCAATTGACTACAATTTCGAAGATTCATACTTATATGAGTTAAAATGGCACAAGGTATAAAAAATAGAAAAATTGGTGATATTTTTATTGATGAAGGAAACAAACAAATAATCTATACATTAACAAAACTTGAAATTTTTAATGGTGAATTTGGTAATATCAATTCTGATATTTTAAACTTAATAGAGAATGAGACATTCGAAGTAGCAAACAAGGTTAATATTAAAAAAACAGATCGTGTGAAAAGTGCTGTATTAGTACAGTTAACACGAAATAAAACTAAGCAAGAATATAACTTAGTTAGATATTTTGATAAAGAAATTAATTCAAAATCTGATATTCCTACATGGGGAGGATTAAGTCTAAGAGATGATTTTGATCTTAGGTTTGGGATTAAACCAAGACTAAAATCTGCTATTGCGGGGCAAGCATTATATCAGCCATCAAAATTTGACTTTTCTGAATTGTTCACAGACACAAAATCAATTGTCGAAACGGACAGATTTCAAGATCCAAATAAAATTTATAATACTTTGTTAAAAAAAGCAAAAGGAGATAGAACTAAGTTTGGATTAGTTATTCTTAAAATTTTGCTTGGATTAAAAAATAATAATTCAATTACAATACCTGATGGTTCACGTTTTTTAAAAGAAATAAATATATATGTTTCAGAATTTATTGTTCCGTTGATGATTGCAATGAATAAAACATCAATTATGTTTGATAAACCGATGCTGAATATTGCCTCTAAGGCAAACCAAATAGGTTATGATGCAGAAATAAAAGATTTAACTTCTGGAAAAAATTATTTGGTTTCTGTAAAGCAGGGCGGTAGTCGTAGCAAACATGGAGCCTATGGATCAATTGCTTTTATTGCAAAGATTTTATCTGAAAAAAGATCAGTTTTAGAAAAACGAATATCAAATTTTGATTTGTTTGAAAAACTTTTAGGTATACTTCTTGGAAATTCTTCTTCTGAAGAAGATGAGAAAAATATAATATTATCGTTAACAAAACGAAAGACTTATAAAAATTTAATTGCTGTTGCCTCTAAACTTGGAATAGACAATTCTCAAATTGATACAATTACGACACAATTAAGTTCGCCAAGTTTTAATTTCGATCAAAAGATTGAATTACTTAATAAATTTGCATTAAATGTTTATTCAAAACTGAATGAAAATAAATGGTTCAAAGAGACTACAAAAACTATTTTGCAACTTGTGAATTTCATTCAAGCAAAACTTCTTATAACATCAAATAAGAATGGCGACCTACAAATACTTGGTGTTGAAGTTAACACACTGGATGAAAATGAAATTGATTTTAGTGCCAAGAAAAGCTATTTTGGAAATAAGTTGGCTACTGGACATGGTGGGTTTTTACTAAAAGAAATCGAAAAAGAAACTTTAGAATCATAGTCTTTTCTTTATTTAAAGGTTATAATTAATTTTGTTATGAATGATATCCTTGACGAAAACACAAAAGAAAAGCTTAAAAGAAAAATAAAAGAATATATTCCAGTGAAAGATAAAATCATTACCGAAGCAAAAACCTTCATTTCGGAAGCTGTGTATTTTATTGCAAAACCATTTATTCTTAAAACAGAAAAACTAAGTCCTTTCACAAAAGACAATCATTTTTCTCTTTATAGAAGCTATATAGAAGCCGTAAATCAAATTAGCCCAAAAATTGATACGGTTAATAAAGTCATGGATTCGTTAAATCCAACAAATTCTGAATTCAGAAGACTAAAACTTGATGAACAATCTAATTTCAATGGAATAAAGTTTCACGAACTCTATTTTTCAAACATATCCGACTTAAATTCTCAAGTTAGAGCAGATAGTATTCCATTCATAAGACTCTCAAAAGATTTTGGAACATTCGAACAGTGGCAATTAGATTTTAGATCATGTGGAATGGTTGCTTTAGAAGGTTGGGCAGTATGTTACTATGATCCATATTCAAAAAAATACATGAACTGTGTTATCGAAAAACACTCAGAAAATATACCAGTTATGGGAATTCCAGTTATTGTTGTCGATACTTTTCATCATGCTTGGTTTAAAGATTATAGTGGCGATAAAAAAGGCTACCTTAATGGGACTCTTCAAGAGTTAAATTGGGCAGTTATAGAGCAGAGAATGATGATTGCCGAAAGAGCAAACTTAGATCAAATTTATGCGGTACAACCAATTCAAACTTCGAATATTAATTCTTTGGTTGCAATGGATGCGCCAGTTAATAAAATGCCAATAGAACCAGTTCCAGGAATGCCAGGTATAACACCAACTCTTCCTCCAGTAACAACACAACAACAACCTTTAGTTTCAATTAAAGAAAGCAAAAAAAATGAAAAAAAATAAGTTAGTTAAAGAGGAAAAGAAAAAAGACGTTCAAACAATTCCTGTTGTTTCAACAAAATCATCAACATTGCCTCAAGATATGTCTCTTGATCAAAAGGTCGACAGATATCTCATTCAATATGAAAGAGAATCTATCCCACAATCTCAAATGTTTGCAGGACTAGGAGGCTCTCCAAGACCTTCAATTCCAAACGCAATAGCTCAATTAAGAGAACATAAATTGATTAATTTCATTTTTGAAGCTGATGAAAAAGATCCAGAACTCGATCTAGGTGGCGATGTAGGAGGAGAAAAAGATTCTTCTGGCGGATTAGATTTAGGTGGATCTGATTCTCCTGGTGATGCCGATACCGCGGAAACAGATGCCCCAGAAGTAGAAACACCAGAATTAATGTTGAACGTTCAGAAATTTGCTGCAAACATAGCAAGATTAGTTAATAACTATGACGTTATGCTTGATCCAAAATCTGTAATTTTAAACAGAGTTTATGTTTACCTTCTTAAAAACTACAACGAACAAACTGCCAAGGAATGTATGATCGTATTAAACAAATATTATCAGCTTAGCCCAAATTCAAAAGCAATGAAATCAACACAAGCAGGCTCTGCCTATTATTCCGCAGTTGGAAATTTAGCAGATGGTGGTTCTATTCCTAGTGGTGGTGGTGGAATGGGTGGCGGAGAATCAGGAGGGATTTAAAAACCTCATGAAAAAAACGGTCATAGAAAATTTAATTGGATCTAGTGAGAAATGGTCTATAAAACTTGAATTTTCTTTTGAAAATTTAATTCAGGTAAAGAAAATTCTTTTTAGAGAAGGTATTTCCATGAAAGAATTTTTTAGCTTTTTATCTTATTTGATAGAACATAATCAAAAATATTATGAAATATATAGATTGATCATTGAAGAGATTAAATTGCTTAAAACGAATAATCAATTAAATCTTTTGAATTCGATGAAGGGAAATAAAAAAAATATTTATTCGTTATTAAATTCTTCGGATGCATTTAAGAATAGGAAAGATTATTATAACAGTGATGAAGAAAAAATCAGTAGTGAAGAAAACGAAAACAGCAAAGAAATTAGTAGCGAAGAAGCTTCCTACCAAAAATACATCGATGTTATCGAAAAATACAAACTTAAAGAAGACGCTGAGTAAATTTGAAAATCAAATTGTTATGGATAAATTAGATACCGTTTTAAAATTTATTTCCAAATTGGAAAAAAGAATAGCGGATCTTGAAGACATAAATTTAAATTATCTTTCGATAATCGAACAAATGAATGATTCGTTAAATATTTTAACAGGTGAAGTTTTAGAAGAAGTTCAAAAAACAGAATCGCTTGATAATCTTTTGGCGCTACCATCAACCAAGAAAAATAATTTCGACAATTGAAATAAGGAGAATTACATGACATTAAAAGAAAAAATAATTCAGTTTTTTAAATCTGCATATACATATTTGATTTTAATTGGAATTGGTTTGGCAATTCTTGTTTGTTTTCTTTTCTTTAAAGAAAAGAAGGCATATGAACTTATTGAATTTCTTAGTAATAAATTAAAAGCGCGAGAACAAGAACTTGAAGATTTGAAAAAACTTGAAATCGAACAGAAGAAAAAACAAGAAGAAATTGAAACAAAGTTTCAAGCAACCCTTAAAGAACTTGAAGAAAAACACAAAATTGAATTGTCTCAAATAAATGAGGCAAAAAAAGAAGAACTAAGAAATATACTTGTGAAATATGAAAATGATCCCGAAGCTCAATCGGAACACTTAAACCAATTATTTGGCTTATCTTCTTCCACTTGACATGTGAAACATCCACGCCTATCTTTAGCAGATTGAGGCAAAATATGGATGCGAATTCCGAACACGACGTTGTTGTTAGAACTCTTTGGACAGCAAAAGAGGGATATGCTGCCGTTAACACAACAAGCAGAAGCGATAATTGGTCAAGAGGATTATCTCCATTTTTGAATGGGCCAGTTAAAATAAATGGGGAAACAGCGTTTAATGTTGAAAATGCATATCAAGGATCAAAAGTATATGCCCAACATTTAGATGACAATGGAGAAATTAAAAACGAATATTATAAATGGCGGCAATCTGTGTACCGAACCAAACAGGCTCTTAGATACCCATTAGGAAAAAAAGAAAAACCTTTATTTCTCTATGTCGATGGAATTAAATATGATTACTGTGAAGGGAAAGAAAAGGTGTATATACCTTTATATTCCGATGCAGTTGTTTTAAGCGAAGCATTTGAAACACTTGTTGATTTTGTTTTTTGTCATAAAAAAGTATGCCTTTTAGATTTTGACGCTTATGACCACACAGGATTAACACGAAATGAAATTATTTATAACCCAAAGAAAAAATTTGGACATGCATTTTGTTTAATGTGGTTATTACAAGAAATTTTTGAAATTAAAACCTAGCAAAATTTAATTCCTGTAGTTAATGTCATATGAACAAAATTATATTGCTTTGTTTGGTGCTATTGTTAACTGGTTGTTATTCGACCCAAGAAATTTGGTGTTTTGTTGGGACATTTCGAGAATATCGCTGCCATGTTTCTTATGACGAATGTTTGAAAGACTGGCATCTCGTTTGGGATTACGATATAGCTCACAATATACAACACCCATTACAATGCGAAAAACTATAGGAGATACAATACAAAAATGGTTTTTTCTACGCTTAAAAAAGTTGCAGGAGCAACAATCGGATTAGTAATTGGCAATTTCATTGAATGGAATTTTCATAAACACGTATTGCACGGCTTGGGGAAAAAGAAGGATTCTTTATGGAACTTCCATTGGTATAAACATCACAAACAGTGTAGAAAAGATATGATCGATCCAGACTACCAAATGGGACTAAAGTATTTGTTTTCAACACCCGAATTTTTAGTTCTTTCATCTGCGATGGGATTAATTTTTAAATTGTTTAGAACCAAGTTTCCAGCGGTTTCGATTGGTGTTATTCTCTATGGGTTTTTATATTACTTTGTTCATATGAGATCACATTTAGATCAAGAATGGGGAGAAAAATGGATTCCTTGGCACGTCGAACACCATCAAAAAGGTAATCAAGAACATTCTTTCAATGTTGTTTATCCGCTGTTTGATTTAATTCTTGGAACAACTTGGAAACCTTGATTTAAAATAAGACTCAAATGCGCCAATTCTTTTTAATTTTAAAGAAAATATTTTTTTCTTTCTTACAAAAGAAAAAGGATAAAGAATTTAATTTGAAGTTAGAACCTGGATGTTCTTATCGAGTTTATTGGAAACTTTCCGTTGATTCTAAAAGACTTTCAGAAATAGACAAAACAATTAGATTTTTTACTGGGGAGTTGCAGGCGGTTAACACCAGAAAACATGGATTGATTTTAAATCCAAATGAAAGAATTTATTCTTTTTTGAGAAAAGGATTTGATACAAATACAGGTCAAAAATATATTCATAAATTAGACATACTTGAATCTGAAATTATGAAGCTTGAATTTGTTGGCTAGGGCTTGTTGTGTTTTGTATTTCTTGGGTATTAGCCGTTTTTAATTTTTGGACGAACTTATATGTTTGACTAACTGAGTTTTGAAATCTTTTCAAAACATTTAAATATTGTTGTTTGGATTCTTCTGGTGCTGACTGTAATTCTTCTTGAAGTTCCCCAAACATTTTTGAATTTTTCTGTTGTTGTGCCGAAAGAATTTCCGCCAGCTTCGCTAAAATTTCCGTTATTTGTTTTTTAAGCTGATCCAAACTTTTGCCATTTTCGACTGCATCTCTATAAGTTCCAAACATTTTTGAAAATGTTTTTAAGAAGTTTCCTAAGATGGTATCAAGTTTAATTGCTTCTTCACCAAACGTTTTAACATTTTGATTGTTTCGATAAGTCTGCATCAAAAATGTGCCAAGGTCTCTATAATTTGCATTTTCGGCAAAACTTCGTAGCTCCAAAAAAATATCATAAAAAGATTTAAGAGTTGGATCGGTTATTTGGTTCTCTGTTAGAGATATCTCTCTTAAAAATTTAAGTAATTCTTTTACTGAAATACGAATGGAAGGTTTCATAACAATACTCAAAAGATAAATACAATGCTAAAAAATATAACAGGTGATGCAATTAGATTTTACCGAAATAACGTAGTAAAAACACTCTATAAATTGTCCGAGGAATTTTACGAAGAAGAGAAAAAATTAGTTTTATTAAGTCCAAATATAAAATATGGTGACATTGACGGAATTAAATACTTTTTCTTAAAAGAAAAAGAACTCGAACCTATTCTAGAAACTTTTAGAGAAGAATGGTCAAACAAACACAGCATGTTTGATATATTTTACGATATAATCGAAAAGAAACGAGCAAAAAAAGAAAGTGAAATGTTTGTTATTGAACTATTTCGAATAGGTCGACAAAAAACCATTTCAAATTCTTTCGAACTCTGTCTAGAAAATCTTTTTTTAGAGGCTGATAATAAATCAAAAGTTGACTATAATCAACTTCATTGGTTTGAAACTCTTATGTTCTCTTTAAGAAATTATTTTATTCTTGATTTTGAAACAAGGAAAAGATATTTCGAAATAGTCTCGAACTCCTCATATGTTGGGTTTATAGAAACTATCCCAAAAAAATCTTCAACGCCAGGGTTACAAAATTTTTTAGTTAAAGAAATAACTCTTTAATTAAGAAGTATGACAGATACAGCAAAAAAAGCAATTCTATATTTTGCAATTTCTTTATTAGTTTTAGGTGCAGTTTCAGGTCTTTCTGCACTAATTTATAACGCAACAAAACCAAACAACCATAACGAAACAAAGTATGGAGTTTATGAAATTAATTTAAGTGGAGACGAATGGGGGCGGTTTAATCGTAGACAATTAATTCTCGAAACATTGCCAGAGTTAAATAGACTAGGGCCTACAATGCGATTAGTTGACTCAGGAGGGGATGTTTTAGTTTTAATTGACCAGAATCAATCCACAACAAGAAATTGTTATTCTGGTGATTTTATGCAGTCTCAAAGGGTAATAACTTTATATCCAACTTGTATAACTTCTGATATCGAATTTAAATCTACATTCATGCATGAAATTGGCCATTCATTAGGAATGAATCATATTTGTAGAAGAAATGGAGAAGTAAATGATTGTTCTCCAGTAGTTCACGGAATATCTATTATGAATCCAGGTTTGGATTACACAGATGTTTTTGAAAATCAATCAGTGTTTGATGAAATTAATCGAATATCGTCAATTCCATCTATTGAGGTTGTTGACCTTGATATAAAAGAATTTAATAGAGTTTGGAATGGAAAAAGATATTAAATAATTTTTCCATATTCTATTGGTATAAATTTATCATTAGAGTTGAATGTTTGATAGTTTTTAACATGACCAACGTCTAAAGTTTGAATTAGGTATTTTTCATTTATTTTAAGAAACCACAAATCTCTTTTTTCGGTTGTTGCGAGGTCATAAGCGTAACCTTCAGCTTCATTTTCAGAAGTTGTGACAAATATGTTTTTTGGAAACAGGTTCTTATCAACTAAATTCTGTAATTGCTCTCTGTCTTTTGTAGGTCTAGCAGTATATACAGAAATAATTTTATTCTTTTTTACTTTGCCGTTTTTTAAAAAATTTACAAGATTGAAATAATCTGCTTCTACATCGGGATCTTTAAAGAAAAAACCATCACCAGCTTCTAAAACATCTTCAACCATTTTATCTTCACCAGATACAAACAAAGTGAAAGAAGGCTGATCGAGATTTTTATCTATTGTTGGGTCTTTTGTAACATAGATATAGGAATCTTCCATTGGACTTGTTTCAAACTTTTCGCCACCATATTCATAGTTTGTTTGAATATTTGGAACGACAAAAACATTAGAGCCATTCCAAGAAGATTCTAAAGCTTTCAAAGCAGGAATTATTATACTGTTTAAGTTCTTTTTTTGAAGTTTAATTGTTTCTTCTTGAGCATATTTTAATAATTCTTCCGCGCGATTTTCAGTTAAATCAAGGTCTTCAATTGCTGTTTTTAAAAAATTATAATAGTCTTTGGCGTTTATTTGCAGTTCCACTTTTGATTCAAAAATAAATTTTTTTAACATTGCAAAATTTAATTACAAGCCATAACATGCAAAATATGAATAACGAACTTAATGTTATAGTTTTTAGCCGAAATCGAGCTATGCAGCTTGATTTGCTTTTAACTTCTCTTAAACAGACATTTAAAGAATATAACAAAACAAAAATCAATGTCATATACGATTTTACCGATACGGAATTTTACGACGGATATGAATTATTAAAAGAGCAAACGGATAAAAATATAAATTTTGTTACCGATAATGAATATGGATCATTTAAAACTACAGTTTTAAATCTTTTAGACCCAAAAAAAGATTTAACCATGTTTTTGTGTGACGATATTATTTTTTCGAATGATTGGTCTTTAACAGATAAAGAAATTGAAGTTTTAAAAACTGATGAAACTATTATCGCAACTTCGCTTAGACTTTGGGATGGAATTGATTTTTGCTATGCGACAAATCAAAAAAGCCAGTGTCCAAAACTAGAAAATGGTATATGGAACTGGACTACTTCTGTAGGAGATTGGGGTTATCCAATGTCTGTTGATGGAAACATCTATAAAACAGAGTTTATTTTGTCTAAAATAAACGAAGTTGCGTTCAAAACACCAAACGAATTAGAGGCGGTCTTAGCAATAACAGCCGATCGAAGTAAACCAAATTATTGTTGCTATGTGACAGAACCAAAACTTTTTAACATCCCAGCCAACATAGTCCAAACTACATTTCAAAACAAACATGGAAATATTAAAACTGCAAATCAATTAAATTACTTGTTTTTAAATGGTAAAAGATTAGATGAAAAATTTTACTTTGGAAAAAAATTCAACACAGTTCATGTTGAACTGGATTTAAAAGTAAAGGATTAAAAAATTGAAATTCAATTTCCCATTTTATGAAAAAAAATTTTAACCAAGAAGTGTGTTCGCTTGCGTACCAATATTTTTTAATTTGGGCGAAGAAAGAGTTTGAAACAAATCCAGATCTTGATTACCAGTCAATCATATATTATCCACATTATCCGCTGCTTCGGCGCACAGAAAATAGTGTTGTAATTCAAATGCATACGTTAGTTTCAAACAAAGAAGATCTTGTTAAATTTATTAAAAAAAAGATTCAATCCGTAAACATGGAGTTTAAAACAGATCTTTTTTTTGATTTACTAATGAGATATTTTGTTGAAAATTATAAACTGAAAAAATTAGGAACCAACACAACAAAAAACCAATATGGTTCTTATCATTTTATTGTTGATAGAAATTTATCTTGGTTTTTCTACAATAAAAAAACCGAAGAGCTAACAGAACTAAAAAAGGAAACATAAAATATGGCAATATATCTTTCGACAAATCCCGATGGCGGCAACATTGAAGGTATTGGTGTAATGGTACAATCACAACTGTTTACCAAAGCTTTAAGCCAACTTTTTAATTGCAACTATATTTTTAGAGGTTTTAAAAATTTTACACATTACCAATATTTCGATATAACGCAAGAGAGGTTTATGGATGACATAAACTATCTTTTTAATTTATATGAAAATGAAACGCTTCGGCCTGAAAAAATATCGGTTTCATCAGAAGATGAATTTAAAAAGTTTGTATCAAGACAATCGGATTCTAATCTTGAATTGGAATTAGAACCAGGGCTGGTAACAAAATTAGGTCAGCAGTATTTACAAGAATTTGAAAAACATGGTTTTATCAAACAAATAAAAAATAGATTTAATTTAAAACAAGAAAATCGAAAAAATGACTTTATCATTGCTGTCCATATTAGAAAATTCACAAAAACAGATTTAGACCCTTCTCCTTTTAGGGATTATTTTTCAAAAGAAAAAGAAGATTATTATCTAAATTTAGTAGACGGATTGCGAGAAACATATAAATCAAAAAATCCAAAATTTCAAATATATTCACAAGGATATATTGAAGACTTTAATTTTTTAAAAGCAGAAGATACTTCTTTTTTTATTGAAGAGTATCCTCTAGATTCATTTGAAAAGATGTTATCTTCTGATGTTTTTGTAATGGCAAACAGTTCCTTAAGTTACATTGTTCATTTGTTAAGAGATAAAATTACTTACTGTAAAACAGGTTTTTATCACAAAACATATGAAAACTTAAAGATGTTTATTGGATATGACGGATTAATATAATTATGTTCCGCTGATTGTAATAGAGCCAGAGTATGACAATACGTGGTAATTAAGACCATCGCATTTAAGTACGACTGAGCATCCTACAGAACTACTAAGTGTTAGTTTTGAGCCAAAACCAACGTTTGATGTACTTCTGGCTACGCTAAAACCAGAACTGTTATTTGTTGTTACTATGCCAGATGTTTCATCTGTACGTGTTCCTAAAGATATTTAATATAAATCTCCGAAAATAAATATTGAAAGAAATGTAATTTTACATTTTCCTGTTATTGTTTATAAAATCCAGGAGATGAAGTACGCAGCCTCACTTGAAAATATTGATTTTGATTTTATTAATTCAAAACTTAAAAATGGAACAAAATTTCGAATTGATATTGGAACTTCAATTTGTTCGCCAGTAACCAAATTCTGGTTTGATAACATTGATGAAAATATTTTTGTTATTGGAATAGATCCAAATCCAGATTGTTATGAAGGTCAAAATATTTGGAATAATAAAATTACAAATATAAAATTGGCATTTGAAGGTCACCCAAAAAGTGGCAATTATTATCACTTATGCTGTGCGATAGACAATGTAGAAAAACCTGAAAAATGTGATTTTTACCGTACTACCGTAAATGTCGGTTGTTCAAGTTTATTAAAACCTAAACTCGAAAATTTTGTTGGTTGTCAGTTGCAAGATATCATCAAAGTTGATACCATTTCAATGAAATATTTACTAGATAAAATTAAATATGACAAAATTGAAATGGTTAAAATTGATGCACAAGGAAAAGACTTAGATATTGTTAAAAGTTTTAAGGAACACTTAAAGAATGTTGTTTATCTTGATGTGGAAGGCGACACAACAAGACAATATGAAAACGCACCAAACAATTCTCAAATCGTAAATCAAATATTAGCTTTGGATTTTGTTTATTATGCAAATCTTGGCGAAAATTTACGTTTTGTTAATAATAGCTTAGATACTTTTGGCTATAATAATAAAACAGGGGATCTATAAAAATATTTCACTCAAAAAGCGTTTAAACGCTTTTAAGTAATATGAAAAATTTATCCATAATTGGAACATGTAAGCTAGTTTATGTTTTGCCTTAATATTAGAAAAAACCGAATATAATCTATTAAATGTTGGTATCAATACGGACTATACCGAAAACATTTAGTTGCAAAACTATTAGACTTACGACTGAGTTTCTTTAACGGATATATAGATTTAATCCAACAAAATATTTTTATAGTTAAAGTAACATTTATGAAATGTAGGTGCAACTATATCAAGCACAATGTTTACACAAGATAACCTTTGTCTTAAAAACGCTTATAATTTTATCTATCAAAATAAAACAAATCCAATCCCAGTAATATTTGATGTGGGATTTAACCGTGGTGAATTTCTAGCAGATGCTTATTCAGTCCTTGGATCGGAACTAGAATTTTTTGCATTTGAACCAAATAAAAATGCGAAAGACCCAAACATTGAAAATGTTTATTTTTTTAACATGGCGCTTGGAGATACAGAAAAAAAAGGAACATTGTATGTTCCATATGAATTTAAAGAAAAAGATAATATTTCAAGATGTGCTAGTTTATATAATCGTCCAGCGTTTGAAAAAATGACAAATTATGAGTTGCAAACGATGGATATTGAAATTACCACATTGGATATGTTTGTTCAAAAACATTTAATTCAGCATATAGATTATTTAAAAATTGATACTGAAGGATACGAATTAAATGTTCTTAAAGGTGCTGAAAATACGTTTCGCCTCGATAAAATCAGTGCAGGACAATTTGAATATGGTGACTGTTTTAAGGAACAAAATTACACAATAGAAGATGTTGTCTTTTGGTTAAATTTTAATAATTTTACATGTTTTTTAGGTGAAATTCAAAAAGAAAACATTCTCTTTGTTGAAAATGCATCAGCAGTTATAAAACAAAAATCAATTGATCTTTGGGAAAATATATTATTTGTTAATAATAAAATATTGGATCTCTAAATGAAATGTATAATTTCTGGTCATCGTTTACATAAGTTGAAAACTTATAATATTGATTGGATTAGAAAAGCAATAGAAGATGCGGTATTGGAAATAAATCCAAGTATTGGAATTTCTGGCATGGCTGGTGGAGTAGATCTTATTTTTTGTGAAGCTCTAATAAATTTAAACATTCCATACTATGCCTATGTTCCATTTAAAGAGCAAGGAGACTTATACCCAGAAGAAAAAGAATTAAGGGATAAATGTTTAAAGTCTGCAAAAGAAATTTTTTACGCAAAGAATTCTAAAATGGTAGAAGATGCAAATTGTGGAATAGTTGTTTTTGACGGAAATAAAGGCGGCACACACAATGTGTTTCAACAAATGTTGGAAAAACGAAAATCTATGATTTGGATTAATCCTATTTCCGAATGCATCTGGGATTTAAACCAACCAAAAACATTTTAATGGTTTTTGGTTAAAATCAATCCCATCAAATGAAAAAACTATCAATCATAGGGATCGGAAAATTAGGTCTCTGTTTTGCATTAACTTTAGAAAAACATGGATATAATGTGTTAGGTGTTGATCTACTTCAATCTTATGTAGATTTAATAAACACAAAACAATATCGTAGTTCTGAACCTGGTTTAAATGATTTATTGGATAAGTCTAAGCAGTTTCGTGCCACAACCTCAATGAGAGAGGCTGTAGAACATTCCGATACACTTTTTGTAATTGTTGCTACTCCATCCCTGCCCGACGGACGATACAGCCACGCGCAGGTAGACAGTGTAATTCAGAAATTAAAAGAAATTGGACGGCAGGAAACTCAAAAAAATCTTGTAATAACCTGCACTGTAATGCCAGGTTATTGTGATTCAATTAAAGATCAATTACTCGAATTAAACTATGTTGTTTCATATAATCCAGAGTTTATTGCTCAAGGTACAATTTTAAGAGACCAAGAAAATCCAGACATGGTATTAATTGGCGAAGCAAATAAAACTTCTGGTGATTTACTACAAGAGATATATGAAACGCATACTGTTAATAAGCCTAAATTTGCAAGAATGACCCCGTTGGAAGCAGAAATTACAAAAATTGGCTTAAATTGCTTTCTGACAACAAAAATTGCGTATGCCAACATGGTCGGGGATATTGTTAAAAAAGCAGGAGGCAATCCAGATACGGTATTAAGTGCAATAGGTTCTGATTCTAGAGTTGGAAATAAATTTTTAAAATATGGATATGGATTCGGCGGTCCCTGTTTGCCCCGAGATGGCAGAGCATTGGGCATTTTTGCAAAAGACCTTGATATGCCTTCAAAAATAAGTAATGCCGCAGATGAATCAAACAAACTTCATTTGCAAGAACAAATTAAATTTTTCAAAAATGAAAACAAAGATAAATTAAAAACTGTTAAATTTGATTCAGTTACATATAAGCAAGAATCCAATCTAATAGAAGAGTCACAACAACTACTGTTTGCGGTCGGGCTCGCCAAAGAAGGATATAAAGTTGTAATCAACGAACGTAAAGATGTAGTTGAAGAAGTGAAAAAAATATATGGTGATTTATTTCAATACGAGGTAAAAGATTAAAATGGATAAAGGCGCAATCGAAGACAAATATGTTTATGCAGAAATTGCTAAACTAATAAAAGAATATAATATAAATACAATAGTAGAGACTGGGACATATCGTGGGTGGTCTGCAAAGAAACTTGCAGAGTTTGGACTGCCAGTTTTTACAATAGAAATTGACAAAGAAAATTTTGAAATGGGAGGTCTTTTCTTAAAAGATACAAAAAATGTTTTTAGATATTTAGGATCTTCTCCAGATGTTATGGATGAAATTCTCGAAGAAAGAGATCTTAAAAATACCTTGTTTTTTTTAGATGCTCATTGGGGTGAATATTGGCCAATACATGATGAAATATTAACAATGAAAAAATATGGCATTAAACCAGTAATTCTTATTCATGATTTTTTTGTTCCAGATGAGAATGGAAAAGCAAAATTTGGATATGATGTTTATAAAAAACAAGCTTTAGATTACAACTTTGTTAAACCAAGTATTGATACTCTGTATGGTGGTGAGGACAAATATATCCACTATTGTATTCAAGAAGCTGAAGTAGATGCTGGAGTTGGTGTTTTTGTACCAAAAAAAGGATAAAAAATATGATAACAATACATTATAAAAATGGAGTAGTTTTTAATCTACCAAAATATTATGCATCTGATGCTGGGTGGTTTACTTCTGCCGAAAGAAACACAAAAGAATTTTTGTGTGACTATATAAAACCTAATTTTACTATAATTGATGCTGGGGCTAATATTGGGATGTATACTGTCCCATTTGCTAAACTAGCTTATGAAGGAAAAGTTTATGCGTTTGAACCAACAGATACAATTGAAATGTTGAAAGAAAATCTTGCTTACAATTCTTGTGAGTCAAATGTTGTTTTACAAACACAGCCTCTTGGCGAAAAGGATGAAATTAAAAAGGATAGAGTTTTTAAAGTTTGGTCACAGGGAATTGTAGATGACAAAGAATTTTCTTTTATTACATTAGATACCTTTGTTAAAACTAATCAATTAAAAGTTGATTTAATAAAAATAGATGTTGATTCGTACGATTACGAAGTTTTACTTGGAGGAAGACAATTTTTAACTGAGCAAAGCCCTCTCGTTGTTGTTGAATTAAATCATGCCTTATCGAAAAGAAATCACCATGTACAAGAAGCTTTAAACTACATGGAAAGTATTGGGTATAAACTAAAATTCATATTAGATAATGAAAACTATGTTTTTGAAAAATAAAGGTAAATAATATGAAAAAAATTTTAATTACTGGGTCTACTGGCCTTTTGGGCTCTGCTCTTGTGAAAAAACTAAATGAAAATTCAAATTTGGATCTAGTTTTGTTAAATTCTAAAACTGATTTACGAAATCAAGAAACTGTTGACAAACTGTTCGAAGAGCATAAACCTAGTTTTGTTTATCATTTGGCTGCAAAAGTTGGTGGTCTCGGAGCAAATATGGCTGGTAATGCAGAGTTTTTTCGAGACAACATCTTAATGAACACAAATATTTTATATGCTGCCTCACAGTGTAAAGAAGTGCAAAAAGTTTGTTCTGTGTTAAGTACATGTATATTTCCAGATGGAATTGATCTGCCAATTAAAGAAATTTCTTTACATAAAGGCGAACCACATAATTCAAATTTTGGATATGCATACGCAAAAAGAATGCAAGATGTTTATGGGCGAGCATTAAATGTTCAGTGCCAAAAAAAGAAATTTATTTCTGTTATTCCAAATAACATGTATGGAGAACATGATAATTTTTCTTTAAAAGATGGTCATGTTATTCCATCAGTGATTCATAAATTGTTTTTGGCAAAGAAAAATAAATCATCTGTAGTAGAATTTTGGGGAGATGGTTCTCCGCTTAGACAATTTTCTTATGCGGAAGATGTAGCAAGAGACATGATCTACTGTATGGAAAACTACTCAGAAGATTTACCAGTAAACATCGGAAATCCAAAAGAATATTCAATTAAAGAACTTGTTGAGCTGACAAAAGAAATTATTGGATTTGATGGAGAAATTATATGGAATACTGAAAAACCAAATGGGCAAATAAAGAAAACAGCCTCAACCGAAATTTTTTCTAGCAATGTTCCAAATTTCAAATATCTTGATTTAAAAGAAGGTTTAACAAAAACAATTTCCTGGTTTGAATCAAATTATCCCAAAATTCGTGGTTGCAATTTTTGAAAACAAATATATAATTCTTTGCTAAGTTTATAAAAATGAACGAAGAGCAAAAACAAAAAACCGCATTAATAACTGGTGTTACTGGGCAGGATGGTTCTTATCTGGCTGAGTTTCTTTTAGAAAAAGGGTATAGAGTGATTGGAATGAAAAGAAGAACAAGTATCATTTCTACTTCTAGGATAGACCACATTTATTCAAATCCAAATTTTATTCTAGAGTATGGAAACATGAGCGACGCATCTTGTTTTTGGAATCTATTGTCAAAATATAAACCTGATGAGATTTATAATCTTGCAGCTCAATCTCATGTTAAAACATCTTTTGATGTTTCAGAAGAAACTCTTGATATAGATGGCGCAGGAGTTTTAAAACTACTTAATGCGAGTAAAGCAATTATTCCAAATGCTAGAATTTACCAAGCGAGTTCTTCCGTTACAGGGGAGACACCAGTTCTTATCAGAAAAAATAAAAATGAAATAAAATTAGAAAAAATAGAAAATTTAGTTAACCCAAAATTAGAAAAAACGGAATATTCAAATCTTGAATGTTTAACTATTGATAGAAAAACATTAAAATTAAAATGGTCTCCAATCGCTTATGCTTTTACTCATAAGTCATCAAATGTTTATAACATAAAAGGGACTGGTGGATTTAATATTGGAATAACAGGCAATCACTCTGCTATGATTATTGATAAAAATGGAGAATTAGTTGAAAAGAAAATTGATGATATAAAAATAGGAGATTATCTACTTTCTTACATGTCTTTCAATAATAATTTTGAGGAAAAGGAAAGAGTTTATCCTATTTTTGATTTGAGAAAATTTGCGAATTCAAAAAAATATATAACAAGATCCAATAGTCAAATTGATTCATTAGTTATTAATGATGATATTTGTAGATTAATTGGATTTTATTTGGCAGAAGGAAATGTTTTTATAAAAGAAAAGAAAACATACAAAACAACTTTTACTTTTCACATAAAAGAAAAATATTACACGGACGATATTAAAAATATTGTAAAAAACAACTTTGGAATTGATTGCTGTGAATCAGAATTCGTTTCAAGAAATACTCGGAAAATTCAATTTTCAAGCAAGCAATTTGCTAAATTTTTATTAGAACAATTTAAAACAGGATCAAAAAAGAAAGAAATTCCAAGTTGGATATACAATTTGCCGAAATCTGCATTTGTTAATTTAATGCAAGGATATGTTGGAGATGCCAAAATTTCAAAAAATGAAATTAGATATACTTCAGTAAATAAATCAATGTTACAAGCTTTACTTTATATTTCAAAATTAAATGGAATGTCTCCAACTTTTTTAGATAGAAAAACAGGTGCATTTGATCTGTTATTTTCTTCAAAAGATAAAAAAGAAATATTAGGTACAACTGAAATAGATTTAAAGTTTAAACAAGCCAATGGAACATTAATTGAATCAAATGTTTTCAACAATTTAGCACCAACGTATATAAGAAAACTTAACGGGTATAAAAAAAATATTTCAAAAGAAAAAATATTAAATACTTTAGAAAAATTAAAAACGAAAACTGAGTTGTCGGAAAATTTAATAAAATTAGAGAGATTATCCAACTCAGACATTCATATTGTGAAAATTAAAAAAATTGAAAAACTTAAAGAGGAAAATATTAATGTTTACGATCTTCATGTGCCTGAAAGTCAAATTTTTATTGGCGGAAATTATCCGTTAATTTTACACAATAGCGAAATTTTCGGGACAAACCCAGAAGTTCCTCAAAATGAAGAAACTAAATTTATGCCTGCGTCACCTTACGCTTGTGCAAAAGTGTTTGCCCATAATATATGCATAAACTATAGAGAAGCATACAAGATGTTCATTTGTCCAGGAATTTTACAAAATCATGAAAGCCCAAGAAGAGGGGAAACGTTCGTAACAAGAAAGATTACTTTAGCTGCTGCAAAAATAAAACTTGGAATGCAATCCAAATTAGAACTTGGAAACTTAGACGCAAAACGGGATTGGGGCTATGCAAAAGAATATGTTGAGGCTATGTGGTTGATGCTACAACAACCTAAACCAGATGTTTTTGTTATTGCAACAGGAGAAAATCATTCTGTTAAAGAATTTGCAGAAACGGTTTTCGAGTATGCTGGTTTAGATCTTAAAGATCATCTTGTGATCAATCCACGACTTTTTAGACCACACGAAGTGCCATGTCTAAAAGGTGATTATTCAAAAGCGAAGAGAATTCTTGGATGGGAACCAAAAGTTAAATTTAAAGAGCTCGCGCAAATTATGTATAATTCAGATTTAGATCTTCTAAAAAAAGGAATAATCAAATGAAAACAATTGTCATTATTGGAATTGGGAAGGAAAATTACAACTATAAAAAAATAAAAGGATTTGTTGATGCTTTTGGAAAACTAGGTTACGAAGTTTTTCACTATACTCATTTAAATCATAATATATTAAATAAACACAGTAGTATTGATATACTGTTTGCGGAAACGGAATATCTCGAAGGAAGATTTAGCAATGTCAAAAACTTTATTTTATGGACAAATACAAAGCTTTATCAAGTTATAAATTTTGCTAAAAATAATGATCATTTAAAAATGATTTTCGCACCTAAATCTTTTATGTTTGATCGCGATGTCAATGAAATGTATGTAGAAACATTTTCAACAACTGGATATCAAATGGTTGATCATGAAGGGCAAGATTTAGATTCTGTTTTAGAATTAATAGATAAAAAACAAAAAATAAATGAGTTTACATATAAGATTTTAGATAATCTTATTTTTTCTTATATGCCCTGTTCGAAATCTGATTTAATTGAGGTAGAGACAATCAAGGAAGCAAAATACAAATTTTCTTACTTTGGCACTGGGTATAATCGCCCTCAAATTTTAGCTGCCTTCAATTTTTTAAATCAGAAAATTCCAAATCAAATAAAATATCATTTTGTTGAAAATGGTGGACCAATCGATCCAGAGCAGTGTATTTCTTTTTATAAAGAATCAGAATATGTGTTACATGAACAAGTTAATCCTGTTATTTTAGAATATGCAGTTAGAATTGGCGAGGCTTCGGCAGCAGGAGCTAAAATGATTTTGTTTGAAACTTTACCGTTATATGATAAAGTTAAAGAGCTAAATAAAATTCCTGAAATGATTAAATTTGGTTCTGTTACTGAATTTATAAACAAATTTGATTCAATCGAATCTCGTTCAATTGATGAAAGAAAAAAGGCGGCAGCAGATTTTAAATTCACATATGAAAATGCGATTAAAGAATTTGAAGAGTTGTTAAAACTTATTTGAATTCTATTGTGTTTTTTAATGGAACGCTTCTATAAGTTAAATTTTCATTACCAGAATCAGTAATAAGAATTGTATGCTCCCACTGAGCGCTATTGCTTCCATCTTTTGTGTAAACTGTCCACAAATCATTTTTATCAAGAAAAATTTCTGGTGAGTTTCTGTTGACCATTGGTTCGATTGTATGGGTTAATCCTGTGCGCAAACGCGGCCCAGTTCCTCTTTTTCCATAATGTAAAATACCAGGTTCCATATGAAATCCATTAGGCCCAATTCCAATTCCGTGTCCACCAAATTCTTTTACAATCGAATAACCATTACTTTCAACAAAAGATTGAATCGGTTCTCCTAAATCTCCAACTCTGGCACCATTAAAGGCACAAGCAATTCCTAAATCAAGAGCTTCTCGACTTATTTTCATTAATTTAAAATCTTCTTCAGTTATGTTTCCGAGATAAAACATTGCACTCGTATCTCCATGAGCTTCATTATAAATTGATGTAATGTCTACATTAAAAATCATATTATCAAGTGGCTTATTATTTGGAATACCATGACAAACAACATTTGATGGAGAAATACAAACATGACCAGGAAAAGGATGCAGAGAAGAATATAAATTTTTATATAAATAAGGCGCGCATCTACCACCATTTTTTTCAGTAAACTCTTTTACAAATTTATCAATGTCTAAACCTGTTATTCCTGGTTTGATAAGTTCTCCAATAGCAATAAGAGTTTCTGCTGCAAGTTTGCCCGCATCTCTCATTTTTTGTATTTCTTTTTCGTTTTTTATTTCAATCATTTAAGATTATATTAAAACTAAAATTTTATTTTGTGAATAGTTTTATTGTATTAAAAAATTCTGAAAAACTAATTTCTTCTTTATGATTTGGACTTGGATCAAGAAAATTAAAAGTAGAAACGACAAGAGGTATATAAGGAGCAAAAGAAAATCCTTTTGCTAAATATGAAGATTTATTTAGACTGCTTTTAAGTTGAAGCGATTTGATTGTATCTTCTTTGCTAAAAGTAATTTGTTTATATTCTATTTCTTTTTCTGAAAGAAATTTAATTTTTATTGTTATGCTTGTTTTGGAAAATTCATTATACTCCAGTTCAATTTCTAGCGGAATATTTCGAGCACATAATTTTTCCAACTCTTTTTCCATTAGAAGATAAAAATATTTGAGAATATCCTTTTCTATTCCCCAAGAATCAAGCAAAGTAAACAGTATGTTTTTTCTATCCATTTCAACAGAGATAGATATTATAGAAATAATTGTCAACTACTTTTAGACAAATAATTTAAAGATATTTAAAATAAGCAAAAATATGAAGAAACAAAAACGATATTTAGTTCTTGGTGCGGGAGGCATGATTGGACACCAAATGGTTAAAAGACTTAAAAAAGAAGGCAATTGGGTCCGTGGAGTAGATTTGGTCTATCCAGAATTTAGCTCAACAGAAGCAGATGAGTTTATTATTGGGGACCTAAGAGAAGAAAACATTTGCGAAAAAGTAATAACACCAGACATAGATGTTATAATACAGTATGCTGCAGAACTTGGGGGCGCAGAATATGTTTTTACTGGAAAAAATGACGCCGAAATTATACACAATTCTGCCTTGATAAATTTAAATGTTGCTAATGTTGCCGCAAGAAAAGGTATAAAAAATATAGCATATTCTAGCTCAGCATGTATCTATCCTGCCTATAATCAAACAGATCCAAATAATCCAAATTGTGAAGAGTCATCAGCATATCCAGCTTTTCCAGATAGCGTATATGGCTGGGAGAAGTTATTCAGCGAGATTATGTTCGATGCTTTTGCGAGAAATAAAGGATTAAACATTAGCATTATGAGATATCATAATATTTTTTCAGAAGAGTGTGACTATTATTCGAATCGAGCGAAAGCTCCAGCCGCCTTATGTAGAAAAGTTGCAGAAGCAAAAGATGGAACGCATATAGAAATTTTTGGAGATGGAACGCAAACAAGATCTTTTTTGTATATTGACGATTGCCTCGAAGGAACGCTTAGATTAATTGAAAGTGGGTTCGATAAACCATTAAACGTTGGAAGTACAGAAATGGTTACAATTAATGATTTAGCAAAAATGATAATTGATATTTCAGGTAAAAAATTAGAAATAAAACACATACCTGGCCCTATTGGTGTTATGGGTCGCAATTCCGACAATAAACTAATAAAAGAAGTTTTAGGATGGGAACCGCAGTCTAAATTAAAAGATGGAATTCAAAAACTTTATACCTGGATAAACAAACAAGTTAATAATCTTTAATATTTGTCCATAACCGACGAGGATGAGAAACCTGAGTCAATTAAAACAAGTCTATTGTCACTTGTTACCCCATAGTGATCTAAGCTTAAAAGATCGCCAATTAAGAGATCAGCTTGAGAGACAATAAATATTATTTTGTCAATAAACTCTGGAACTTCTCTTACTTCATCATCTTCGTTTATTATTGGGTCTTCGTTCTCGTCTGCTCGCCACTTTTCATATTCTGTTTTTGAGGAAAATCGACCTTGGTTTAGGTCGCTAAAGTTAACACTTTCTCCAGAAAGAGGTTCGTAAATATGATTTTTATATGCTGCATAAAATTGTCCTAGTTCGGATTCAAATTCTTCCCAAGGCAATCCAGCTAAAGATTCAAAATCAGATGATGAAGCAGGGCGAGCGTATTCAGAAACCAGATATGACAATCCTTTTCCAACTTCAAATATCTCTGGTACAAGCTCCTCCATATTATTTGATTCAAGTGCCTCATACGCCAATTTTTCGCTTTGATTTTGGGATAAACCAAATTTTTCTTTTGCAAATTTTATAACTTTTCCATCGCCAAGATCAAAAACTATTCTACCTTCTCCTTCTCCAAGTTTTTTCAATTTGGATATTGCATAATCAATTCTTTCTTTTTGAGTTTTGAAAGTTTTTAATGTTGCAAAAAATTCTTCTAAGCTATCTGATTCGAATATAAACGTTTTTAACATTTTATCACCAAATTAATTAGCAATTTAAAAAGTTTTTATTTCGCCTTTACAGTTGTAACTTGCGCCACTAACATAAAGTGGTTATGTCCAACAAAACCCAAGTGTCTGATGAGTATTTGGAGGAATTATATTTAGACATGTATAATACGCCAATTCTAGATTTATACGAAGAATTAAAAGAACTAGAACTTCTTCCAGATACTAATTTTTGGTGTTGTCGAGAAAATCAAAGAATACTTGATTTCAAAGAATCTTTAATTTGTTCGCACTGGGATAAGAGAGGGGCCAAGATCACAAAATTTAAACTTTTTTACTTTGTAAAACATAAAAATGAGCTTGAGATTATTAACACACTTATATATGAATACTCGTTTTATTTTAAAAAGTTTTTCAATTATGGAAAATATTCGCAATTTTCATTTAATTCGTCCTACGATACTAATCAAAAGGACCATAATCCTTTCTATATAGAATGGAGTAATTATTACTATGAAGATCGTTCAATAAATGAACGAACTTATATGGATACACTTTTTTCTGAAATTGGAAAGTCTTATTGTAATGACCCATACTTTTTTTCAGATTCAGAAAATAGAAAAAACAAAAAGACTCATGCAAAGACAAAAAAAGTAATAAGAAATAACGAAACAAAAGAATTTGTTTACGATTATGAAGAAGTTTGGGATCTATATGAAAAACATATGGAATATATTTTATCAATTAGAAAAATTCTAGAGTCTATTTATTCTAGACTTGCATTTGTTGAGTATTCTTACAAAATCAAAAAAAATGAAATTGCAGATGATATTTTAATTTATCGTTTGCAGTTGTTAAATGATGGTTTTAGAAGTTTTAAAGGCTTAATACTGGATGACTGGATCTCATTTTTAAATGAGTGAAAGTCTTTTCAACATTAAAGATTCATAAACTTTTTTGAATTTTTTTGTTTCAGCAATGTGACGTTTTAACAAGTGCTGTAAGTCTGCCACTAAATCAGGGATAGAATCATAATCTTCGTATAGTCCATTAAATACGACTCCCGTTTCCCAACCATCTGACATTGGTCTCGCTAATATTTCTCCACTAGCATAAATCCCTATCCAAAATGACTCATTTGTTATTTCTGGTAGCGTTACAACAACTTCTGCTATGGTGTCTTCTTCTTCTTTGTAATTTGTAATATCTTCTACGTTATCTCCACCAAATTGATGAATTAATTCTTCGCCAAAGTTTTCGAGAAAATCTTCAAATTCCATATTCATAGATTCATTAAGTTTAGAAAAAAATGAATTAATATCATTTCGTTTCGTTTTAATTTTTTCGGCTAACAGTTGATCTTGAGTTCCTGTTAGTCCTAATGATGAGACTGTCGCAGCTTCGTTCTTTTCTTTTTTGTTTTTATTGTAAATTGACCAAGCGATAGCAAACGGACGTTCAGAAGTCTCGCCATACTTCTTTTTTAAATTCAAAACCAGCTTTTCATATTTTTTGCCAGGAGGTGCTTTCTCGAAAAGTTTTTTCATGTTTTTAACTACAAATATCAAAAAGAAATTGACAAAATATCAAAAAGATACAACTATGTAAGCTTACAATAATGTTCGAATATGAGCTTTTATCTTTAGAAAAAGAAAAAAATGAAAAACAATATCCAAATTTTGAAGAGTCATCCAAAGCAGATGACATTGAAAGAAAAAAAATATTTCAATATTCGACAGGTAAGAAATATAAACTTTCATTTAATGAAAATGAATTAAAATTTCCAACTAAAATAAATATCGGAAAAAATTTGGCAGAATTTACAAGTCCAGAACTGACTACATTTAGTTGTTCGTGTAAGGAATTTACATTAGATGAATTAAATTACTGTGAGCACATAGCTGTTTTACAAAGATTGTTCAAGTATTATAATAAAGAACCATTTGTACAAGCATTAGTTAAACAAAATAAAGTTCAAAAAGAAAAAACTAATATTAAAACATTCGTTCACTACGATTACTGCAAAGAACAGTTTGTTGTTTCTGGGAAAAATCATAAAGAAGAAACGCTACTTTTGTTGAAAGATTTTTCAAAAGAACATAAAGAGCTTTTACTTGAAAATTTTGAATTGTTAGAAACACACATCACCCCAGTTGGAGTTTCTAAACTAGAATCAGAATTAAAAATAGAAAAGCTGGATAAAATAAATCGATTTTATCATGAAAAAGAAAAACTTTCAAAGTCTAACTTAAGAGCCAAACTCGAAAATCTAATTCCAAATATTTCTTTATTTGATTATCAAAAAGAAATATTTATTGATTGTTTTGCCGCGAAAAAATCAATTGTTGCATTGCCCGCAGGTGGCGGCAAAACACTAACTTCAATTTCTTTATTCAAATATATGCATGATTTAAATAATGAATTTACGATGTTTGTAATTGTTCCAAACACTCTTAAACAACAATGGGTTAGAGAAATTAAACGTTTTACAGGATTAGATGCTATTATTTTGGGCTCACAAAAAGAAATAAAAGCTTGGGATGGTAAACAAATAGCAATAATAAACTATCATATGATGACAAGATATATTGATGATTTGGTCGGAGAAGGAAAAAAAACAAGAAGAATAGCGGATATGCTAATTGTTGATGAGTTGCAAACTGTAAAAAATAGCGAAACGAAAACATGGAAAGCTATTAAAAAATTAACTTCTGATTTTTTTCTTGGTCTTTCTGGTACAATTATTGAAAATAGATTAGATGATTTATACAACACAATGCAAATTGTCGACGAGAATATTTTAGGTCCAAAATGGAAATTTGATAGAGATTTTCAAAGAGTAATCGCGGCAACGAAGCACAAAATAACTTATAATGGAATCAAGAACATAAGTCTTTTACATAAAAAAATTCAACACTGTGTGTTTTCAATTTCCGAAGAAGAATTGAGAAAGAAATTGCCACCAATAACAGAAAACACTGTTTATATAAAGCTTTCTCAAGAACAACAAGAAATAGAAAAAAACTATAGAGCAATGGCAGATAACTTACTAAAAAAAGGAATGCAAAAACCTCTAAGACCTCACGAACAGATTCTTTTAAATGCTTATCTATTAAAAGCAAGACAGGCATGTACCGCATCAGAGTTGTTGGATAAAACTCAAAAAAATTATTTCGAACCTAAGATAGAAGAAGTAAAAAAACTAATAGAAAAACATTGCGTTCAAAACAACGAAAAATTAGTTCTGTTTTCAGAGTGGACTGAAATGCTTTCAATCATCGAAAGAATGATTAAATCCGAGTTCAAAGCAATAAATCATGTTATATATTCTGGTGATGTTCCAACAAAACAACGTCCTAAGCTTGTTGAACAGTTTAAAACAGATCCAGACACAAAAATATTTCTTTCATCTGACGCGGGCGGAACTGGTCTGGATGGGTTGCAATTGGTAAGTAATGTAGTGATTCATACAGAAATACCGTGGAATCCAGCTAAAATAGATCAACGGAACGCCAGATTACATAGAACACTGCAAACAAAGCCAGTTTTTTGTTATTATATAGTTGCCGATTCGGGTACAGAATTTAAAATGCAGGATAAGATAATGCAAAAAAGAGAAATTAGAAAACTTGCTTTAAACATTGATCGTTCAGGAGAGCAAACAGTAATGAAAATCTCAGAGTTGAAAGATATACTAGAGGAAAACAATGAATAGAGTTTCAAACAAACCACTTAGTTTTAAACAAATAAAAGGAAAAGTTGGTAAAAAAATAGATACAACAAATTTTAAACTTTCGGACTATCAAGGAAAAATAGATTTAATGAAAGAAGTTTGCAAAAACTATAAAGGAATAGGTTTGGCTTCTGTTCAAATTGGACTAGAAGAACATCTTTTTATTGCTAAAAGAGAAAAAGATAAAGAATTTGAGGTTTTTTTCAACGCCGAGATTGTTTCGACTTCTAATCAACAAATTATTATAACTGAGGGCTGTTTGTCCATACCCAAAACATTTCTTCCTGTTAAAAGATATTCGAAAATAGATATTAGATATTTTAATGGCGAAAAAGAAATTGTAGAAGAATTAGACGAAGATTTTTCTATTATAGTTCAACACGAACTTTCTCATCTGGAAGGAAAAACTTTGTTTGATTTAACAACAATTAACAGAGAAGAAAAAAGAGCAATTTTAAAAAGATTATAGTCTAATATTTGTTAGAGCAATCATGAATTTGTTTAATTTAATTTTTGAATCTCTTTCTCCTAATTTTCAATTACTCAATATTGAAAATTCTAGTCAGGATGATTTCGAAATTGAACTTCCAAATGGAGAAGAGGTTCTTTCATCTGAGCTACAAGAACAGTTGGAAATAATCTTCAAAAATTCTGGCGTGCATATTATGAGTGTTGAAAACCCATATGAAGTTATAATTGATAAGAACGGTACTGTGCTTGGTGGGTCTGTTATATCTTATGATGTACCTAGTGATGAAGATTATGACGACGGAATAAATAAAATAACATTTAGTATCGCTGTGGACGACACAGCTAGGGGCAAAGGAATCGCCGCAAAACTTGTGCAAAGTTTAATTTCCAAGAAAAAAAGAAGAAGAACAATTTTAAGAGCTCAAGTCATTAATCCAATTATGGAAAAAATTTTAATAAAATTTGGATTTCAAAAAGTAAGTGAGTCAGATTCTGTAAATGGTTTAGTTTATGAACTTTAAAATATTTTAATTTGTTTAAAGTTTTCAAGTTCTTCTTTGGAATATTTGTTGAAAACTATTTTTAATTGATTTTCTTCTTTTAAAACTTTAAGTGATCCTAAATTAAAAGTTTGATCTATTTTCAAATCATGTTTAATATCACTAGATAAAAATTTAATTGTCAATTTATAATCAATTAAATTTAAAAAAATATCAAAAAATTTCTTGGATTGGTTTTCTTCTTTTGGAATGGTTGCTTCAAATGAGTACGTGTTTGATTTTTCACTGAATTTAAATGTTTCGCCATTGGATAAAAAAATATTTAAAGTATTTGTTGTATATGAAAAATTTGGAATGGATTCATCATAGTGAAGATAAGGAATTATATTAGAAGTAAGTATTGCTGTACTATATTCATCGTTATTAATCATTAAGTTTGCCATGCTGATATTGTAAGATTGTATTATCGAAATTGCTATTTAACAAAAAATGAACATTGAAGAACTTAATAAAAAAAATTCTGAATTATTCTTTAACAAATATGTTAATCCTAAGTTAAAAACTCCTATTAGGTTAGTCGAAAAAGAATCGAGCAAACTAATGAATTTTATTGGTTGGTTTCTTTCTGTTACAAACATAAATAAAAGATTTATGACAAGTTACATCACAACAATTGGATCAACCATTTATTGTCCTAAAAATTTATTTTCCGAAATAAAGCCAAGAACATTTATCGAAACAATGATGCATGAGTCAGTTCATGCACTGGATAACCAAAACTACAATATTCTTTTCCAGGTAACTTATTTGCCAGAATTATATTTTGGAATTTTATTCCTTTGTTTATCCATTTTATTTATTGCGCTGAAAGCTTATGCAATTTTTATTGTTATGTTTGTTTTGTTTTTAGTTGCAATTCTGCCAATACCAAAATTTGGCAGATACCACTGGGAAATGCGCGCATATGCGACAAGTTTAATAGTTGCAAACATATTTAATTTTGATGAGGATTATAAATCTAGTATTAAAACTTGGATAACTCCTCAATTAAGGGATTCCGCTTATTATTTTGCAATGCCCTTTGACTATTTTTATTCTAATGAAAAATTTGAAAATTATGTAAAACAATATCCAATCAAAGAAGAAGTCGAAGCATTTTTTAAAAACGATTTCCTAACTTAATCTTTAAGAAAAGTTTTTTCTTGGGAATGGAAACTCGATGTTTCCTTAACCGTTTTGAGTTTCTTTATTTCTTTTTCAAGTTTTGCGACTCTTTCTTCCATATCTTCAAAAGCAGCCATCAATTCATTAAATTTTTGTTCTAAACTATCTTTATCCATGTTATTAATTATTAATATGAATAATAAGTATAGCGTTTATAAAATGCTAATAAAATCCTTAAAAGAAGAAAAGAAAGTTGAAGAACCACCTTCAGAAGCAAGCGCGCCCATCGAAAATGAAAATCCTGAACAAACTAGTTCTGGGTTTGGTGGAGATATTTCTTCTGAACCAGAATCGCCTGATCAATTAGATGTTTCGACTCCAACATCTTCTCCTTCGAAAGAATCCAGCGATGTAGCAAATCCAGAACAAGACAAGGAAAAAAAAGAAAACGAAACAAAAGAACAGTCTAGCGAAGAGAAAGATCCTATTGATTCTAGTTTTGAAAATTTTAAATTATTAACTCAAAGTTCTGAAGATAGCTATGATTTTTTAAAATTTTTAAAAGCTGAAATGCTAGAGTTGAAACAAGATGATTTTGCTAAACTCCTAAATAAAATAGTCAAAGATAAAGAACTTAAAACAAAAAGATCTGTTATAGATTCATTACTAAAGTTAAAAACCTTTTTGCTACTTAATTATTAAAAGAAAAATGGCATACGTATTTGAAGAAAAAGAATTTAGAATTGCTGTCAAAAAGCTTTTGGAGAAAAAGTTAAAAGAAGAGCATGTTGTTTCTGTTGGAGATAAAACACTTTTACCAGCAACCGCAACACTTTCTGACGAAGAATCGACACCAGAAACTATCGATCAGTCTACAGTAAGCGCGACAAATTCTGGTCGCGATATTAACGCTGAGCGTCGACTTCGGGTTGACGCTCAAGGCGCGGCGCTTGATTTCGAATCAACTATTATCGATGTTTTAGGTTTAGAAGATGTAAAATCATTACCAGATAACCTACAAGAAGAATATGCCAAAGTGATGGACTCTATGTCGCTTGGAATTCAAAAAAGTGTTCAAGATGCGATTTCAAGTTTGAAATCATTTCCAAGAAAAAGCGAAAAATAAACAATGAAACTTTTCAATTTCCTCTTCGAATCAAATGATCTTTTAACGAAAATAAAAGGAATTTCTACATTCCAAAATTTTCCAATTGAAAGACGTGCAGAAATAATTTATAGATTTTGTAAAGAACATCTAACAATGTTAGGTGAAGGTTCTAATAGATCTGTTTTTGATTTAGGAAATGGAAAAGCTATAAAGGTCTCATATTCGGAATCTGCGACTTACGATATCGAAAGTTCAATAAGTCAAACCAAAGCAGAAAGCAAAATGTGTAAAATTGCGCAAAAGGCGCAACTTATACCAGAAATATACGATGTTGGAAGTGAATATTTATATCTTATAGTTGAAAAAGTTGAAAACTTAGACGAATCAAACAAAGACAAAATTTCTTCTTATTTCAAGTTTGGTTCTTTTGAAGAGTTTGTAAAAGCATTACGAATAATTTCTACAAACGAAAAAGCAACTTCAAAGGATGAAATAGAAGAGATTAAAGCTCATAGAGATTTTTTAATTGCCGTGACCGTAATGAAAGATTGTGGATATGCAATTTCTGATATGGTAAATCCCCATAATTGGGGACTTGATCCACAAGGAAGACCAGTAATGCTTGATACTGGTTTAACAACTGAAAACAAAAGTTCGATCATTTCTAAACAAAGAGAAAAGATTGAGGCGTATAATAAAAATACCCCTTCTCAAGATTCAACACAAAAAATTCAAGCTACTCAAAAGCTACAGGCAACTAAAAAAAATATTCCAAGTAACTTTCAAGATTCGACACAAAAATTAAAAACAGGTTAACAATCAGAAAACTTAAAAATAATATTAGTGATATATAATATTATGTCTGATAAAAACAAAGAACTTTTTAATGAAGCTCAAAATTTAGATGCGCAAGCTCCTTTACCAACTACAAAATTAATTGAATTAACAAGAGATGTTGTTGAGGTTCCACTGCCATCGAAAGGTTTAACTTATGGACCGTCACATCCACTTCACGGAAAAGATGTGACTTCAATTCTTGAACTTACTCCACTCGAAGAATCTGTAATGTATGATAAAAAAAGAATAAGAGATGGAACAGTAATTGATGATTTGGTACAAGCTTGTTTGTATGATAAAACGCTTAATGTTCAGACACTTTTATCTGGGGATCGAGATATTCTTTTCGCGCTAATTCGAGCCGAAGGATTCGACGAAAATTATAGTTTTGATATCAAATGTCCGAAATGTGAAGTTACACAAGAAATAAAATACAATATTTATAAAAATTTAAGATTTAAAGAATTAGATCTTAAAGAAGTTCAACAAGTAGAACCTTATTCAAATAGATTTTTATTTAAAGCTCCTAAAAGCGGTCTTGAGATCGAATATAAGTATTTAACTGTTGGAGAATCGAAAAAAGCGGCTGCGGAAAAAAAGGAAAGACAAAAACTTCAAATTGATCCAAAATTTGAAGTTGCGCACGAACTAAGTAATTTAATAATTTCTATTAATGGTTTCAAAGGAAAAAAAGAAATTTTGGATACACTTTGTAAATTACCAGGAAAAGATAGCACTGCATTCAGAAGACATATTATGAAAACAGAACCAGGACTTGATACAAGTTTTGATTTTAAGTGTAAGGAACGAGACTGTGAACATACAGAAAAACTTGATATCGTAATTGCTGAATCATTTTTTTTTCCACATCTCGCCAAATGATTTAGAGGACGAACAAAAGCTTTTAGAACTTTTCGGCAAAATGCAAGAAGTTAGAAAGAAAAGAATTCTTGAGCCAATGGAACTTTTCTTGTATTATCTTGGAGTATCTAAATCTGAATTTTATTTATACACAAGAAAAGAAATAGAATATCATCTGGAAAAACTTAATGAAAGAATCCAGCAACGTAACGCTGTAAATATGCCAAGTGGAAAAGATGTGGTTTCGGCAAATGATCCAATTGTTCAACAATTAATGCCAAATCCTTCTGGTAGACCGCATACAACATCCAGACTTAACCGAAGCTAATCTGTTAGTTTTCCTATTGTGAATTTCTTATTTGTGCTTTATTTATCCCAGAGATGTCAACAAGCGAGCACCAAAACCCAAAATTCTTTATTTACAGTGGTCCAATGTATAGCGGAAAAAGCACTGCTCTTTACAACACCTATAAAGAAACGTTGGAAAAAAGCAAAACTTTACAGGCGATCAAACCAAATATTGATAAAAGATATTCAGACAAGTCAATTTTAACACACTCAAAAAAAGAAATCCCAAAAGAATTTGTTGTGAATTTATCGCTAAATCTCCCACAAGAAGAATGGAAAAATATAAATTTTGGTGCAGACGTTATCTTAATTGATGAAATTCAATTTTTTGGAACTGAAATTGTGGATTTTGTAAAAAGATTGTTGAACATCGGAAAAGAAATACATGCTGCGGGGCTTGATATGGATTCAAAGGGCGACCCGTTTGGAAAAATGCCGCAATTAATGTCTATGGCAAATAAAGTAATTAAATTTGAAGGCGTGTGTAAAAAATGTGGATTGTTAAATGCAACAAGAACTTATCGTAAACGTGAAATAGAGAATAAAGATCAGGTTTTAATAGGTGGAGAAGACATTTACGAATGCAGATGTTATAATTGTTGGAAACTATGACAAAAAAAGTTTTTGACAGAAAAGAAATTTCAGAATCAGAAATTCCAATGATTTCTATCAGATGGCTACTTGATGAAACCACACAAAAAAAATCTGTTGTAATTGATTACTATTATCAAGTGGAAGAAGAAAAATTTACATCTATTTCTTTTGAGTGGCAAAAAGATGAAATTGAAGAACTTTTATCCAAACTTTAAATTATTCTTTTGAAACTTTTTCTTTTGGCTGCTTATTGAGTTTTTCTATTTCTTTTCGTAAGCCAGATATTTCTTTTTCGAATTCAGCATAAGTGCAAAGTTTTTTATTTTCTTCTTTGAGACTTGCTATCTCTTTTTCAAATTTTGAAAATAAACTAGCTAAATCTTTACCCGATAATACAATTTTGTCTGCCTCGATTTCTAATTTAGAATCTTCGGGAGAAGATAATTGAGAATCTAGACCTTTTCTTGAAAGTTTTGTTTTCATTTTTGTTTCGTTAAATAGGAAGTCTAATACTATATTTCTTTTCAAACTCAGCCAAAGCTTCTTGTTTTTTATTCATTTTTTCAATTAATGCTTGAACTGTTGTTTGATTGCCTTTTTTAGTTTCGTCATAAGCTTCTTTAACAGCAGAAACAACTTTCATAAAGTCTTCAGTTTGTTCTTTGGTTCCTTGCAATTTCCAATTAAAAGCTGCTCCATTAATTATTGAAGCTAAAAGTGATGTAAAAAATAATTTACCAATTGGTGTAATTTGTTCTGATTCCATAATACTGCTTAATTATTAATTAGAAAATTAAATGGCAAGTACACTGGAAATTCAGATTCAGCTTAACAAACTTTTAGAAGAGGCTTCTGAAAAAGTTGAGAAAATGAACGGTCAATATTCAAAGCAAGCAAAAATGCTTGAATACATGACTGAGGCAATTAAAAAAATGAATGACATACTTGGGAAATTGGCAAATCCAGGTGGAAAACTAGCGAATAGTTTTGAAGCCGCTTCTGAAGCAGCAAAAGAAGCAGGCGGATCTATGGATTCTTCTCTTCAAAAAGCTTCAGAAAAAATTAATTCTACTTCTACTTCAACAAAAAAACTTGGTGGTAATTTTGGAGAGGTTTCAAAAGAACTTACAAAATTAAATGCTGGTATTTCTATTGTTGGCGGAATTGGAAAAGCAATATCTTTTGTTGCTCAGTCTGCGATGAGTGCTTTACAAATGATTCAAGGAATTGGAAGTGGTATTTTCGAAATAGGAAAATCAGTTTTGGCATTTCCTTTTAAGTTACTTGATGGTTTAATTTCAATGGCCAGTGTTGGCGGAAGTAATGAACTTGCACAAGAATTGGAAGAAATAAGAAAACAATTTGGATATTTGAATAAAACAGCGGGCGGTACCATCATTGACCTTGCAAAAAACATGAAAGGAGAACTTGCGAATACTGGAATTAGTGTTTGGAGAACGTTTGGAAACTTAGTCGAGCGTTTAAGGTACTTTAGGGAATATGCGCAAAAACTTGGCGAAACTGTTGATGCTGTTTTTAGAGACTTGAGTGTTTCGCAAGCGGAAGCTCTTGGAGCTTTTAATAAAGGTTTAGGATTTACTGACGAAGGATTAAAAGGTGTTGCCCAAAGGTCATTAGCAACAGGGCAAAGTTTAAATGAGATTAACAGACAGGTTGGAAATTATTCGATTCAACTTAGTAAAGCTTTTGGTGTTTCAATGAAACTTGTTTCTCGCGATGTTGGAAACATGATTGCAGATTTTGAACACTTTGGACACATTTCAGTAAAAGAAATGACTCAAGCGGCAGTTTATGCAAGAAGACTAGGTATTGAAGTTAAATCACTAGGTAAACTCGTTGATAAATATATGAATTTTGAAGACGCCGCAAATTCTGCCGCACAACTTTCACAAGCGTTTGGATTAAATGTCGACGCATTTCAATTAATGCAAGAACAAGACCCAGCGAAGAAATTAGAAATATTGCGAAAAGGTTTTTTTGCAGCGGGTAGAACAATCGAAACAATGACCGCGCAAGAAAGAAGACTTTTGGCTCAGCAAACAGGATTAGGTGAATCAGAATTGGCTCTTGCATTTGCTCAAAAAAATAGGGCTCTTTCTTATGCTGACATTCAGAAAAAAGGCGATGCGGCAAAAAAATCACAACTTTCTCAAGAGCAAGTTTTAAACAAATTAGCAGGAGCAATTGAAAGACTCGTTAAATCGGGTTCTGCTATGCAAGGTGGATTTTTTGATAGATTTATTCAAGGGTTTGTTTCTGGTATTCGTTATACTAAAGAGTTTAGAGAACTGATGAGAAATCTTCAGCGATCTCTAACAATGGTATTTTATGCTGGTCGTCAAGTTGGTTTGGTATTTGGTCAATTATTCCCAGGAGTCAAAGAATTTTTTGGTGGATTAAGAGATATGTTTAATCCGCGAATTATGAAAACATTTCTAAATAAAGTGGTTGGTTCATTTAAAGATTTTTTTAGAGAAATGACAACAAATCCAGCGGCAGCACTTCCTAAATTATTGGATAGACTACAAGAAGCTTTTTCTGATAGATTTAGTGCCGCGGGCGCGGGTGCTCGTAAAGTTTTTGACGGAATTAAAAAATTTTTTAAAGCTGTTGGATATATCTTTCTTTCTGGAATAAAAGAAGCGTTACTAGGTCTAGGCAAAACCATTGCTCCATTAATAAACTCAATTTTTTCTGACAATACATTTGATAATGTTGGAAATCAGCTAGGAGAGTCAGTAGACGGAATCGGTGGGACACTTTCTAGAATGTTTAGAGATGTTTTTGGAGAAGAAGGATCTCCAGCGAGACAAAAGATTTCCGCAGCTTTAAGCAAATTTGCAGATTCCATCTGGACAGCCGCCAAATTTTTCATTGGAAAAATAGCAGAAAAAATGCCAGATTTATTTAGAATAATTTCTGATGGACTTTCTATTGGCGAAGGAACAGTAGCAAAATCAAATACAGGTGATAAGTTCGTATCTGGATTGGTTGAATCGTTTGAAAAAACGAAACCTCATCTTATTAAAATTACAGAATCATTAGGAACAATGCTATTAACAGGATTAGCTTCTGCATTAACTTCCTCAAGACTATGGGCAAATATTGGAAAACAAATCTTGCAAAATATTACAAACTTGTTTGTTGTTTTGCCAATGTGGGCAGTTGGTTTTCTTGCTGAGTTAGGTCAAGATTTTTTTGCTGGCATTGGTAAATTATTCAACAACCTTGGAGAATACTTTGCTAATAAATTTAATAGTAGTATTGGAAAAACTGTTGGAAAAATTTTCAATATCATTTTTCGTTCATTCGGTTTACTTTCAAATGCATTAGCCGTTGGGTTTAAGCTCATTTCAAGATCTATTTATGCAACTTCTTTATTTTTTACTGAGTTGTTCGATAGCCCAGCTAAAGCAGTAGAAACTTTAAAAACAAGATTTAATACACTTAAAACAGATCTTATCAATGATTTAAAGCGTTCTTTTAATTCATTTTTAGACGCAGTTCCAGATAGAATAAAAGAATGGCTTGGAATAAGACCATTTAATATCCCAATACCATCTACATCTAAAAATCCCGCGGTGCAAATGCTTAAACAGGCAGAAGCGCAATCTCAAACGAGTGGTCGAAACATACAAGAAAACTTAACAAATGCGTTAGAACCACCAGCTATCCAGACACGACATTCAGAAAATTCTTCTTTAAGTGAACGAGTTTCAACAATAAGAGATTCGATACAATCCGCCTCTGAAGTTGGTCGTATTGATCAACGAAAAGCAGAAGCTTCGATGCAAAAACTACAAGAATTTGCAACAAGGCTTGGGCCAACTCTTAAAAACACACAAACTGTTCTTAATAGAAGTTTGGAAGGTGTTGATATGGATAAATTAACTTCAAATATTGAATCTTATAAATCAATTATTGAAAACATAAATTCAATTAGAACTTTAACTTCTCGGCAATTGCAATCAATTTCAGTGTCTGATTTAATGCCATTGGCGAATAGTATAGATGCCCTTACGACATTTTCGTCCTCGCCAATGCTCACCAGGCTCGAAAAAACATTAACGGCGGCAGAAACAAGCACAAGAATAACAGGTATTCAAAACACCTCAAACGCTATCAAAGACATGGTTGAAACAATAAATCAAACCTCTCGCGAACTTGCTAAATTGCAACCTGTTAATATTCAAACAAATCTTAATCGTTTAGCTGCAAATCTTGGTCTTGGAAACAATTCTGTTTATACAATTAGAAATGAAAACTTTAACATTCAAGTAAATGTTAACGTACATATGGATGCAAAAGAAGTAGAAAAAATATTGATTGAAAGACCAGATACAAGAATTCGTCATACATAATATCAATTTCTTTTTTATACTAAAGGAATAGTCATGTCAAAAACATTAATAATATCTGACGATTTTCTATTTGTTGAAACAATAAAAAGATTTACAAAACAATCAAGTTCAAATTTTGTCTTCGCAAATGAAACAATTTTAGATATATATAATGAATTTATTGGAATTTGTAAATTGCACGATATAGAAAACATTATTTTTTTTGAAAATTCAACATTTTCTGAGGAAAATTTTATTTTACAACAAAAAAGATATTTAAATATTTATGATGCTTTAAATTTTTTTAAAATGAAAAAATTCATAAGCTATATAGATTTCAATAAAATAAATTTAAAATCAAAAAAAGTTTACAAAGAAGAAGAAATATTTGATGATTCTAATCAAATTTTTAATATAAATAAAAAATTTTTATTAAAAAACAATGAAATAATAAATAATTTACAAGCAACAAAATGTGTTTCAATAGCACATGGAGAACTTTATGGAAGAGAATCGAATAACTCTATTATTTCTTCTTATGTACAAAAATTTGAATTAGCGAAAGAAAATAATTCTCAAGTCGAAATTATTGAAAACGCAAACAATGAATATCAATTAACTTTCATTGACAACATCGTTGACATTAGTTTATACATATTATTCGAAAATGAAAAACTCAATAAAATTAATAATCTTTTTTGGAATATCGCTTCACCCGAAATAATAAAAACAAAAGATATCATTCATGAAATTTCTAAATATTACAAAAATGTTAAAATTTTATTTGAAAACAATTCAGAAGTAGAACTGCAAAATTTTTTAAATACAGAAAAATTTATTTTAGATTTTGTTCAGTATCCATATATAAAATTCGAAGAAGCGTTAAAAATAATTTTAACAAATTAATAAACATTCTTTAACATTTATGTCATACTAAGAAATTTTATGAAAAAAGAGAAATATAAAATCTTATTATTGTCTGATGATTTAAGATGTGTTTCTGGTGTTGGCGGTCAATCGAGAATGCTTGTCGAAGCATTAGTTTCAAGCGGAAAATTTTCCGTAAAGCAATTGGGTGGCGCAATGAAACATCCAAATTACGACATTCAGATGCTTCATCCAGATATTGTTGTTAAACCTGTAGATGGATTTGGAACCCCAAATCTTTTAAGACAACTTTTAATAACTGAAAAGCCAGATGTCCTTTTATTATTCACAGATCCAAGACAGTTTGTTTGGGTTTGGCAAATGGAAGATGAAATTAACCAAATATGTCCAATTGTGTATTGGCACGTTTGGGATAACGATCCATATCCAGAATACAATTCAGCATTTTATGAGAGTACAGATGTAATAAATTGTATTTCCATGAAAACATATGATTTGTTAAAAGATAGATATCCAAATAAAGTAAACTATCTCCCACATACCTTTCCAAAAAATTGGTATTATGAATTATCAAAAGAAGAAGTCGAAAAGCTAAAAGCAGAAACTTTAAAAGATAGAAAAGATTGGTTTTTTACATTATGGGTCAATCGTAATGCTCACCGAAAAATGCCAGCAGATGTTATGCAAGGATTCAAACTTTTTCTTGATATGCTTCAAGAAAAAGAAGGACATAAAAATGCTTTGCTCGTAATGCACACAAATCCAAAAGATCCAGAAGGGCCAGATCTTGAAGCAGTAGCAGAAATGCTTAAAATTTCTGACAGGGTAATGTTTTCTGTTGGGCAAATAGATATTCCAGATATGAATCGACTTTACAATGTTGCCGACACCATTGTTAATGTTTCGAGGGCCGAGGGTTTTGGCCTTTGCTTGGATTTTTCCACGAAATTATCAACCAAAGAAGGTATAAAAAATATTTCTGATATTGAAACAGGAGATTTTGTTTTATCTTTGGATGGTACTTATAATAAAGTTTTAGCCAAATCAAAAAGAAAAGAAAATAATGTTGTAAAAATAAAAGCATCAAGAATAAAAGAAATTACATCTTCTAAAGAACATCCATTTTTAGTTTGTAAAGATCCAGAAACATCTCCTGATGAATTGAAATGGGTTCAAGCTTCTGAAGTTAAAATTGGTGATTTTCTCTGTATCCCAAAAAATAAAGAAATTTTTAACGGAGAATACAAAACAATGTTTAAAATAACAGATTTCCTTTTAGCGGAAGATGTTTCTAAGCTTGAATTCGAAGATAAATTTGTTTATTTTCCAATGGGTTTTTCCAGCATTGCCAATGGTATTTCAATAAAAGAAATAGGAAATTTATTAGGTTTAAAAAAACATCATTCTGAAATTTTACGAAAATATATTGGCAATATTCCACAACGAAGAGGCGTAAAAATAAAAGAAAGATTAGAAAAACAAAAACAGGAATTAATAAAACTAATACCAGATCTTAAAATCAACAAAAAATTAATAAAAGTTAATAACGAATTGAAAATAAATGAAGAATTTATGAAAATTTACGGCTGGTACCTTGCAGAAGGTTCTGTTGGAAAAAACTTAAAATCTTCATTAGAAATTTCTTTTCATATTGACGAATTGGAAGTAGCAAATTGGTTTAAAACTTATTTTAAAGAAAATTTCAATGTTGATGGGAAAATAGAAATACATAAAACTCAAAACAAATGTAGATTTGTTTGTTCTTCTTCTATCTTGGCTAAATTTTTTGGAACTATTTCTGGCTATGGAGCGAAACAAAAATCGATACATAAACAATTTTTGCCATTGTTGAAAAATAAAGAATTTGCAAGTGCCTTAATAAAAGGATTATTCTTGGGGGATGGACATTTTTCAAAAAATAAAAAAGTAGCATCTTACAATACAATAAGCCCAATTTTAATAAATCAAGTTATTGAAACACTCCATATGTATAATATTTGTCCAAATTTATATATCAAAAAAGCAAATGAGCAATTTAATCAAAAAGAATCTTATCAACTTGGTTTCACTGGTAAAGAATATGAAAAACTTTGCGCATTTATAAACAAAAAACCAAACACTTCTAAAAGTGAAGGAAAAAATCACACTTTATATTTTACAGAAAATAAAATTTTTGTTCCTGTTACATCTAGCAAAACTGTAACTTTGGATTCTGAAATTGATTTATTTGATATCCAAGTCGAAAATACTCATAACTTTGTCGCCAATAGAATTATTGTACACAATTCTACATTACAAGCATTAACACTGGGCAAACCAGTTGTTGCGTTAAAGACTGGTGGCATGACCGAACAAATGACCGATAAAAACGGCAATGTTCACGGTGTTGCTCTAGAACCAGTAGAAAGATATCTTGTTGGATCACAAGCAACGCCATATATTTATGATGATCATTTTTCAAAAAAAGAATTAGCAGAAGGACTTTATAAGGTTTATAAACTTACACCAGAAGAAAAAGAAAAAATTAATAGAGAAGCAAAAGCTCACGTTGAAGAACAGTTTAATTATGAAACTGTTACAGGCAAATGGATTCAAATTCTTGAACAAACAATCCAAAATTGGAGAGAAGATAAAAAAGAAAAAAATTGGGGATTAATACAATTTAATACTCCCAAAAAAACTATGAACGAAGTCCAAATAAACAAACCAAAGGTGAAAAAATGAAAAAAAAAGTTCTTTTAAGAGGTCCATTTACAATAGCGTCAGGTTATGGTGTTCACGCAAGACAAATAGCTAGATGGTTTTATGACAATCAAGAAAGTTTTGATGTTAAATTCGAATTAACTCCGTGGGGAGAATGTTATTCTATTGTGGATATATCTCAAGAAAATGGATTAATTGGTTGGATATATCAAAATATGGCATCTGAATTAGATTATAAAAACATATTTGATTTATCTGTTCAAGTTCAACTTCCAAATGAATGGGACCCAGGCAAAGCACGAACAAACATTGGTGTAACTGCTGGTGTTGAAGCTTCATTTTGTAATCCAGAATGGGTTAGGTCAGTAAATTGTATGTCAAAAGTGATTGTTCCATCAGAATTTACAAGATCTAGTTTTGTTGCCTCTTCTGAAATGTCTGGAATTAAGCTTATCACAGACATTATTGTAATTCCAGAGTCTTTTCATCCAGTTTTTGAAAAAGAAACTGTTTCAAAATCAATTGAGCTAAATTTAGATTCAGATTTTAACTTTTTAATGTTTGGCCAGCTTACTGGAAATAATCCATTTAATGATAGAAAAAATATTCCTTTTGCTTTAAAATGGTTTATAGAAGAATTTAAAGGGAATTCAAACATTGGTCTTGTGTTAAAGACTGGTGCTGCGAGGGCTCATCACATTGATAAAAGAATTATCGCAGTTACATTTCAGCAATATTTAATGGATATAGGATACAATTCTGATACAGATCCAAGAATAACGATTCTACATGGAAATCTTTCAAATGAAGAAATGTTTTCTTTGTACAAAAATGAAAAAATTAAAGGTTTGCTTGCCCCAACACATGGCGAAGGATTTTTCATTCCTGGAATAAATGCGGCAGCCTCTGGCTTGCCTGTTTTGGCAACAAACTGGTCGGCACACACCGAATTTTTAAATCTTGGGAAATGGATTAAATTCGATTATAACCTTGTTGATGTTCACGAATCAAGAGTAGATCAAAATATTTTTATGAAAGGTACAAAATGGGCAGACCCCGTTGAAAAAGATGTTAAATTCAGAATGCGTAAATTTTACCAAGATTGTGAAATGCCAAAAAAATGGGCGAAAGAACTTGAACCTATAATAAAACAAAAATATTCTTATGAAGCTTTAAAAGAACATTACAACAACATGTTTTTATCATAATACAATAATGTTTTTTTTATTAGTCACAAGTTTAATACTGAATATTGTTGTTATAACAATTTTATATTTTTTGTGGAAAAAGTTTAAATTAACTGCCCAAATAATTTTCTTGTTTGAAGATTCGTTTCCAGAATTGCTTTTGTTGCATAATAAAAGCATAACGGCAGCTAATAATATATTAGACAATGAATTTTTTGTCGTAACACCAGAAGCTGGTGAGAAATTCCATAATTTTATGGCTAGCATAACAGAATCAAGAAATTCTACTTTAAGAATTATACAACTTTTACAAGAAGTGGATTCTAATATAAACAAATCAATCGAAATCAAAGTAAAATCTACTGAGAAAGAAAATAATGAATAATAAACGCGGCAAAAAAATTATAAAAAGAAAACCAGGATCTGGTCCAAGTGCAAATTATTTCACAAAAGAAACCGAGGAGGCCGCTATAAAATTCAAATATGAAGAAGACATGGAAAAAAAACATGAAATCTTTATAGAGAAAATTTACGAACCTTTTAAAAAACTTGTTGAAAATCTCATTAATGTATACAACTATAAAACAAATTACGAAACAAAAGAAGAACTTAGAGATCGCGGCGTCGCACAATTATTTCAAATAATTTCAAAATTTGACGAAACAAAAGGTTCAAAAGCTTTTTCTTATTATAACGTTGTTGCAAAACATTTTTTAATCGTAGAAGCAAAACAAGCAACGAAACAGGCACATTCCTTAATTTCTATAGAAGATACAGAAGCTTTTACAAATCACGAAATTGAAACTATTGAGAATTATAAAATCGATCCCTCTTCGGAAGATACAATGATTCAAAATGAAAAATTTCAAGAAATAAAAGAAATAATTTTGGAAATGCAAAAGAAAACAACTTCCGAAAACGAAAAACTTGTTCTAAACAGTATTGAGCAGATAATTTCAAATATTAACCTTTACGATGATTTAACTAAAAAAACTGCACTTTCACTTTTGCGAGATGCGACATTAATGAATAATAAACAACTTTCTACAACACTCTCAACTTTAAAAAAAGTATACAAACAAACCAAAAAAGAAGTTGAGAGTGTTTGATGAAAGAAACTGAAATTGTATTTCAAAATGAAGAATCTATAGAACTTGAAAAAAAAGAAGAATCGGAAGAAGAAAAAATTTCTGAGGCAAAAAACTTTCTTCAAAATATTGAAGATGAACTATCTGAAGACGTTAAAATACAAGTAAAATCTGGACTAAGTGATTTTAGTCTTCTTCTTTCTGACTTAGAATTAGACCCGCGACTTGCAAGCCTTTGGCGTTTAATTTACTCAAATGCTATGACGGATCGAAAAAATGCATTTGCGTTATGGTTAGATTTATATGTTAAAACATATAATAATGAAGATAAACATTTCCAACATGGACAAACCTTACACAAGTATATGGATATCATGACCAAATCTAATCAACAACTTTTAAAACTTGCAGAACTTGTAGACAAAGCAAGAGAAAATAAAGAAAGAATTGATGGAGAAAATCTTATCAATAATTTTTTCGATTCCAAAAAGAATGAGTCAACACCAATTAAAAAGAAAAAATGAACAATATAAATGTCTCTAGATTAACTGTAGGCGGTGTTGGTGAAGCGGGGCGTTCTTTACTTGGACAGGTTCGTAATGGAAATCCTCCAACAATTTTTAGAGCAGTTGTACAAGAAATATTTGTAAATCCTAAGCTTTTAACAACACAAGAAAAAACGGCAATAAAAGCTAGTGTCTCCAATCAACAATTTTTAGATTTAATGCCTCCAATGTCTATTATGGCAAGAATTGTTAACAATGGACAAGATATGGTGGATTCAACTTCTGTTATTGTATATCCATTTTTTTCAAGTCATATCCAACTTCCGTTACAGGCTGGGGAGACTGTTTTTATTATCTATGAAGACTATGGATATCTTGGTAGTAGTTTAGGGAGATGGATTTCTCGGCCTCATGAAAATATAGCAGTTGAAGACTTAAACTTCACGCATTCAGATCGTTCTTTTGATATGAAAAACACAAAAGAAGGATACGAACAGTTAAAAAGAGAGACAGGAACAGCAAATTTAGATATTCAGCCAAATTTCACAAATGGAGCAGGACTTCCAGGAAGGTATACTTTACAACCTAGAAATCAAAATGAAAATCCTTTTAAAACAATAAGAGACTCTTCTTACGCCGCCAAACTTCAGACATATGAAGTAGTTCCACGATTTTTTAAAAATCCAAAAGATTTAACAATACAGGGTTCCAACAATACTTTAATTTTGTTAACAGATGATTTCTCGAAAAAAAATGAAAACGTAACAAATGGTAATTTTACAAATGTGGATTACTCTGGTGTTATTTCTTTGGTTGTAGGGCGCGGAAGAAAATTCTTAACAGATAGTCAAAATAGTTTAGATGATACTTCTAAAACATCTGCTTATTCTGTTAAAAATAAGTTTAATAAATTCGAAATAGATAAAGTTGAATTTCAAAGAAATCGTGAAACTAATCTAAATGAAGGAAAATTAGATTTTAAACGAGATGCAACTCATCTTTATTTGTCAATGAATTCAAAAGCGGATATATATTTCAAATTAGATTCTGCTGTGGATGGAGGAATTCGATTTCCAACAAATGTTCTAAAATTAGAGCAACCACCAGTTGTCTCGAACTATTATGGAAATGCTTACATTGTACAAAAAAGTGATCACCTTAGATTTGTTGCCAGAAAAAATATAAACCCAAACATTAATGGGACTATAATGATAATAAAAGAAGGAGAAATGGATAATGATCTTTCTTATGCTTATTTCAATGAAGAAGGTAAAATTCAAATCGAAGGAAAAAGAATTTACCTTGGTAAAGCAATACAGGAAAATGAACCATATATTAAATGGAGCATATACAAAAAACATATTGATGAATTGAAAGCTCAAATAAATGTTTTGGCAGATCATTTAAATGCTTTGGCAATAGCTTATGAAGCGGCATTTAAATCTAGTTTTGCAATTCCGTTTGTTCCTATAGCCTCATTAAATGCACTGACCGCAACACCTGTTGGCGCGGCAGCAACGCAGGCCAAAATAACAGAGCTGAAAACGAAAATTGAAACAATTAAACCAGACGATGCAAAATCAACAAAAATTTTTGGAGAATAAACATGAATAAAATTGAATTACAGGCAAAAATAGCGGAAATTTTAACAAACTCACCTGCCGACTCACAACAAGCAGCGAATTCAATGCGACAACAAATCGCTAGTGAACTAGCATCGGCAATTGATAAATATGTCCAGGCTCAAATTGGTGAAAGATTAGCATTAATAACTACATCTATTACTTGTCCAACGCCTGCTGGTGTTCCAACTCCTTCTGCAACGTTTGCTCAATTTATCAGAGTGGCATAATTATTATTTATGTTAAGTTTCGAAAATGTTGGATATAAAATTTATGATACGAAAAATTTAACCAGTCCCACGGTTTCAGAAACACCTATCGGAATATTAACTCCGCTATCAATTAGTGACGAAGAGGAAACCTTTTTTAAGACGACTACGGATATTAAAGAAGTTGTTAAAGATAATTTAAAAAATCTTTTATTAACAAATCATGGCGAAAGACTTGGACGCTATTTCTTCGGAGCAAACTTAAAAGAATTGGTTTTAGATTACACATCTGTCGATGATTTTGATAAAGAGGCAAGGTCGAGAATTAAAACTTCTGTTAGGGATTATATGCCATATGTTGAACTTAGCGGTTACAGCGCAAAAGCTTACAGAGATGCGTATGATTCAGTTACAAGAGTAGATGTTTTGATTAATTTTTCTGTTCCGAAATTGGATATTAATAATGCTTTTATAAAAATTGAGTTATTTGTAACCTAATATTTAAAACTGTTATGTCATCTGATCTTTCAAAAAAAGAAGTTTTAAAACAAGTAATTGCGCGATCTTATCTTAATAAAGATTTTCAGTCGTTTAGAAATGAAATGGAAAAACATATCAGGACTTATTATTCTGATAAAATAAAAGATCTTTCGGTCGGTAGTTTTATGGGAATGTTTTTGGATACGGTGGCAATGGTTGGGGATACACAATCTTTTTATCTTGATCATCAATTTCACGAATTATCGCCAGAAACAGCTGTTGAGCCTAGAAATATTGAAAGACATTTAAGAGATAACAGGGTTCCTATGACTGGTGCGACCCCTTCTGTTGTAGAAGTTACTTTCGAAGTGGAAATACCATCGGTGAGAACAGATAGCGGATATATTGTGGACGACACATGTTTACCAACAATAGACGAAGGAACTGTTTTGTCTAGTAAACAGGGAATTATTTTTAATCTAACTAAAAAAATAGATTTTGCAAAAAAAGATAAGAATGATCAATATAAAGCAAGCATTGAAGTCTCGCAAAGAGACAGCGAAAATAATCCAACTTATTTTTTAATGAAACTTTCAGAAGTCTGTATTTCTGGTCAAACTGCCATAGAATCATTTACGTTTAATGGATTTGAACAATTTAAAACTTATCCACTTTCGTATGAAAATGTTACTGAAATAATTAGTGTTATAGATAATTTTGGAAATCAATATTACGAAGTAGAAAACTTAGCAAACGATACTGTATTCGTAAAACAAGAAAATTTAGCAAGTGATAGCGATGAATCAGAAAGTTCTTTATTTTTAAAAGCAGCACCATACAGATTTGTCAAACAGAATAGTTTATCTTCTGGGTTGACTACTTTGCGTTTTGGTGGTGGAAGTGCATTATCAACAGATAATGATTTAATTCCAGAGCCGTCTAAATTTGCTCTTCCTTTATATGGAAAACAAACATTTAATAGGATTACGTTAAATCCTAATAATTTATTATCTACAAATACATTAGGAACTATTGTACCAGACAGTACAATAACAATAACTTATCGTTATGGCGGCGGACTTAGACATAATATAAATTCAAATTCAATCTCAAACAATGTTGATACACTTTATTTAAATTTTCCAAATAGCCCAACAGTTGAAAATGCAAACTATGTAAAAAACTCGTTAAAGGTTTATAACGATAAAGATGCTTCTGGTGGGCTCGACGCACTCACAATTGATCAATTAAAGTCATATATTCCTGCTTTTGCCGCAGCACAATCTAGAATTGTTGAGACTCGGGATTTGATTGCAAGAATCTACACAATGCCATCTTCTTTTGGAAGAGTTTTTAGAGTTGGAGTAAAACCAAATCCCTGGAATAACAATTCTTCTTTATTGTATGTCGTTTCAAAGGCCGCGGACAATACTTTAACTATTTCAAATGATACGTTAAAGCAAAACTTAAGCAAATATATAAATGAATTTAGAATTATCCCAGATTCTTTTGATATTTTAGATGCCCAAATCATTAATTTTAAAATTGAATATCAAATTCACGTTGCTAAAAATCAAAATAAACAAATTGTGATTCAAAACATTAGTAAAAAAATAGAAAAATATTTTAATATTGATAATTTTCAAATTGATCAACCCATAAACATATCCGAAATAACAAACATTATTTATAACAATGTGGGTGTTTTATCTTTGGAATATGTTAAATTTACAAACCTTACAGGTACGGTTGGTCAAAAAACATATAGCGATGTTACATACAATTTTGATTCAAACACAAAAAGAAATATAATATTTCCTCCAAGTGGTGGAATTTTTGAATTGAAATATAAATCAAATGATATTTTAGGATCGGTAATATAAATGTATAAAATTATAAAAGCTTCAAAAGATGCGTATATTCAGAATAAATGGATAAATAATGAGCGACAAACAACTTCAAACACTGGTCTCGCATCTTCTATAGATTTATATTATTTGTATAACGAGACACAAATCTCAGGGTTAACTGGTTCTGCTCTTAGTCAAAGTTTAAAAGAAATGAGTCGAGGTTTAATTTATTTTGATCTTTCAAGATTACAAAGTTTAACCAGTTCATTTCTGGATTATACAGATCCTTCATTTAAAACTTATTTGTCACTAAAAAATGTTTATGGAGGACAACCGACGCCTTCCAATTTTTCTATAGTTGTAAATCCGCTAGCAAAAGAATTCTCTGAAGGCACTGGATTTGATGTTATCGAATATAGAGATTTAGATTCTGTAAACTGGTTAACTGCTAGTAAAAATGGTTCAAGTTTTGTTACGTGGTCTGTTAGCGGCGCAAACGCTAGTGGCTCTATTTCGGATTCAAATATTGATTATTATACAAACTATAGAGCTGAATCAATATTTGAATCAGGACAAGAAGATTTATATCTCGACATAACTCCATTTGTTTCCGCTGTGTTTTCTAACCAAATCTCAAATAATGGATTAAGATTAGCATTTTCTTCTTCTATAGAAGAGGGCACTGAAACTTATTTTGTTAAGCGTTTCGGTTCAAGACATATTAATAAAGAAAAATTACAGCCTAAATTAATCTGCTTATTTGATGATACTGTATTTGAAAACAATTCGGAGCTATACTTTAACTTCGATAATAAAATTGGAATTAAAAACAAAAAATTTGAATCATATTCAAATTTCAGTTCTAGTTCGATTGAATTGACAGGCTCTAATTGTCTTGTACTTACATTATTGGCTTCAAGATCTATTTCATATTCTACAACTTCATTTAGCACATCACATTCTAAAAGTATATCATATAACACAAGGTCTATAATTTATTATAGCCAATCATTTTCAGGCTCGCAATTAAGGATTGGAAACATCAACAAAACAGGAAATTATTACTCTGTTGTTAATGTAGATTATAATCAGTCTGAACTTATAAACTTTCATTCAAACAGTTTAGATGAAATTTATTTTAATCAAACCTGGCATTCGTTAGATAATCAAGTCGTGTATAGTCGCGGACCAATGTTGAAATTTAAAAAATATTCAGCTTTTGCGGGTGGCTCAATTGATAATGCACTTATAATTTCTATTCAAAATTTTAAACAAGAATATCGAGCTGACCAAAATGTTAGATTTGATATTTTGTTAACAGATAATCCAAGTTCAACAACAAAATTTTCTAGATTTGAAACAACACAAAAACTTTTAAGCAAAGAAGTTTATTATAGAATAATAGATGCCTACACAAGAGAAGAAATAATTCCATTCACTACGGAAAGTTCTGGTACGAAATTATCATATGACAATAATGGTCTTTTTTTCGCAATAGATATGAATAACTTTATCAAAAATAAAGTTTACGAATTTGAATTCATGAAATATTCAAATTCGGAAAATTCAACACATTTCAAAAATCTAGGATATCGATTTAAAGTTATTTAAAAGTAATAGAAAGAAATATCTATTATTGTAATATGACGAAAAACAATGCAGATATTTTGGTTACTTTAAAACCAAACTTTTTCGATACCAAAATTTATAACGAGAATAGTAATTCAGAAATAGCATATCAGCAGTTTTTACTCGACGAAGATTTTTCTGCAACATTAACATCGTCATTTAGATATGATCCATTTGGATCTGGTATTCGGTCAACGCAACAATTAAACGTCGATTGGAGTGATTTTTCTCAACACATTTTTTTCAATTCTGCCCGCGTTAAAACAAACGAAGCGTTTAAAACAATTATTAATAAGTTTCCATTTGATGGAACAAAAAAAGAATATGAAGAGTTTGTTGATACATTATCTGGATACCAGAAATATGTATTAGATTCTTTTCCTACTAGTCTAGGATATTTTTATTCTTTCGGTGATGGTTTTATATCCGCAAAAGATTATGCTGGCGTTAGTGACCCAGAGATGAGTAGAAATAAGTCTGGATTATCTGTTGTTAACCCAACTGGCTCCGCAGATTTTTCTATTGAGCAGTGGTTGTTTTTTCCAACAGGATCAAATGAAAATCAAATTATTTTACAAAAACAAAGTGGTTCACATGGATTTAGTTTATGGCTAAGTTCTAGTACAGCTGCTCTTAGTTGTTCTATTGGGTTTACGGTTAATTCGGGATCATATTCATTAAGTTTATCCAATTCAATAAACAAAGGTTCTTGGAATCACATTTGTTATGTTTGGGATAGAAACGACGGTGAAAATAAAATCTTTGCTTATTTAAACGGTCTGAAAGAGCCTATAGAAAGTCAACAAATAGAAATAAATGATTTAAACATCGATAATGCTAATATAACAATATTTTCTGGGTCTTCCTTTTTAATAAATGCCACGAATTTTATTCCAACAACTGTTGTGACTGGTGGAATTGATGAATTGAGAATTTGGCATAAAAAAATTGATGATAAATTTATTCTAAACAATAACAAGAAAAATATTTTTCAATCATCTGATTTGAAATTGTATTATAAATTTAACGAACCCGAGGGCACATCTAAAAATATTATATTAGACTATAGTTCAAACAACCTATTTGGAAGTTTTTCAACAAGAAGTTTTTCAACAAGTTCAATTGGTATCTCTCCTCTTGTATATGAACAGCAAAATCTAAATCCTGTTTTGTTTTCGAATATAAGTTCAGTTACTTCTCTTAGAGAAACCTTGCTAGTATCCGCTTCAATTTATGATAACGAAAATCCATCACTTATTACAAATCTTATACCAAACCATTATTTTTTAGAAGGACAAAATCAAACAGATTCGGGAACAGAAGATGGAGACATTGTTTCATCTATTTCTGGTTCTTTACCAAAAACGGTCGAACTCGGCTCAACTCAAACCATAAATAGTTTACTATATGCGACAGCTGATTTTTTTGATGAAATACAGCTTTTTATTAAAGAGTTTGGAAACTTGATACACATCGAATATGAAGATACAAGTATAATTTCAGATTATTTCTTAAATTTTTTGGCAAATAAATATGGAGTGAAGTTACCAGATTTTTTTTCGAATTCAAATACATCTCAATTCATTTATGGAGAAAATATTGATTCAGAAAATTCTTCAATCTCAAGTGCTTCCCTTAAAGAAATACAAAATAAAATTTGGAAAAGAATTCTTGTTAATGCAAAAGATATTTTAAATTCAAAAGGTACAAGACATTCAATTAATTTGTTTTTACGTTCAATCGGAATTGAACCGTATTCTTTTTTCAAAATAAAAGAATACGGTGGACCAACTCAGAAAAGATTAAATTCATCATACGAAACAAAACAAGAGCAATTTAACTTTATTTCTTTTAATTCTTCTTCTCATGTGACTTCTTCGTGTTTGTCTTCTTCTAGAGTTGAGCCAGGATATCCATATGTTGCAGGAAATGCGGCAGATGGATATTTAACATCTGGCAGCTGGACTTTTGAAGGTTTGTATATGTTAACCAGCAGCGTTTCCTTGTCTCAATCTTTGGTTAGGCTTTCGACTTACAATACTGCTTCTTCTCAAGAGGCACCACTGTTTAATTTAACAACAAATGGCGATTCTTTAGTGTTGTATGGATTACCAAATTCTAGTTTTAGCTCTGGCGACTTATTAACAATTTCTTTAACAGGTTCTTTTAATTTATTTAATGGAGAACCTTGGTATATTTCTTTCGGAAGAAAACGTGCCGATTCTATTTTAAACAATTCTTCTCTTTCTTCTTCTTATTTTATACGCTTAGGTAAGCAATTACAGGGCGAAATTGTTGAATATTATTCAAAATCAGTGTATTACGACGACGCAAAAGGAAACCCAGACAAAAACTTACTTTCAAATTTGCCAAGCGCAACCCCATATACTTCTGGTGGTTTATTTTTAAGTTTTGGTTCTGCAGCACTAGATAATGTTTCATCAATCAAAAACTATTTTGACGGCAAAATATCTCAAGTCAAGTTTTGGTCAAAAGATATAACAGAATCAGAGACTAAAGAACATATTAGAAATCCAAAATCTTTTGGAGTTGAGAACCCATTAATAAATAATCAGTTCGAACAGACTCAATCTGGTTCTTTTGAAAAAATTCGAGTTATTGTTGATATGGACCAAATTGTTTCATATTCTAATTCGGCTGGCGATATCACTTTGATGGATTTTAGTCAGAACAATCTAAATTTTTATGGTGGAGGTTTTGAAGAAAACACTTTGGTCTTCGAGAACCGAAATATAAGATATGGTTCTATGGGCACTTCATTCGATGAGGCAACAACTGATAATAAAGTTAGAGTAAGAAGTTTAACAGAGTTAACAAATATATCTAACCAGTATACAAAACAAGCACCAGTTCATGAACTTGAAATTGAAGAACAGCCAACAGATACTTCAAAATTAAGTATTGATTTTAGCCCAATAGAAATATTAAATGGGGATATGATAAATTCATTCGGAAATTATGAAATTTTAAATGATATTTTAGGAGACCCGAGCAGTTTATACACAACAGAATATCCAGAACTAGAAAAACTTAGAAATTTATATTTTAACCGTTTAACATCTCCTGTTAATCTAAAAGCATATTTTGAATTTTATAAATGGTTTAATGCAACACTAGCAGAGTTTATAAAAACTTTGTTGGCAAAAAATGTGAATTTTAAAGGAATTAATTATATTATTCAACCACATATTTTAGAAAGATCTAAAGTACAGTATTTTACTTATAGCCAATATTTGGACAGAACAAATATTGCCTCTAACGCCTCTCAACTTTTATTACAATCTATAAACGGGACAATTAAGAAATACTAAAATGACAGTTAATTTTTTACCTACCAACACATATCCAGCATTTGATGAATTTACAGCTTTTGATGGAAATAAAATAAATTTAAGCATATCTAAAGTTCAATCTCAATTGTCAAGTTCTAATTCATTAAGACAAGGAATAGAACTAAGAACGATAGATGATATTTATACGACTTCGCAACCGAAATTTTGGGCAGGCAAAATATTAAAAAATGGAACGTTAGAACATGGATTTGCGGAAGAAAAACTTTTAGGAATTGGACAACCTTTATCATTTACCTCAACAAAAGCAGATCCATCATATACAGAAAAAGAAATAAAATTTGATCCTGTTGCTTTTATTTCAAACAGAGATAGTTATCCATTTCCAATTCAATTAAATCAGGGATTACCAAATCAAAAATCAAATATAATTGAACCACTAACAATTCCTTTTAGATTAAACAATTTAGAATTTAATTATTTCGCAAAAGGAATACATGGTTCGGTAGATTGTGGCCCAAAAGAAGGTTTAAACAAAGGAAATCAAGTGATATCGCAATTTAAAAAAATAGATACTTCTGGTGATATCCTGCTGCCATTTTTAGATTCAGGACAAGAAACAATGGGAGGAATAGTAATACAAGGTTACAGCAATAATGAAGTTGGGCGCGAAAGTGGTTTTGTTGAACGACAAAATAATAATGATATTTTTGAATTCGCTTCAGTTTCGGTAAACTTTAAAAACGTTTTACAAGATTTAGATTATTCAAGAGATGAAGACATAAGAAAATGTTTTAATATAAAATCAATGCCTGCTGGCGGAGATATATATTCTTCTTATCGTAACATTGCTGGTACCGATAGCATAGCATACACAAATAGAATTAAAGGATATTAAATGGCAAGAACAAGAAAATTATCTAGAATAAGAGGCTTGAATCAATACGAACTTAAAAATTTAAAAGAGGCCGCGCCATTTTATAAATCCAGTACGTTTGATGATTCAAAAACAATAATATATTTTGATTCCGCATCAGTTAATTATCCAACTACTCTTCCACTTTCTGCCAAGAATATTACGAGCGAATTAACAACATCGATAACTATTCCTGGTCGCTCTATTTTTGGAGCAGAAACACAATTGTGGTATACACAGAGCACAGATTCTATAAGACCATTTGTAGATACTTTAAACATACCATTTTCTGGTAGTTATTATCTAACAGGAAGTGATCTTCCAGGTTTTAAACAACCCTTAAGAGATAAAACAAAAATTGAAGTTCTTTTACCTTTGGCTAATACATCTACTTTAAAATCAAATTTAGTTGATGATTCTCCTTTTGGTTATTACAATTTCGCGAATCAAAGTTTTAATTCAGTCGGAATTGGAAGTAATGCTTTAGATCTTTTTAGTGGTTCGCTAACAATTAATGATTATTTTACTAATAAAGCTATAGGATTTGGACCAAGTATTAGAGATATCACAAGCGCAGAAAATAAATATAATAGTACAAATGTTTATACGAACTTAGGATTACCCATTTCTGAGTTTGGATTTCCAAGTTCAAACACTTACGCGGCAAACTCTAGTTCTTATCTTGAATTAAAAAACTATATTTCAAAACCTTTTTTATTAGAAAAAGTTGAGGTGGAAATTGGAAGTATGCAATTGTCCATACCAGACAATCTAATTTTAGATTCAACAAGTGTAGCAGTTTCAACATTTTTTATTTTAAATCAAAGAGTATCTGAATCTTTTGTAAGAACAGGAACTTATAATTATTTTCAATTTTTTGATGTGGTTTCAGATTTTCCAAGCATTCCAAACACATCTTATACAAATTCATCCTTGCCTTATTTTAAAACAGGAAATCAAATTATTGATTTGGTCTCTTTTGGGAGAATTGCTACTGTTGCAAAAAATACGGCGACGAAAGCTCTAGTTAGTGAAAGTGTCGAATATTATATATCGAATCAATCACTTTCTCCAACAAAAGAAATATCTTATACTGTTACAGGCAGTAAATTAAATCTTTTAACAAATCAATCTTCTAAAAACGTAAATCCAATTTATTCGATGTTTTTTATGGATAATGTTGCAGGCACAAATCGTGTCTTTTCTCAAAAGTTAACTACACTAAATGGAACACGTTCTGGCGTGGAAGATTATTCTTCCAGAAATTATATCAAACAACTTGTTGGAGGAAATTCCATTCTTACGTCTTTTATTAGAAATGCCTATGGACCGAATGAAGAAATGCCAGTAGTGTACAATACGAATCCAGTAGAAAATGCACCTTATATATTGTTTCCAGAAGATAAATTAATTTTTGGATTTCAAGTTCCTATTTTTGATAGAATCAATCTAGTTTCGGATACTGATCTTATAGCAAATTCTGTAAACTTTTGGAAAGAAGGTGAAAACGCTAGTCCTGGCGTTTCCGTTGTATTATCTAAAAACATTAAAGTAATTCTTTACGGTTCGTATATAAAAATGAATGAATACTCTGACTACGAAGAATATCACGAATATGAGTCCAGAACTCAATTAAACACAAATGCAACAATTAATATTGGAGAAAAACAATAATGCCATATTTTGACATATATTCAAAAGCAAGTTTAAGGGGTTCTTATACGGATAATTTTATTTCTGGTTCTCCGCTGGTTGGAAAAGGATCAAGTGGTATACCTCAAATAAATTCTAAAAGAGGAGTTACAATATCAAGATATATAAGCTCACTTTTAAACGGTTTCCCAGTTTCGACTATAATTCTACCACAAAACTTCGAAAATTCTTATACGGAATATAGAACAGCATTAACAAATAGTTTAACTCTTATTAATAAAAACAATAGATTTGTTAATGCTTTTTCAGAAAACGAATATTATTATGATAGTTTTGTTCCTGATATGAATGAAATTTTTCGAGTTGATAATGGTAAACTAATATTAATAAACACTCCAAAAGGAAATTCTTCTCAAATAACTTTTTTTGAATATGTTTTTGGTACAAGCACATATTCTGCATCAATTGAAAGTTTCGAATCTCATAGTTTAACAAGTTCAAATGGCCAACAAATTTCAAATGATAAATGGATCACTTCTTTTCCATTTGAAATAAAATATAGAAATGCGGCAAGATTACAAGGTAAACCTTTTAGTATCGAAAACTTATATTATAAAGTATCTGGTTCAGTTTTCAATAATTCTCCAGTGCTTGTATATGGAACTTCATCCATAGAATTTCCAATAACGAAATTACCTCCTTTTCAAGCTTTAACAGATGGTTTCTGGGGGAATTTGCCAAGTTTTCCTGCATCAATTTCATCAGGTAGTATTATTTTTGGTTTTCTTTTTCCTTCTGGTGCTTTGCCTACAAATCCAGAATCTGGAAATGGTTATAGCGCGGTAAATAGAACAATACATGGAATTTTAGCAGATAAAACTTCTAGTGCAAATTCATTAACTTCGTTCAATGAAACAACATTGTTTTTTTCAAGTTCCAAACAATCTTCTACAATTAAATTTCTATATGGATTTGGAGATGGATTTAATGGACTTGGAGAATTTATAACAACCCAGCCAAATTCACTTTTTGGGTTTTCAATGGCCTCTGTTTATTTTGGTTCTCTTATTAGAGGTTGGAAATATGGATTAAAATCTGGGTTCCCAGAAAAAAGTAAAGTTCTTATTGAACGGTTACCTCACGGAGAATTAAAATTCAAACATACAAATCGACTATTTTCTGCAATGTATGACTTAAAATCAAAAACTTTAACTTATCCACTAAAGATATCATTTTTAAGTGGCTCTACAGATAGAACATTATCCATCTCAGCTTCGCTAAATACGAGAGATAGTGGGATTTATGATTTATATTACAGAGCAGGTCGCCCATTTTTTGAATAATTAGGTAAAATATAATGAGTGGTTTTTTAAATCCAAAAGAACGAATTTTAGATATAAATCTTACTGAAGAGGGCCGAAAACAACTTTCAAGAGGAAAACTATCAATTAAGTTTTGTTCTTTTTCGGATTCTTCACTAGTTTATTCAGCTTTAGATCAATTTGATAGCGGATCTTTTTCTGAATTAAATACAAAACGATTAGGATTTGAGGCCGACTCTCGGCCCCAAGATACAATCATCTTTCATATGAATGAAAATGGAAATTTAAATATTCCTATCAATCTTAAACTATCTGGCTCAAACAATGTTTTTAAAGTAATAGATGGAAAACTATTTTTCAGTTCAGGAAGCACAACATTAACAGGAAGTCAAGAAAATTTAGGCGATTTCAGTAAACAAATTCTAAGTACGAGTTTTCAAAATTTTAAAGATCTTTCTTTGTTAAGTTCCCCCAAATTTAACAATGAAAATATCGAATTTAAACTTTCTACAAATCAAATAGAGTTTGATATAACAAGAAAAAGTCCAATAAATATAGAAACTGAGATATTTGAAAGCAATATCAATCAGGCTGAAAGTTTTTTTATTGATAAAAGGTTATCAAATCTCCCAAACTACAAATTCCTTCCACCTATTAATAAAAAAACAAATAACGCCGAATCTATTCCACTTGGAATTTATCCAAATTTAGGAAAACAAGAAAGTTTATCGGTTTCCGATCTTGATAAAGAATTATCTTTATTAAAATCTAGAGGTTCATATAAAAAAATAAATTTTTCTAATTCTAGTCCTGCGAATACAATAATAGGACAACTTTTCGAAGTAAATAAAAATAATATAGCGAAATTAGATATTATTGATTTTGGAATACAAATGTTTAAAGAAAACAATCAGGTAATTTCGAGACATGTTTTTTTTGCGGGAAAAATATTCTTAGATGAAAATGGAACTTATACATTTGTTAATATTTTCACACTAGTCTTTTCCTAATAGTATAAAATTTTATACTTAGATTGAGACTGATGAAATTCACAAATAAAATATCCGAAACGATTATACTTGCAAATGAATTGAATTTTGCAGATTTGGTCCAGGTTAATACGACAAATATCGTATATAGAATTTCATTTGAAATCGATTTAAATGAAGCCGCAAAGAAAAACAATTCTTTTTCTGGTAAAATATTTGTATCCAAGGCAAAAAAAAGCAAAACTGAACCAGTTTTTAACTCAGATTTAAACATAGGTAAAAAAAGTCAACCAGTTGCAAAAGATTCAAAATTGGGAAATCTTAAAATCATTGAAAATATTCAACAGCTTTCAATTATTCGGAAAGAAACCGCAACAAGTAATGATCAAAACATAATCTTTACAAAAAATTTTTCAATGTTTGATTTTGCTTCAATCGATGCAATTGAAAAAAGTAAAAAAAATAGCTATTCGACTGAAGAAAAACAGGAAATACTAAAACCGATTGCACAAATAGATAAAGTTAAAGAGTTTATTCCAAATTATAAATTAACAAGCGATTCATCTGGACATACTATCACATCTCAAATGGAGATCGCGTTGAATGGTGGGACTGACCCAGCCATGTTAATTTCTAAAACTAGGGGAATAAAAAATGCAAATAAAACAACTGGTGGTATTTCTGTTTCTTACAAACCATTAAACGAAGTTCAAAATGCGATTGTCTCACAGCGGCAAAATATCCCACAAATCTCAAGCAATGCCTTAGCGACAACAATAAAAACTATATCAAAAACTACAGTAAAAGTAGTCATTGATATAACTTTTGAAAAAAATTTGATTAATTCATTAAATGAACTTTTTTTTGAAATTGAAATGTATGATGATGCAGCTAGACCAACGGCTAATAAACAATTGATTGTTAATCATAAAAGAAAATTAGACATATTTCTAACTCCAAAATTTTCTCCAAAAATTATCTCATTTTATCGTCGCAATTCTGATGGAAAACTTGTTTTATTCGTAAAACAAAATGACGAAAATGCAACAGGAATTTCTTTGTTTTATAAAGAAGTAGATAAAAAAAATTCAGATAATAAATACTTTTATCTTGGTAGTTACGAGATAAAAAAAAGTGACGGAGAAAAAAGAATTGAAATTAATAAAACCTTAAATAAAAAAATTATATTAAGGGCAATTTCAAATTATCAAAATTCAAAAAATTGTTTGCTTTTTGACTCAGTTGTTATTGATGAAAATAAGGATATAAATATTGAAAATACAAATAAGCAGTTATACGAATCTGTTTTAACTTATCAAATTAATCAAGATAATTCTATTTTAATAAATGGTACTGTAAACGAAACAAATGTTTCATCAATTTTATTATATAAAAAACTTTTAAATTCAAAAGAAGAAATTTTATTATTTGGACCATATAAATTAGATTCAACTAAAAATTTTAGTTTCAAAGATGATAGTTCAAAAATAAATTCAATTTACGAATATTATATTAAGATAATAAAAAAAGATGGAGTTTTAGCAGAGACAAATTCTCGAATTGTAGTACAAAATAAAGAAACCGTTGCCAATATTTTAACAACGGAAATTATAAATCCTTTAAACTCTATAAATGCAAATGGAATTAATGTTGAATTCGAACTTAAAACAAATTTGGAAAGAAAAAATATAACTTTAGTTATAGAAAATTTTAAAACTTTAGGTATATATGATTTATATAAAGATCTTTTTGATTCGAGTGATATTTCAACATCATTTGTCTATCGGGTAACTAGAACAAACGTTCAAACAGGCGCAGAAGAAGATTTTGGAATAATTGCTAGCTCTAAATTTAATGATTCTTTTTTAAGAACACAAAAAAATGTTAGAGAGCTGGAGAGCGGGTTTCAATATAGATATAAAGTTTATACATATTTTCGAACTCCTGCCACGTTATTGCCTAAATTAGTTTTAAATGAAACTTTCAGAGATATAACATATCAATATTATCCATATTTTTCGAGACATCCATTTACATTAAAAAATGGAACAATTGTTACTGAAAACACACTAAAAGAACAACATTCGGAAAGTGATTATTCTTTCGGACCAACAGGCGAAATAATTGAATATTTGGCAGATTTTACTAAAAATTTACCTGTGATTAAAGATATAAAAGCATTTAACCACAATAAAAATATCAATATTTTAAATTGGACTGTTGACGGAAATCTAGAAAAAATCGATCATTTTATTATAACACTAGTTCAGCTTGGAGTAAAATCTGTAGTTGGCAGTTCTCATAATATTTCTGATTCCAATTCGTTTACATTTTATGATATTTTAACTGATGGAGAATCGGGAGAGGTTTACTATACAGTAATTCCAGTTTATTTTGATTATTCTTTGGGGCAAGAAATTTCAAGTAATACAATCATTATATAATGATATGGCTATTAACAATTCTGGCATTTCGATACGTAGTGGAAATAAAATTGCAGATTCTGGGAATCTGACCACTCAGGCAATTCTTCCAACAAAAATTACTTCTCAAATCGCTAGTGCAAATCCTGGTGACGTTTTGACTGCAACTGTTTTAGGAACGACAAGTAAAATTATCGTAGATAAAGAATTGGTTCAAAATGCTAAAAAAACACCAACTAGCCCATATTCACTTTCTGGTAATGTTCCTGCTTCTACATTAAATCCTTCTGTTAAAACAGTTAAAAAACAAAAAACAGAAAAACAAAAACTTATAGAAAATTTATATTTTAAACCTGATGTTTTAACTCTACCACCAAATACATCAACAAATAATAGATTTAAAAACAGTAGTTTAAAAGGAATCGCTAGCCAAAGACCAGAAATTATTTCACTAACTGATTTCAAACCAATTTTTGAAAATCAAAAAATTTTGAAATATAACAACTTGGGTTATTTTTTTGATTACAAATTTCAACTCTTAAAATTAAGAGAGAAAACTATTGAAAATATAAAAAAAGTATTTGCAATAAATCCATTAGTTAAAACAGAATACGAAAGAATAAATAAAAATTTTCAAGATTTTATCAAAACCGAAGAAGAAAAACTTAAACTTATAGAAAGTTTTGTAACAATATTTCAATCTATCGATAAAGCCTTTCAAATTCGAGAAATTGATAAAACATTTTTTGAAACAAATGGAATGTTGGATATCGAAAACTTTTTTATTGGAAAAATGAATTATAGTAAAATTTCTTATAATTCATTTTCTGATACTAAAATATTATATCAACTACTTTTTGATTTAAGAGCAGCGTCAGAAAATTTTAGTATTAATTTATTAAACTTAGCTGATCCAGATAGAGAAAATGATACGAATTCTGTTAAAATAGATACAACTTATACAAAAGTAAACAATTTTACATTCGATGTAAATACGTTATCAACCAAAATAAATGGTGGTGCCCCAAAATTAAGTTTAAACGAAAGCAATTTTTTTAATTTTCTCAATTCTTTACCAGGAGATTTATCTAGCCGTATTAAAATATGTCTTCACACATTTGGTAGAATTCTTCGTATTTCAAAAGGTTTAAATAAACCAAATGTTAAATCTATGTTTTCAAACAACTTTTCCGTTTCAACAGATTTTAATCCATTTGATAATATTATAGGAATTATACCAACCGATATTTTCACTCAGCCACATGGAAATGGAACAATAGCAAGTACACTACTGCTTTCAGATACAATAAATTCAAATATAAAAATACTTCCGTTCGAAAATACAATAGTTGATGATGGAGAAACCAAGTATGTCCCTGGAACTGTTTATTTCAAAGATGATCTCATCGAGACAACAAATACAGTTTCTTTATTAAATTATGGAGAAAATTTGGTTTCGAAAATATCAAACACATCTTTTTTATACAATGAAATATTTGATTTTAATAATCTAAATTATAATTTAATCCCACAAAATTTAATCAAAAATATTTTTGAAACTGTAAAAAACACAATAAGCTATTGTACAAGTACAACAGTGGCATCGCCAGAAAGTTTAATAATACCAGCATTATTTAATTTGTCTAACACAGATAAGGTTTTGAAATTTTATTTATTTCAATTTATATTACTTTTAGGTTTGGCTAAAGCTACCAAAGAATCTAATTTTGAACTTTTTAGAAAATTAAAAACAGAAATAAAAACACTAAAAAACTTTCCAAATGTAGAGTTGGATTTAACTCTCGCAAATGATACCGATCAAAGTTCATCTATTAAAAATGCTGCTGCAAAACTGGCAAATACAATAACAACATATGTTTCTAAAGTCTTAACAGAAAATTCTATATTACAATTAAACACAGATGCAACTTTTAGTCCACCACCAAGAAACGATGGTTTTTCTTCTCTCTATCTTCAAACCAATGAATTGATCTCAAAAACACTGTTGGACACAATAAGCGCGACGGTTTCTAACAAGCCAAATCTTTTCAAGGATTTTCTTGATCTCGCAAATGTTTTTTACAATGCTGCAACTCCATTTTTAAATGAAGGAACAGAACAATTGACAACAAGTTCATATCTTAATATTAGTTTGTCCAATGTAATGCTTTTATTGTTCGAAACAATTTCTAGTATTTCTGGTAAATTTTTGTCAATTAAATTTGATTTAGATAATGGAAAAATTTTTGGTTTATTATATCATTCAAAATACTTAAAAGCCTCCCAGCGGGCAATAGAAAAACTTTTAACAGGATTACCAAAAAATCTATATAGTTTTCAAACAGAAATTGTTGTTCCGTTTAACCAGGGTACAGCAACTTCAAATGAACAATATATTTTACCACTAGCAACTCCATTTCTTTATGAAGATGAAGATTATATAAGAAAATTTGATTATTTCCATACGGAATACAAAGATTTATATGATACTCTCCAAGGAGAAGATTCTTTTTTAAGAAATATTTTATCTATTTTTGAGTCGATATCTTTTAACTTTAATCAAATTAAAAGATATACAGAAAATACTTTTTCTCGTTTAACAGACGAACAGAAGCAAATAATTAATCAAAATTCAGGAATAATACAACCTGCCCAGTTCGCATTAGCTAAAAAATTATTAACTAAGCTTAAACAAGAAAATACTTTAACAAATATATTAAAAGATAATGAATTTTATCATCTATCAAGTTTTTCAATAAATCAAAATATTTCAAATGATAAGAGCAAAATTTTAACAGTTGGCATTCCTAATGGTTTTATTGACAATGTAAAAGAAAGATTAAATAAAATTAGTGCTATAAATGGCCAAGAACAAATTGTCGATTTTAAAAACGAAACAAACGTAATTTCTATTAACGTTTATAAAAAAAGCTTATTAAACGAAGAAATTATTTTTAAACCACAAAAATTTCTATTTGATTTGACATTAAGTGTCTCAGACTATGATAAAACAATAATTCTTGATCCAACAGATACTTTCGAAAACAATAATAAGTTTTTAAAATTTATAGAAAACGAAAACCTTTTATTGATAGCTAAGACAAAGCAAGAGGTTTTAAAAAATGAAAAATATAAATTTTTAAACTCTCAAGAAAAAGAAATGATAATTGTGAATTTAATAAAATCGCACCTATTATCAAAGTATTGTTATTTAAGTACAGGACTTGAGATCTCAGAAGAGTCGTTTCCCCTTGTTAGTTATGATTTTAATGTTTCGGATGAATTTGATGCATTTTTACGTTTATATTTGCAAACATTAGATATTTCACCACTTTCATTTGAACAAGTTTTAAATGATCAAACAATAGATCAAAATGTAAAGGATAATGTAATTTTAATCAAAAAAGTTTTTAATGAATTCGATAGCAAAACTACCGATTCGATAATTTTTACGCCGAAAACTTTTGATAAAATTTTTAATATTGTAGTTGATGTAAAATCTTTTGAAATAGATACTGAACTGACAACTCCGAGGACACTTGAAAATGAGCAAATAAAAAATCGTCTATTTAAAAAAGACAATAAATTATTCATTAATAGTTTTAATGATGCCGATATGGATGAATTTTATATAGCAGTAGAGATATTAGGATGACATTTACAAAACAAATTACATTGCCTTCAAAAAAAATTTCATTAATTGATGTTAAAGAACCTGAAAAGTTTGACATAAAATTTCAATATAATTTCTTTGTAAAAGATGAAAGAGCTAATTTCGCATATACAAATATGCCCAAAAGATTTAGGAGCGTAAATACTAGTGATGCAGCACTAGACACTCAACAAATCAATGATTTTAACTCTAGGGTTCCGAGATATAATTCATTAAATTGGACACCAGTATTAATTGGAAACAATAGGCAAATTTCAAATAGCATAAAAATAAAAGATAATATAAAGCAAATTTATTTTGAAGATGATTTTAGTTATGAAAATTTTAATGTTTTAGAAATTCAAGACTTATCGCCTACAAAAAAAATTCAGTTGTTTTGTCAAACATTGCTAAAAAGTCTAAATGAAAAACTTGAAAACAAATCTTTGCTTGAGATTATTAAAACAGTAAATAAAAATACTGACCAAGCGGTAAAACCAGAACTAATATCTTCTGGGTATTCTCATTCGGAATTTGGTCTTGGGTTTTATGACAAAGATTCCAGGGTTTCATCTGTAGAAAACTATGTAAAGCTTTTAAGAAACGTTAAAACTGATATTCAAATAAACAATAAAGTTTTGGGTGATTTAATCAATTTTAACGCAAATTTAAATTTGCTTAATCCTACAATTGATGAATTTCAGGATTTTTTAACTGAAGCTAAAAAAATTCAAAAAGAAGCAGAAACTCAAAATAATTCCAACTTAATAAATCAAGATGAATTTGATTTTGAAATTAAAGATTATATAACACAAAAAGTTTTGTTTTCGTCAACACATACACCAGTAGTTCAATCTGTTGGTTATATAATTGAAAAAATTGAATTAAAACCAGATGGTAGCCAATCAATATATCCAGCACTGATCGTAGAAAATCCAAATAAAACAAATTATTTAGACATGGAAATCAAATATGGAGCAACTTATTCTTATTCCATAAGAAGTGTTTTTTATGTTGAAATCGAAGCTGTAGATGAAAGAAATGGATTGGTAAGTGCACTTGGAATTTTAGTTGCAAGCAAAGCAATGAACTCAGAACCAATTTTATGTAAAGAATTTTTACCTCCTCCACCTCCACAAGATATAGTTTTCAAACATATTCCAGAAGAAAAAGGATTAAAAATTTCTTGGAATTTTCCTGTTAATCCGCAGATGGATATTAAAAAATTTCAAGTTTTTAAACGAAATTCAATATATGAACCATATCAATTGCTTAAAGAATATGATTTTGACGATTCTGAAGTAAAGGAACTTTCAGGGGAGTTCCCAAATCAACTTTCAATTGAAAAATTAAGTTCTGCTAAAACGATTTATTATGATTTTGATTTTTCGATAAATAAATCTTCGATTTATACACTAGCATCAATCGATGCACATGGAATCTCTTCTCAATATTCAACTCAATATAAAATTTCTTTTGATAAGATTCTTAATAGAATTAAAATAGATCCTATTTCTATTTCTGGTGCTCCAAAATCATATCCAAATTTATTTCTTGCCGAAGATATTTTTACAGACAGTATTAAAGATCAGAATCATGCAACATTAGAGATATATTTTAATCCAGACTATCTTAAACTTTTTAATAAAAATGATAATCAGTTAGATTATTTGGCCATTGGAAACAAAAATTCTTATCAATTGCAATTTATTAATTTAGATATTGCGGAACAGCAAATCTTAACAATTCAATTGAATGATAGAACAGAAAATGTTATAAAAGAACCAATTGACTCTGCTTTTAATCTCACATTATTAAAACGATCTTTAAATGCCGAACGTATTAAGGGTATAAATTTAAATGATAATCTCCAAACTGAAGAGACAGTTCCTCGAAAAATAGATTCAATATTTAAAAAACAATAATGCAAAAATATATCTTCAATTAATTAAGTAAAGAAAATAAATGGGTATATTAGATTCAACAACAACAAATATAAGCTTGGATGTAGTTTTAACTATCAAAGGAAGAGAATTGATCTCTCGGGGCGATGGGTCTTATAAAATATCAAAATTTGCTTTAGGAGATGATGAAGTAGATTATTCTATTATTCAAAAATATGGAAGAACTGTGGGCGTTGAAAAAATAGAAAAAAACACACCAGTGTTTGAAGGAATTGCAAATGGTTCATATGCTCAAAAATTCAAATGCTTATCAGTTTCTAATCCTAACCTGCTAAGGCTTCCAATTGTTTCACTTCAAGGAATTGGTTTCGATTCCAATTCTGAAATTTTAAGTATAGGAAATGTTTCTACAAAAACGAGAACAATAAGTCTCGAACAGACAATTAGAGAAGAAACAACAATTGATCCAGAATTAAGAGATCAAACCTTTTTAATTTCTTTAGATTCTAGATTTTTAAATATTGTAGGTAAGAGACCTGACAATATTGATGGATTACGTCGCGCTGGTTATCTTTTAGATCGAGATGCTGGAGAAAACTCTCTTGGTGGGACCAAACTAACATTTACACTTGGCGTAAACAGTATTCCTGAATCAAATTTCACAATTTATGGTGCTACAAACAACAAAAACATTATCAATACTTATGTTGTTATCACTGGAACAGCTTCTGGCGCGACCAAACAATTTCAAGTGCAAATCTCTAAAACAAGTTAACGAAAACAATAGTGTGATAATTAATAGGTAATAAGCAATGCCAATATTTCAAGAAATAGCAAATTCAGATTTTACTTCAGGTGCAGATGGTTTAGATATGATAATTGATTTTATCGAATCTGACATATCTTCATCTAGCTCGCGACGAAAATACCAACATTATATTACTGGTGCTTTGAGTTCTAGCGGTGTCACCTCAAGTTTATATCAAACTGTTTACGATCAGGATTTTACTTTGCCAACAGCAAACGCAACATTTGACATTACTTTTGGATTATCTATTAGCTCGTCTTTAGTTACAAGCTCAATTGTTTATACAGATAGTATAACTGGACAATTATATTTCCCTTCTCAATCTCTAATGATGAGAGAAAAGGTCGGACTTTATCGAGAAATGGCACAAAAATTATTGGGAGATGCAGATTCAGAATTTAGTGTTGTTAGCGGAGCCTCAACGATTTCGATAAGAGAACCTTTATTTATTACCTTTAAACGTCTTTTTCATAGAGATAGATTTAAACGCGAAACATTTGCAATTAAGTTTTTAACAGCTTCAAACTATATAAGTGGAGCTGCAACTGGAGAAAAAATTTATTCAGACGTTGGATCTTCAACAAACCAAGAATTTAGTTTTGGTGGAGCTTATTCGACAATTGTCGATAGCAGCAATACAAGTTATCCAGTGGGTTTACTTTATTTGGATAACGGAATTGCTGTCCTTGACACACAAAGAATTTTTGATGTTACACAATCAATAGCTGGAACAATAGATTCTGTTTCTCCATCTGGAACGGAAAGCTTCTCTGGGACATTTAATCAATTGATGGTTAGTGCATCAATCGATGATTTCGTTGATCACGTATCTTCTACAAGATTTGGTTCATCTTCTTATACGGCCATTGCATTTCAAAATCAAACAATATTAAACACGTCTTTTATAACTGTTCAATTACCATATAGCAATTTCAACTATTCCTCCAATCCATCATATGTGGATTCAAACGGAAGAATTGTTGTAATCGAACAAGGGCAAGAAGATATACAAAAATCATTTGTTATGTTTACGTCTGTTGGTTTCTACGATGCTAATAATAATTTATTAGCAATTGGAAAAGTGAACAGACCAGTTTACAAAGATGCAAACCGCAGTATGCAACTAACTGCAAGAATCGATTATTAATTCTAATCTTTATGTTAATTAAAGACACGCAATATGAGCTTTTCGAAAATTAACAAAGAAGATATTTCTACAATTGAGACTATTTTAAATCCAAATATTTCTTACAATTCCTCTTCGGTTCAAGGAATAACAGGATCAAAATATGTTTTCAAACAAAGAAGTCAAAGTGAAAAAGTAAATTTGAGTCGCTCACTTGAATTTAACACTTCCGTAAACTCTTTGAATGAAGTGCTTACTTTAGCCAAACGTTCGACAAGTTTAAATAAAAATTCTTATTTAAGTTCTTATTTGGAACACGTTCACGAACTTCCACAAAATCAAAGATATCAACAGAAAATTGAAATTTTGACATACACTCCACATTTTGGAGATGGTATTGAATATAACAAAAAACAGATGATTAAAAATTCTCTGTATAATTGTTTTTACAAACCCGAATATCCAGCTGCTCACTTTGCTTATACGAATTATAGCACGCTAAATTTCTTTTCTTCCTCAAATTTCAACACATCATCAGTTATAATTTATCCAAATTCGCTTACTTTGTCTAGTTCAATTATTTTATCATCTTCTTATTTACCAACTGGATCATTTAGCTATAATTTTTGGATCAATCCTCGGTATGCCTTTGAGTCACCAGGAACTATTTTACATTTTTCAGGGGCAATTGCAGTTTCATTGGCGACGGGTTCCAGCAAAGATATCAATGGAAATTCTGACAAATTTAGAATTATTTTACAATTGGAGAGAGCCTCGACCGAAAATCCTAATCAGGTTGTTGAAAACGGAAGCACTTGTGTCTTTTCTTCAGATAACTCTTTAACAAAAGACACTTGGCACAACATCACAATTCGCTGGGGAACTTCAGATTATAATTTAGGAAGTGGGTCTATTATTATAGACAACACAGAAGACAAAACTTTTATCATCCCTTCTGCTAGTTTAAACTACTTTATTTCTGCCAGCCAAGATGGACCAAACTGTTTATTTGTTGGAAATTATTTTATTGGAACAAACACTGGGTCGAATGGGTCTTCTCGTTTTTTTGGCGAAGATATAGGAATTCAAGAAGGTTTAGATGTTTTAAATGGAGATACAGGATTTACCGAACCAGCAACGTACTCTTTTAGGTTTCCGCTAAATGCAGAAATTCATGACATTAAAATTTATAATAAATATTTGACATTAGCCGAAATAGCAAATTTACGACAATACGGACCCAGTATATCTTCTTCAAATCTTTTGTTTTATGTTCCGCCTTTTTTTACAGAAGAAAGTCCTTATAGAACTAAAGATGGATTCAATGGCGGTATAATAAACACTCCCTTTTATAATAAATCTGGAACAACTTCTTCGCCGTTTAGCGCAGAGCTGGCATTTGAAGTTGGTGGCCATTTGATAAATTTGGAAAATCACACAAGAGAATTTATACTCGGAAAATATCCGCGTTTATTTGGGCTAACTCCTAAAATATTACAAATAACTTTAAGTGCTTCAACGGCAAACGACTTGCTTTACTTATCTGAATCTTCTTTGAAAAGAAATTTAACAATATTGCCAAACGACAATGGAAATTTTGTTCCAAATTTTGAGTGGTTGAACTCGCTCTCCTCTTCTTTTTTTAGAAATGATTTGGTAAAAGATTTAAGTAGTGTGAATTTGTCACAGATAATTTCTTCATCTTGGATTTCGTCGATACAGTATAATTCGTCAACTTCTTCTATCGGTTATAATATCGTTGGCCCAGATCCAATGATTAGTAGCTCTTTAAATGAATTTCCACTAGCAGTTCCATCCATTTTGCAAAAAACAAGAGATGAGTCTTCAAATAATTTAAGAATTTTTGAAATTTCTAATTTATTTTATGGAACAAGAATAGAACCAGGAACCTTTTCTATTACAGATAGTGCTATTTCTGGCTCTGATTCGAAAGTTTCTATTATCTTAAAAGATGATGGAAGAGGTAATTTATATCGTTCAAACACAGAAGATCAAAATACAGCGACATGGAATTCTGTCGGCAATGTTTTTTATAACGAAGGAATAGTTGTTATAAAAAATCCTTCTCTATTTTGGTTTGGAAGTAATCAATATAAAATTGTCTTTAAAGGCAACTCCAGGCTGTACACAACGACTATTGATTGCTATGCTCGTTCACTCGAACAAACTGCATCTTCAAATTCGTCGTGGTTAGATTCACTCAAATCTACGCAAAATCAGAATGAGCAAGATACCCAATATACACATATTGGAGAAGTTCTTTTACACGATGAAAATCTTAATGTTGTCGCAAGAGCATCGCTTGCACAACCTGTAATGAAAAAAACTGGAGATTCTATTTTGTTTAAACTTCCTTTAAGCTTTTAATCATGGAAATAAAAGTATATATAAAAGAAAAAGTCGCGGGCATTGTCTTAAAGCAAAATGATAAAATTATAGGAATGATACATTCCAAATACAACAAAGAGTTAGATTCTTTTGAAATTAAACGTGTAGCAACATCAGAAAAAGGTCTTGGTTCAGATTTATATTTTTTATTATCTGTTGCTTTAAATGGGAAATATATCGTACATGATACTTCCTTGATTTTTCCTAAAGCTTTAACAATTTGGAAAAAATTAAAAACCTCGGATGAATGGGAACACCAAAAGTTTAATGGAGCAACTCGGTTCAGGGTCAGGAAGATTATACCAATTGGCATGGGTGAGACATACCTATCATTTCTTGATATTGATTGGTTTAGATCTATTCTCTTTTTTAAAGAACTAATTATTAGTTCCATAGAGTCTATAGAAACTAACCTTTCCCTCCCAGACCCTCTTAGTGTAGTGACCACAAAGAAAGCGACAAGCAAAAAGTAATTATTACTTGACAAGAACTGCTATGGCAACTAAGAAAAAATGGTACTATCAAGGAAAAGTAAAAATATCCAAGTGCGAATGCGAGATAAATTACAGAAGTGGGTGGGAGCGAGATGTTGCATTGATGTTTGACCAAGATGAAGAAATAATAAAAGTTGAATATGAAACACTTCGCATTCCTTATATTTCAAATAAAAAGCGTAAAAGACCTAAGATTTATTTACCAGATTTTTATATTTTTTTTAAAAATGGAAATAAAAAAATTGTTGAAATAAAAAGAGATGATCGAGTTAAAACAAAAATTGTTGAAATAAAAGCTTTGGCTGCAAAAAAATATATAGAAAATAATTTACCAGATACGGTTTATGAAATATGGACAAAAAAAGAAATAGATGGGTATCGAGCGAAACTTGGAGTAGTCCCTCAGAAAAAAAGTCAATTTAAAAAAGCTACAGCTGCCCATAAAAAAAAGAAAAAAACAAAGACTAACAAACCCGCTCAACCAAGACAAGAATTTCTTTTAGAAATGTATAAAAAATGTTCAACGAAAAAGAAGTAATCGTAGGTTTAGATATTTCATCAAGTGTTATTGGTGTTTCATTTTTTGATTTAAAAATGGAATTAATTAATTTAATAGCAATAGAATTTAAACAAGAAAAACTTGATAGTTATCAAAATTTCTTTAATAAAATTTCTTTTTTTGAAAATGAAATTGGAAACGTTATTGATTTAAACAAATATAAAGTAGTAGAATATAGAATTGAAGCTAACGCAAAGGCTTTTTCTCCCAATGCGACAACCGCACACACTCTTTTTACTTTAGCAAAAATGAATGCTATGGTTTGTCTTTCAATGTGGAAAAAGTTTCCACAAGCTAAAATAAAAGAAATCCAAGTTTCTTCGGCAAGAAAAAATATAGGATTTAAACAAGACAAATCCAAAAAAACAAAAGTTAAAGAACAAGTTTTCGATTTTATAATTTCGAACAAAAAAGAAATTTTAAGTTATTTGCCAAAAAAAGTATTGAAATCTGGACAAAATAAAGGCAAAGAAGTATATAAAGAATGCGCAAAAGATATGGTTGATGCATATGTTATTGCGAAAGGGGCAGGAAATGGAAAAATCTAAATTAGAAAAATTTGCAATTACCTTTAGCATACAACTGGAAAAAGGTATCGACGAGCTTTTAGCAGAATTATATCATGAAGAGAAATATGATGGTTATGCTGAAATTTCTTGGAATGCTATTACAAATAAAAAAGAAACAACGCTTAAAATTAATCTAAAAAAAATGGATTTTGTCCCAACTAATAAAAAAGCAAATTGTTTTTACTACCATATTGCGCAGAACAAGGGTGTGAAAAAACTCTAGACCAGCATTGAACATAAGTAATTCTGGTGCTATTGATGTTAGTCATGCCACCAAATCCTGAGATATTCGAATTTATTGAGTCTTGTTTTGGAGAATACCAAGTATCAAATGCGGGTTTGAATATTAGTGTCATATGTCCTATTTGTAGAGAAAAAAAAGGTTTTTCTTACGATAAGAAAAAATTAGTTATAAGAACAACAGATTTCGCTTTGCATTGCTGGGTATGCGGATACAAAAGTCGTTCTTTGTATTGGTTGCTTTACAAATATAAAAAATCTTTTCTTGGAGAATATGTCGAAAAGTTTCAAACCAAAAAAATAGATTTTAGTTCATTTTCTGGATCTTCTTTTGTTGACAAGATTGAATCTTTTATTTTAGGAAAATCTTCGGTAAAAGAAGAGAATGTTTTTGTTATGCCTAAAAACATTTCTTTGCTTTTAAAACTACCAGAACAAAAAAAGTATCACCATCTTTATAGAAAAGCAAAAAAATATCTTTTTGAAGATAGAAAACTTACCGAACAACAAGTATGGGACAATAATCTTTCGATCTGTTATAGTTTTTCAGATAAGAAAGAAAAATTTTATTTAGAAAACAGAATTATATTTCCTTCGGTAAATGAAAATCTTGAATTTGATTTTTACACAGCACGGCTTTATAGCGAAATTGTGGGAAGATCAAAATATGTAAACTCTTCAATCGCAAAAGAAATTATTTTTAATGTCGGATTTATTGATTCTTCGTTCAAAGAGATAACTTTAGTTGAAGGTCCATTTGACTATGTATGTAGTCCATATAAAAACACAATTCCAATCTTAGGCTCAAGTTTTGAAAAAACATCAAAACTATTCGAGTGGCTATTTAAATTTAAACCAGATATTATTCGTATTTCATTAGATAAAAATGAAGTTAAAAAACGAGAAACTATAGCACAAAACTTAAGTGTATTGCGCGATTTTGGCACAAAGATTATAGTATCTAACATCACTCACCAAACAGCAAAAGATTTTGCCGAACTTCAAGAATTTGGATATTTGAAAAATAAGATAGATTTTGTAGAAGAGTGGGTCTGGCATCCGAAAACAAAAAAAGAAAGAATTCTAGAAAAACTAATATGAAAATAGCACATTTGGCCGATATACACATACAAGGAAAAGAGAGAATAGTTGAAAATAAAATAATAGTTGACAATTTTCTAAGAAAATTAGTAGATCAAGAAGTCGATTGTGTTGTGGTTGCGGGAGACATTTTCCACACAAAAACAGAGAATATAACACCAGAATCTATTTCTTTATTAGTCGATTTCTTCAACGGACTTGCAAACATAGCCGAAACTCACGTAATTTTGGGAAACCACGATGGCAATTTAAAAAACGAACAAAGAGAAGATGCAATTTCGCCGATTATCAAAGCTTTAAATCGAAATAATCTTTATCTTCATAAGAAATCAGAAAACTTTATAAAAAACAACATAAATTTTTTGTTTTATTCTTTATTCGATCAAGATGGCTGGAAGCCTTTGTCTGCTAAAATAAATGATAAATTGGTGAACATTGCTGTGTTTCACGGCTCTGTCGCTGGATGCGTTTACGAAAATGGTATTGTAGCCCTCGAAGCAGAGATTGAAACAGATTTCTTTAAATCTGTCGATTATGCGTTCCTTGGAGACATCCATAAACGACAAGATCTGGATAAGAGCGGAAAGATTCACTACCCAGGTAGTCTATCGCAGTTAGATTTTGGCGAAAGTATTGAAAAAGGATTTACGGTTTGGGAAATAAATGATTCAACAAATTTTAAGAAAACATTTGTAAAGGTTGCAAATCCATTTTTGTTTCTAACAGTTTCTTTCGAGGAAAATGTTGAAAAAACAAAATCTTTGATATTAGACCAGGTTCAAAAATATAAAATTTCACATGGTTGGAAATTGCGAATAAAGAGCAATACAAGAATAACTGACACAGACAAACTTTCACTAAAAACATTTGGCACAACTAAACTTGGTGCAAAATCTGTGGATATTGATGATTCGATTCTTCTCTCGGTTGATTCGGTTGATATTCAAGGTGAATCTATAACAAAAGAAGAGTTAAAAACCAATAAAGAAAAAATTAAAGAATTGTATTCAAAATTTATCGAAAGAAACAAGGAGAATTATAAATCTATCGATACGGAAAAGGCAAAAAAAATAATTGAAGAAAACTTAGAAAAACTTTCTGGTATCTCTGAACAAGTTCGCGATGCTATTATCAAACTTGAAACATATGAATTTGATAATATTCTTTCTTATGGAAAAGAAAACAAAGTAAATTTTAGTAAATTAAATGGTCTTGTAGGCATTCACGGGCGCAATAGAATAGGTAAATCTTCATTAATAGGTTCTATAGCTCTAACATTATATAATGTCACAGATAGAGCTCCTGTGAAGTCTGCTTTTGTCGTAAACAATAAAGAAAAAGATGCTTCGATGAGAATGTTGTTTAATGTTTCTGGGCAGCGTTATTTGCTTGAACGTAAAATAGAAAAGCAAATTCAAAAAACAAAGAATAAAAAACTTGAAGAAGAAGATAAGGCTTTGACTTCTTTGAAACTTTATAAATTAGACAGAAATGGTTCGCAATACGAGTTAAAAAACGAAAATTCAATCTCTAGGACAGACACAGAAAAAGTGTTAAGAAATATTATAGGAACACCAGATGATTTTCTTTTTACTTCTCTTTCTGCTCAAGGTCAAATCAATTCATTCATTAATTCAGGAGCCACAACCAGAAAAGAATTACTTAATAGATTTCTTGACTTAGACATATTCAAACATTTATATTCTTCCGTAAACGAAGAATATAATATTCTTAAAAAAGGAGAACTTAAAAATTACGATAAAGTAAAATTAGAAGATGAAGTATCTCAAAATAAAATACGTTTAGAAGAATTCTTAGCCGAAAAAGAGAAATGTGAAATTGATATTTTTTCTTTAGAAAAAGAAATAGAAGAATTACCAGATGTAAAAGAATATACATTTCTTCATCAGACTTTAACTTCCGTTTCTAATTTGCTTGCTAAAAAAGAAAATGAATTAGAAATGGAAAAGAAAAATTTTGAAAATCTCGAAACTTTGCTTAAAACAAAAGAAGCACATCTGGAGAGAAAACTTGTAGAGTTTGAGGAAAAGAAAACAGATATTGAATTAATATCAAAAGAATTATCTTCTCTAGAAGAAGACTACCAAAAAATAACATCAATTAAAACTAAATTAATAGCAATAAAAAAAGATTTAGATCTTTCTAAAAAAATAGTGAAAAAACTTGATGTTGTTCCTTGTGGAGATACATATCCAAGTTGTGTTTATATAAAAGATGCACACCAAGCAAAAATTGATCTTAAAAACCTTGAAAATGAAATAATTTCATTAAATTTTAATGAAGAAGAAGCGAATTCTAAAATAGACCTATTCAATAGCTTATCAATTTTTTTAAAAGATGAAAATCAAAAATTAAATTTCCTAGAAAAGGAAATTCTAGGTTTCAAACAAAAAATTTCCGAAATTAAAATTCAAATTTCTGCTAAAACAGATAGGATTATTCCAATGTTGGAAACAGATGTTTTAGAAATGTCTGAAAAGAAAAAAGAATACAAAGAGAAATGTGAGAAATTGTTTGTTTTATCTGGAATTGATGAAATAAAAACAGAAAAAGTCATCGCTAGAAAAAAATTATATCAGTTGCTAAATTCTATTTCAGTGGAAATTGGCAAACTAGAGAACAATATTGATACAATTGAATCTTCAATAACTTTGAAAGAAGAGCTTGTTACAAGTGCAAAAATTCTAGAATCTATTCTGGATGCATTTTCAAAAAATGGAATTCCTGCGATGCTTCTTAATTCACAACTTCCAGTGATAAACAAACTTATAAATGATTATCTAAGTGACGTTGCCGACTTTAAAATTAAATTTCAGACAGAAGTTGGCGTAAACACACTTGATATCTTTTTGCAAGATGATAAATCTACAAGGGTAATTGAATTAGCTTCTGGTATGGAAAAAATGATTTCTTCTTTGGCGATTAGAGCTGCTTTAATGGAACTAACTCCATTGCCAAAATTAGATTCTTTGATTATTGACGAAGGCTTTGATGCTCTAGACCAAAATAATCTGGGAAATGTTGTTAAATTGCTTTTTAAACTTAAAGAAAAATTTAAAGCAGTTTTTGTAATAACTCATATTCAATCTCTAAAAGAATATATGGATCAAATAATTGAAATTTCGCAAAATGAAGAAACAAAACAATCGAAAATTTCATATCATTAATATATGAATTCTGATCAAGAACAATTTTATGTATTTGTTTCAAAAAATCACGAAGTGATTCCTGTCTTTTGCCCAGTTTGTGAGTTTACTTTGAAAACTTTTGATGACATTCTTTCTTTCAAAGAGTCAAAAGCTTGTTTTTTGTGTGAAACCACATTTGTTAAAGCAAAGATAGAAGTTGATAAAAACTCAGAAATATATAAAAAATACATTAACAAAAGAAAACAAATGCACAAAATATCTTTTGATTTTGTATAATTCTGATTATCAAAGAAAATTAAAAGGTTCAAAGTTTTTTCAGTTCGGAAATTCCCGAGTCACAAATTTGTAAATTGCTAGAAATAAAAATAATTGACGGATTGGGCGATAAAATTCAATCAAGTTCCAATTTGTTAAAACAGATTTAAATTTAATTTTCAATAATTAAAAATATGGCACAAGTTAAAAATTATCTAACATATCAAAGATTAGCGAATGCGCTTGCAAAAAATTCAGGTCAAGACGAGAGAAAAAATCACTGGATTAAATTTGAAGCAATGGATGATGGACTATTAAAAGTTGTTCACCAGTCTTTTGTTTCTGCTGGTCATCAATCTGTAAAACTTGAACTTCAAAGAAAATGGCGACAAGATGCATTAGCTGACATTCAAAATAGAATGAAAAGAATAGAAGAAGATTATGAAAAACTTTCAGAAACTGCTGAAAAATCTGAAGTTTTATCTAAGAATGAATATTCCGAACCCGCAAAAAAGAAAATAAGTTTAGAAATATTAGATAGTTCTATTCAAGAAACGTCTGATCCACTATCTTATCAAGTTTACAGTGTTCAAAAGACATCAGTTTATAAAGTTTTTGCATTAATTCGTGTAAAATAACTAATAATATTCTATAGTTAGTTTTACGATGTCTATTATATGTATTAAAAACCTAGAAAAAAAAGAAATTCAAGATAAAATTAAACAATATGAGGAAGACTTAGAGCTCTTTGCAAAAGAGTGCCTGCACATACATCATCCAGTTAAAGGTAAAATTCCATTTATTTTCAATTTTTATCAACAGTTTTTTGATAAAAGTCTGAATAAGCACCAAAAGGGAGATTATCTTTTAGGGATGAGGCAAGTTGGCAAGACTAATTTTCTTGTTGCCTTTACTCTCCATCAAATATTATTCAACTCTGGAAAAACAATAGGATTTATGGGAACAAGTTTTTCAAGTGGGAAATTTTTTCTAGAAAAACTTAAATGGCAGTATGATCTGTTGCCAGAGCATGTTAAAAATTTAGCGAAAGTTGAAGTTTCAACTACTAGAAAAATGAACCTAAGCAATGGATCTTCAATAACAATTTTGGCACTTGCAGTTGATGCGTTCCGCGGCTTTAATTTTGATACAGTTATTTTTGATGAAGCGGATTTTATTGAGAATTTTGAAGAGCATTTTGAAATGGCGAAACTTACAGTCTATCCACACGGTAGAATTATTATAGCATCTACCCCAAAGTCCGCCGAAAAATTTTCAGAGTATTTTTATCTTTAATAGAGAATTAAGTAATGGCAAATGATACACAGAAAGCGCAAGCCTCGATAAAGATTCAAGAACTACAGCGCTGCAAAGAAGATCCAATTTATTTTATAAAAAATTATATATACATCCAACACCCAGTTAAAGGAAGAATTCCTTTAAAATTATATCCATTCCAAGAAGACTGTATAAATGATTTTTTAGAATTTAAATATAATATTGTTGTTAAATCTAGGCAGCTTGGTTTAAGTACAATTACGTCGGCCTATTGTCTTTGGTATGCGATGTTTCATATGGATAAAGACATTAGACTAATGGCCACAAGACTTGAAACTGCCAAAAACATGATTCAAAAAATTCGAATCGCGTTTAAGGATGTTCCTCCGTGGATTAAAACAATGTTGGGTTTGACAGAAACAGAAAAAGAATCTGTTAAATATATCGAATTTACAAATGGTTCTAAAATTGAGGCGATACCAACAACGCCAGAAAGCGTGCGCGGTATTGCTTGTTCTTTGTTAATCATTGATGAATGTGTGTCTGGAGATTCTGTTATTTATTTAAAAAAAGAAGAGTTGAATCTTATTTTTGAGAAAAAGATAGAAGATCTTTGGAAAGAATTTCAAAGAATGGAGCATGAAAATTATAAAGTTCTAACTCCAAGTGGATGGAGTAATTTTACTGGTATTAAAAAAACTGAAAAAAAATCTTACCTTTTAATAAAAACAGAAAAAGCTGAATTGAAATGTTCTTATGAACATAAAGTAAAAATTACAGAAAACGAATTTGTCGAAGCAAATTTTCTGGAAGTCGGTGATACATTATTAAATGTTGGGGAAGTTTTAAGTATTAAGGAAATTATTTCCGATATTGAATTATATGATTTATTGAATGTTGAACTAGGAAATGAATATTTTACTAATGGATTCATTTCTTCTAATTGTGCCCACATCGAAAAATTTTCAGATATTTGGGAAGCTGCCCGACCAACGATTACAACAGGTGGCGATGCGATTTTATTTTCTTCTCCGAATGGCAAAAACGAATTTTACGAAATTTATAAAAATGCCAATACTGAAGAAATGAGAAAAGATAGAATTGGTTTACATTGTGAAGATGTTGGAGTTAATGGGTTTCACGCAGTTAAATTACCGTGGCAAGTACACCCAGATAGAGATGAAAAATGGTTTGAAAATGAAACCAAATCAATGGATGCGAAAAAGATTGATAAAGAATATTGCTGCGGATTTGAAGGTTCTGGAAATACATTTTTCGATGCAGATACTATAGAGTGGATTAAATCTAATATAACTTCACCAATTTCTGAAGAGGCAAAAAACAATGATTTTTGGATATGGGCTCAACCAGAAGAAAATCATAAATATATTTTATCTTGTGATATAGCAAGGGGAGATGGCGAAGATCATTCTTGTTGCCATATTATTGATACAACTTTGGATGAACAGGTTGCAGAATTTTATGGAAAAATGGCACCAGACAAGTTTGCAGAACTTGTTGCCGAGTATGGATATAAGTATAATACTGGTAAAATTGTTTGTGAACTTAATTCAATTGGAATTGCCGCAGCCATTAAACTAAGAGATATTAAATACCCAAATCTTTATTATGATGAAAAAATAATGGAAAATATTCATCTTATGTCAGATGAAGAAAAAGAAAATATTTATCCAGGACATACAACATCTCCAAAATCTAGAGAAAGGTTACTGTCTCAATTAGAAAACGTTTTAAGAAACAAGCTATTAAAAATTAATTCTTTAAGATTTGCAAGAGAATTAGATACATTTGTTTGGAATGGCAAAAAAACCCAAGCGCTAAGAGGAAAATTTGATGATTCGATCATGTCCTTATCTTTTGCTTTATTAATTTATGAACCTACTGGTCTTAGCAAAAACAAACAAAACTCAAATGGTTTGTCGTGGCAAGATATATTTTTAAATGCAATAAAACCTAAATCATCAGATGTTAATAATGTGAATTTGCATAAAGAAACTTTATCGAAAGAAATTCTTAATCAAGAACAGAAAAATGTACCAAACACAAAACAATCAGTTTCTGGGTTAAAAATGTTTGGTTTGTCGATAGCAGATCTTTTAAAAGATTAAATACCTGGATAAATAAAATAATTTGTATCGACAACAGATAAACTTCCTGTAATTGAACTGTTTACAGGGGATACTAAACTTGGCACGCCATTTCTTGGAATAGACGTTAGACCAGCAATAACATGAACGCCATTACTATTTTCGATATAAAGATCTTTTATTCTCAGATAATATGGACCAAAAAACATATTTGAAGAATTTGATTCAATTTTCATAATATTATTAGTAGGAGAACCAGATGAGTCAAAAGAAATAAAAGCTGTTCTTGCCGCTTGTGTAAATCTAAAACAAATCCATTGGGAAACATATGGAAGTTCTATTTTATATCTTGTAGAAACGACACCTACGCCAGTAACATATGGTAAACCAGACAGTTGATAATTTGGAGTAAATCCATAGCCCGCAGAAACGTTATAAATACTCATGTTGTTAAATACCTCGATAGGCGAATATATTTGTTGAATCTAAATCTGTACTACTAGAAAGACTTGCATATGATGCGGTATTGATTAGATCAAAACCATTTTCGATAGTAGTTAACCCAGCCATAACAATTGCAGAACCAGCCGTAATATAAAGTTTTTTTATTCGAACTGGGAGTGGCACCATTTCAACAAAAGCAGAACTTAAACCAGTTATTTCATTGTTTGTTGTTATTGCACCTTGTGTAAAAGCAATTCTAGTTGTCGTTGCTGTTCTTATAAGTATCCACTGTGTTAAGTATGGAAATTCAATAGTGTTGATTCCAGAACTTGTAACATATGGTAAGCCAGATAGTTGATAATTCGGAACATTAAATTGACCAGTTTTATATACACTCATTTTTAATCAAATACCTCTATAGGCAAAATAATTGGTGTCTGTAACAGCCAAACCACCAGTTAGCGAAGTTAAAGCGCCTGTTGATACCAAAACATAGCAATTGTTTATATCAATTTGTGTTAATCCGCACATAACTTGAATTCCAGAACCACTAAAATGAAGATCTGTAACTCTTAATCTTAAAGGTCCAAGAGTTGTATTTGCAGGAAGGATAAAACTGTTACCAGTAGAAAATCCAGATGGCGTAAATGCCATTGTGATAGCCGAACCGCTAGACCTTACCAGAATCCATTGGGTTAGATAGGGAAAAGAAATTGAAGCAGCTGAATTGCTTGATGTAACAAAAGGTAAACCAGAAATTTGAAATTCTGGAACAAACCCTGGGCCAGCTTTACTATACGAATAACTCATAACGGTAATAATTATTTATCTTTATAATTATTGGCATGTCGTTTGCAATATCAAAATTCGTTTTTGGATCACCAGAAGAAGATTATAAATCTTTTGCCAGAACATTTCTTGGTGAAGAAATAAAAAAATATGGTAATACTCAGTATGCTGAACTCGCGGTTTTATTAAGTGTTATTCGCGGAGTTTCTTTGATTCATCAGCAAAACCATTGGATAACGCAAGGAAAAGAGTTTTATGGTGATCATTTATTGTTTATGAGATTATATGAATCTGTCGATGCTGAAATTGATAAACTCGCAGAAAAAATAATTGGACTTTCGACAATAAATTTTGTTTGTCTTGTTCCACAACTTACACATATAAATAATTTTATAAAATTATTCAGTTCAGAATTATCAGAAAAAACTACAGTAAAATCAAGTTATCAAGCTGAGTTATTTTTTATGGCATTTTGCACAATCGTTTTCGAACAACTTAAAACAGTTAAGTTATTAACTCCTGGTTTGGAGCAGACGATTGGTACATTTTTAGAAAATCATGAAACAAACATTTATTTGTTAAAACAACGCTATTGATTTTAGATCATATGTACAAAATCGGCAGGCACCCAAACAATTCTTTTATATTTGTCTAGATATACTGGAAAAGCGCTCGTTGTTTCACTTCCTGCCATAATTTCACTTTTATCAATCATTTTTAATGTTGATTTGTAAACTTTTATTGGTAATCCTGTAATCTCTCCTGTTTCTCCTGCATCAATTCCACCCGCAACAGATAAAAATCCGTGTCCGCCTTGGTCAATGAATATTTCATTATTTTCCATTCTAGCATCATATACTGGTATTTTTTCAGGTATTATTTTATCTAGTTGGCGTCTGCCAAGCATTACTCTTTCCATTATTTATTCTTCTTCCTTTTTTCTTTCTTCTTCTGGTGTTAAAATAACACAGTTGCATGTTAGCATTAATCCAACAACCGAACTTGCAAATTCAAGTGCATATCTAGTAACTTTAACTGGATCAATTACTCCACTATCAACTAGGTTTTCATATTTGTGACTAAAGGCATTATAACCGAAATTAATAGAGTTTGTTGCTCTTGCTAATTCATTCATAATAACTTCTGGGTTCTTTCCTGTATTCTCGACGATTACTTTCAATGGAGTTTTGCAAGTTTCATATACAATTTTTGCACCAAAAATTTCGTCTTCATTTAATTTAGTTTCATTTTTTTGAATCTCTGAATTTAGAAATTCCGCGCAATAGAAAAGTGCTGTTCCTCCTCCTGGTAATATTCCTTCTTGAACTGCTGCCTGTGTAGCATTCAAAGCATCATCTACTCTGTCTTTTTTCTCAATTATTTCTACTTCTGTTGAACCGCCAACATGGATGATGGCAATACCACCTGCAAGTTTGGCTAAACGTTTTTTAATATTGTTCCGCTTTAAGTCGTCTAACCCATCAACTGGTAATAGTAAAGTTTGTTTAAGTTCTTTTATTCTTTCGTCAACTTGTTCTTTTTTAACTGTGTCTCCAAGACCAAACAAAGTTGTTTGAGTTTTTGAAATGGTTATTTTTTCACAAGATCCTAAATGTTCTTCTTTTAATTTTTCAAGCTGAATTGATTGTGCGGCATCAAAGCAAGTCGCGCCTGTTACCAAACAAATATCATGAAGAATGTCAATTCTGTTATCTCCATAAGAAGGAGCTTTAACAGCACAAGAAATAACTGCACCGTGCATTTTATTTGTGAGCAACATATGGAGTGGCTCTTGTTCGATTTCATCGGCTATAATCAATAAAGGTCTAGATTTTTCATTAGCAATACTCATAACTGGAATAAGTTGTTCTTTTGTAGAAATTTTCTTATTCGTTACAAGAACATATGGTTTTTCAAGTTCCGATGTTAGTTTTTCTTGATTGGTAACAAAAAAAGGCGAAACATACCCAACTTCTAAACTAAGACCATCAATAACACTAAGTGTTGTTTTAACACTTTTAGCTTTCTCGACCGTAATAATTCCATCTTCTCCAACTTTTCTTATTGCTTCACAAAGTAATTTTCCGATTTCTCTATCACCATTTGCCGATATTGTTCCAACAGAGATGATATCTTCATCATTTCTAACTTCAGTTGCGATTTCCTTTAAACGACTAATGACAACATTTGTTGCCCAATCGATTCCTTTTTTAAGTGCAATAGAATCTCTTCCCGCAGAAGAAAGTTTATAACCGTTATTAAAAAGATTATATGCTAATACAGTGGCAGTTGTAGTGTTGTGTGTAACGACATAATCATCTGTAATATACAAATTATCTGGATTGCTTACCTTTATACACTGCATTTCAGTATATTGATTTGTTTTTCGAATATCTGTAATTTTTATTCCACCTTTATATCCTTTCAATTCGCTAACTCTATAAATTGGACTTTTCCCATAAGCACTGTTTTCTTTTCTGTTTAGTTTATAACAATATACTGTTTTTCCAAGCCCTCGACAAAGCTCAACGAAATCTTTGCATAATTGTTCACTTACTGTGCTAAATTCAAACAAACCTTTTTTATTAATCGACCCATCTGTATCAATTAAACCATTTAATAATTTTTGCCTATTTTCTTTTGAGGAATATAAATATTCTTTTGGAATGAATTTAGAATGACTATTTTTGCCAAGTAGATTTAATTCTTTTAAAATTAGTTTTATTATAGATTTATGACTTTTAACTGGCCGATTTTTTCTTTGACTACCAGTAATAGTTGCTTTTATGAAATGTTTATTTTCTGTATAATAACGTTTTCGTATTTTGCAGTTTTCTGGCAAAACCAACTGATCTAAGATGTAATCTTCTTTTAGACCCACAGAAATTTCAACATCTGATTTTTCTGATAAACTACCATCTCCAAGTAATACTCCTAAAGTGTATGGATCAATTTTAAGTTTTTCTTTATTGATAAATTCGACTTGAGTAGTTTGAACATAGTATTTATGACGATTATGTTTATAGAAATCGTCTTTCATTATTTTTGTTGGAATTGTTTTTTTATTGTTTGCGTAATCAGTTATTGTCCAAAGATGATCTTCGCAACATTCAACTGTTCGGCCATCAGAAAATTTAATTTGATAAATTTCTTTTTTTCCTTTTGGGTAAATGCCAACAACTTTTTGAATAGTGTTGTTCGTTCCACAGATTTCATCTCCAATTTTTAATTCTCCCATTGGTTTCCAACCGCTGGGTGTCAAAACCTTAGCATAAAGGGGTTGAGGACCATCTCCAGCCAGTTCATTGGTTTTTAATGCGACTTCTTTAACAAGTTCAGCTCCAATGTTTTGCAAATCATCTTTTAAATTAATGTTTTTAGCTACGGTGACTCCATCCTTTGTAATAAAAGGTGGAGATATTCCATTGTCGATAATAACATTGTGACCAGATGGTCCCATTGTAGATTTAACAGCTTTATAAAGGATCTCTGCTCCTTTAAGCAATTCCTTTTGACCTTTTTCGCCGAAAACGACATCTTGATGTGTTTTATTTAACAAAGTATCAGTTATATTCATTTTATTCTTTCTTTGTAGGAGGTCTTCCTTTTGGTTTCACTATTTTTATTTCTGGTGCGTCGTTTTGTGCGTCTGATTTTGATTTTTCAGCTTGTGCTGTCAATTCTGATAATTCGCTAAATATATTGCTAGATGTTTGTTTTGTGGTGGTGGGTTGTGATTTAGATGGATTTAAAATATCTGGATACCATTCTTGCATTAACTTTTCTGCTGTTTCACATTGCGTTTTAATCCAAGTCATTGCAAATTTTTCTAAGTGTTCTTGAACTTCTTCAATTGTTGCATAAAATGGAACATTTCCAAGTTCTTGTTCTGTGACCTGTCTTCTATTACCAGGAGGACCAGCTAAAAAAACATAAAACAATTCTACGCCATGTTTTGATTTGCGTTCAATTAATTCTTCGACAATAACTGGCCTTGGTCCTTGTTCTGGATCTATTACGAAACAAATTTGACCAATGTCCAAATTTTTCATCTATTCTTTCCTTCGATAGCATCAATATAATGTTCTGTTAAAACAAGCACTGTTCCATTAGAATATTTTTGTTCATAAGGTGTAAAATCTAAATTAGTTAATAAATTATTAAGTTTTGCTTCGTTTGCATAACCGCCATACAATTCTTCAAATTTTATTATTTGATTAATTGCACTTTCATGCATGAACATAAAACTCACAATAGGTTCCATTTGACCAATATTTCTAAATTCTTGAACAAGCCGTTCTGTCTCAACCAAGATTGGTGTTCCATCTTTTTTAATGTAAACACTTAGTGCGAAATTAGATAACCTTTCGTGGAGTTTTAAATTATTTTGATTTCCACCAAGATTTTTAATGATTGATAAAAGAGTTTCTACAGTATTAACGTGAAATTTCATTAATTTTTCTTTTCCTCTGATTGAGCAATTTTGTTTTCAATTGCGGCCAATAATTTTTCGCCTTTTTCTTTTGCTTTTTTACTGGTTTCCATTCCAAGGGCAATACGAACTTTATCAAATTGCTTATCGCTTAAAACTTCTCTAACTGCTTTCATATTGAGATATTGATGCATTTCGTATTCGTAAATTGGAGCAGGATCACCAGAATCTCCAACTTCTACTTCGCCTGTATTATAAACTTCTTCAACAAACAACATAACAGGCATTGGGTCTGGTTTGCTTGTTTCAATATAAGGAATAGGATTTATAACCTTTCCTTTGAGATCACTTTGGTATAGAAGTTCTGGTATTGTTTTTCTTTTTGCTTTTAAATCAAATTTTCTTGACATAATTTATAGGTCTCCTTCCAAGATATGAACGAACGTATCAAAAGTATCTTTTCTTGATACTTTGTCTCTAATAGCTTGAACACGCATAGCCTGCTTCAATGTTTTAACATCAATTTTTTCAGCATATTTTTCGAACAATTCTTTTCTATCAATTGTTAAAATTTCAATTTCTGAATCGATTCTCTTTAGTTCAGAAATGAATTCTTTTACTAATGGTTCTAATTCTGTAACTGATGATGGTTGGGAATCTATCCCTTGTGTGTTTTCCTTCATATTATTTATGATATAATATGAATTGAAAATTAATTTGTAAACAGCTCTTTTATTTTATTTTGTTGTTCTTGTGTCAATGAACTAAAAACTGGTTTTAAAATTTCGTTAAGATTTGTAAAATAATCTTTTTTTAAAGTGCTTAATAGCTGGGGCTCTATAATCGATTTTATTTTTCCATACGCTTGTTTAATTTTTAAAGTGTCAACATTTTTTTGTTTTTGAAGTTCCGCGCTAATGATTTTATCCATTTCTTGTTTGGCAACATTTAAATCTGCACCAGTTAATTTTGAATAATCTTCAAGAGAAGACGCTTTTTTTACAGCTGTAAATTTCTGAACCAAAGATTCAAAAAGTTCATTTCCGATTGGTTTTAATTTTTGATAAACATCAGAAAACATTTCTTCTTTTTTATTTGGGTTTTTATCTAAGTAAATTAATGCTGCCTCAAGAAAATCTTTTTCAGATGGTTCTTGTGCAGTTTGCGTTTCATTAAGTGACATATCACCATCCATTCCATTGTTGTAAGAAGAATAGTAGTCTGCGCCATAGCTCATATAGCCCGCACCGTCAGGTACGGTTGATTTTGGTAGAGTTTTTTTATTTTTTTCGTCGTCATATTTGTATTTTTCAATATATTTTTGAACGCGTAAATTTCTTCTCTGAACTGCGGGAATCGCGTAATATGCCGATTTTATATCAGATACAAGATCTTGAAGTTTATTACCAGAAAAAGTATTTAAAATATTAAATGCAGCTTTTGGTGATTTTTGAATTAACTTAAAACTCAATGCAGCTTTAGGATTTAGTAAAAACAAAATAAGTTTAAAATCTTTATTTTCTAAAGCTTCTGAATTTCTTTGTAAAACTTCGGCATAACGTTTGTCCATTCTTTGAAATGCTGCTTTTTCTTGATCCCTTATTTCATTAAAAATGAGTGGTTTAGAAGGTGAAAATAATCTTGGAAAATTTACAAGTAATTTTTTCGCGAAGTAAAAAATTGAACCTGTTGCTTTTTCAACGGCGTATTGTCCACTGCGAAAAATATCAAAAAAAGGGTCGACAAATGTTTTCTTGAAAATATCTACTCCTCCACCACCAATTGATCCATATGCAGAAAAATCAGAATAACCACCGCCACCAGTATCATCTCCATATTCTTCAAAAATAAATTCAAATAATTTTATCTTGTTTTCTTTTGCGTTTTTTATTTTTTGATTTTTCTTTTGCATATTTTGATTCTTCTTTTTCCAAGTATAAATACTTTGCTGCAGTATACTCTTTTGAATGAATAAATGGAGATGTTACTTTATTTAAAGTAGCTTCTGAAGCTACAGAATTTGTTGAAACAGGAACTATCTTTTCTTTATATGAATATTTTTCTAAATATGAACTTTCAATCCATAAATTTCCTCCATTTAAAGATTTCCAGTAATGGGCCACCCAAACATCTAAATCGCCAAAAATGAATCGTCTATTATAATATATTAATTTTCCAAAAGGCCAACATGGCTGTTTTGTTTTAATTGGCATTAATCTGCAAATTTCTTCCCAAACTGTCCAGCGGAAGTGAAGCCAATTCTGATCTTTTTCTTCAACATAGAGATTACAGAGTTGAATTGCTTTTTTTATATCGTTTTGTATATTTTCATCTTTAATATCTGTCTCAAGAGTTGCAAGATTAGTACAATTTTCCATTTTTAATTTAATATTAAGTATTTATTGGAATAATATGTCAGATACTAAAGAAAATGAAGTTGTTAATAGGACGCTAGAATTTTATAAAAGAATAGCGAATCTTTTTCGTTCTGGGGTAAATATTAATCGAAAAATAAAAGGTTTAGATTATGGAAATCTTGCAACTCCACAGGAATTAGCACTTCAAGGAAATATTGGTTATCCAAGTTATAACGCGTATAGGCATAGCTATTCTGGATTTGTTGGTATGGGATATTTTGGAGTATATGATCGAATTTATCGCTACAGAGAATATATTGACATGGATGCACAATCACCAGAATGCGCAACCGCTTTAGATGGTTTGGCAGATGAAATTTGCGCGGTCGATCAAAATGATCAAATGTTACACATAGAAACAGATTCAATTGAAATAAGAAAGAGTTTGGAAGAACTTTTTTTTGATGTTTGCAAATTAAATTCTGATTTAAGATACTGGGTTAGAAGTATGCTTAAATTTGGCGACTTCTTTTTGTTTTTAGATATTAGAGAACGCGAAGGAATAATCAATATCGAACAAATTCCTGCACCCGATTGTGAAAGACAAGAAAAGTATGATAAAAATGATCCTAATGCTGTTAGATTCAAAATAACAACTCCTAATATTCAAAATCCTTCGTCACAAAATTCTTCTTATTTGGAAAATTTCCAAGTTGCCAATTTTAGATTTTTATCTAACGATGCTTATAGACCACATGGAACAAGTTGGTTAGATGGAGCAAGAAGACCATATAGAGTATTAATGATGTTGGTGGATGCGATGTTAACTTATCGTATTGTAAGATCTCCAGCAAGAAGAATGTTTTATATTGATACAACAGGTATTAACCCAAATGATGTTGAAACATTTATGAAAAAAGTTGAAGAATCATTCAATGCAAAAAGTATAGTTTCTAACAATGATGGACGACAAGATTATCGCTGGAATCCTTCTTCTATGTTAGAAAACTACTTTATACCAATTAAAAGAGATTCTTTAACAAAAGTTGATACTTTAGAAGGCGCAACTCATCAAACCGCTGTTGATGACATAGCCTTTGTTCACAAACAATTAACTGCCGCTCTTAAAATGCCAAGAGCATTTTTGGGCTACGATGAAGCTGTTGGCAAAAACAACTTATCTGCACAAGATATAAGATTTTCAAAAACTGTTTCTGCGATACAAAGAATTGTTTTAGCAGAATTAAAACGTATGGCGATGTTGCATCTATATGCAAAAGGTTTTGACGGCGAAGATTTAATTAACTTTAATTTAAAATTAACCAATCCAAGTACAGCTGCGGTGTTACAAAAATTGGAACTTTGGGAAAAGAAACTTGATATAGCTGGCAAAGCAAAAGACATTCCTCATGTGGATGAAGAAGTTATTCAAAAAGAGATTTTTGGATTTAATGATGCTGACATAATCAGAATTCGTCTAGGCAGAGAGCAGGATACAATTAGAAATAAAACATTTGAAGCTCTACAGCCTGTAAAAAATGAACCAGGCCAAGAACCCGATCAATTTGATCCAGCAAACTATGATGTTCCAGGTTCAGGAATGATTCAAAATCCACAACAGGGAAATGCTGAATTACCGCAAAATACAGTTGCAGCAGACCTACAAACCGTTCCTAATATTGACATTTCTGATTCTGAAATTGTGAAAGTCAACATTCCAGATAAAAAAGCACCAATAAGTCCAAATTATTTTGTTCCTTCTAAAATGTTTCCTTCTATGGTCAAAACCTCTAACTTCAACAAACAAATTATTAATCCTTACTATGGAATGAATATGGTTTCATCTCAAAAAACAGAATTTGAAACTTCAAAAGACCGCGATAATCATTATTCAACTCTTATAAAAGAAAGTTTTAAAGAGTTAAATTCTAGCAATATTCCAAGTTCTGGAGTTTATAAAGAAGTAGTCTCTAGTTTGAAAAACTTAAACAAGCTTTTAAATGAATCTAAGAAAAAAGAAGAGGATGAAAATTCAGAAGTTGAAATTGAAATCGATAGCGGCGATTTTAAGCCATTCTATAATAAAATTTCTAGAAACAATAAATAAAACAAATAGTTAAATATCGACAAAGGTTAAAATGAATTTAGACACCAAGGTACCACACAACAAAAAAAGAAATGTTGGACTAGTCTATGACTTTTTAGTTCAAAAGTTAACTAAAGCGACTATCGAGAACAACGAAAAAGAAATCTTTATAATTAAAAAAACAATTAAAGAAAATTTCACAAAACAAAGTGAAATATTAAAAGAACTTAAAATCTTTAAACAAATTTTGAGTTCTTCTTTTTTATCGGCAGAAATTGCTTCAAGATTTTTAGATGAAATAAAAAAAGAAACTAAAAAGATCAATCTTTCAAAATCTGAAACAGAAAAAACAAATCTCATACACGAAATTAATAAAAATTTAAATGGAGATGGCTTGTTTTTTAATCAGTATGTTGAAAACTATAAAGAACTTGCAACAATACAAGTGTTGCTTAATAATTGGCATGCCCCTCTTTCTGAATCTAAAAAAATAAATATTTTGGTTCTTGAAGACAGTTTAATTTCATTTTTGGTAAATAAAAAACAGCAAATTTCACAGCCTGTGGATTTGAAAGAAAATATTAATAACGATAGTAAATTAATCGCAAAAATAATGCATCAAAAATTCGAAGAGAAATATTCTTCTTTGTTTGATACCGATCAAAAAAATATTTTAAATGCTTTTATATCAGATAATAAAAGTATCTTAACTGAAATTCTTTGCGAGACAAAAGAAAAGATTATAGATCAAATAAAAAATAAGAAAAACTATAAAGAACTTTTAGAAGAAGTAAAACTTTTGGAACCAGTTCCATGTAGCGAACACTGCACATTCTTTCTAGGAGTGTTAGATATTTTGAGAGCAGAGCGAGGCGAAGTTAAAGAATAATGAAAACCGTAATTAAAAAACCAAAAAAAATTCTTTTGAAAGAAAATTTCATATTTGATTTAAAAAATGCAAAAAATTCTCTGAACGAAAGTTTAGACATTTCGAATTTGGATAGTTTTAGCGAGGCATTAGTGCTCTCTGGCATAATTCAACGCTGTAATACTCTGAATCAAAATGGAAGAGTTTATCCTAGAAATGTTCTTGTCCCAAAATTAGAACAGTACATAAAAACAAAAGTTGAAACTGGAATGGCTTACGGTGAATTAGATCACAAAGACAGTGAAGTTGTTGAATTTAAACATGCTGCTTTTAGATTTAGAAGGATTTGGCTTGAAGAAGATGTTGTTTATGGAGAAATAGTTATTTTCCCTGAAACAGAAGAAGATAAGAAAATTAGAGGCGCACTTAAAACAGGTGGAAAAATTGGAATTTCTTCTAGAGCTATGGGTTCAATTAGTCGACAAACTTTACCAGAAGGAATTGTCGCGGATGTAGTATCAGATGATCTTCATATAATCTGTTGGGATATTGTTACCGAACCATCTACACCAAAAGCATTTATGGAAGACAAACAAGTTTCCTCCACTCCAAAACAAAAATCTTTAACAAAACTAAAACCTGCACAAACAGTTGTTATGAACGAAAACAAAAATCTAAAAAAAGAACATTATAACACTCTTTTAGAAATGGCAAAAAACTTTAATAAAAAGGAAAAATAAAATGGAAACAAAAGAAAATAAAGTTGTATTGAGACGAGCAGAATTGAAAAAAATGCTAAAAGAGATCATAAAAGAAATGTTGACAAGTGGAGAACTTAATGAAGTTTTTCAAGCTGCTAACAATAGTGGTCAACAAATTCTTAGTTCGGCACCAAATAGATTTGGATTAGACAATAACACAAATACTGTTGTTTCTGCTCTCGCTGCCGCCGTTGCTGGTAATGATCCTTCCAAAAAAGGTGTTTTAGAAGCAATTTTTGCCGATACAGCCAAAACAACAAATCCACAACAAATGAGAATGGAAATGAATCCTCCATCTCAAACTTTTTTTAACCAAGGAGGAGGCCATCCCGCATTTACAGCAGTTTCAAATCCTCAAATTGGTTACACAGGTGAAAATACAATAAACTACACTATGCAGCCACATGGATATATTCCATATGGAAATGGAATGTCACAACCTATGCAACCCCAACAAAACCATCAACAAATGCATCCGCTAGCTAAAATTGCATTTAAGCATCCATTAAAAAACACATTAGATAATAGTTAAGAGTAATAAAAGAGTAAAAGTAAATGCCAAGAATTAGACCAGGATATTTAGGACAAGTCCCAGCAACAAATCACGGAATGGGATCATCGGATACAACAGCGGCAAAAATAGTTTTTGCTCAATCTCCACTTTACAATGGAGAATTGTCCGACCAAGCTATCAAAGATTCGTTTTATAAACCAGCAGAGCTTGAAGGAGATTTTATCAATGATGGTGGATATCAATTTGGTTTGGTTGATAGAAAATATAGTGGAACTCCAAACTTTGATGAAGTAGAAGTCGGAGGAGCAGGAAAACCTGCGACACCATTTGCGCCAAATATCGCAAACCCAGTTGTTCCATTTGATCCAAGAACAATTCCAGCAGAAGGAAGAGAAGCGACATTAAGAGTGAAATCTTTAAGCCGTGGAGCTTTCCTTGGTAACGGACTTGTTTCACCTCACACTTCAAAATATGTTTCACCTCCTCCTGGTGAAACAAATGGTTTGGGAAATGGTTCTGGAAACACCTTTGTTAATCGCGAAGAATAATAATCAAAAAGAACGTTAAAAAATTATCAAGCTCGCCTATTCATAGCGCGGGCTTTTTTAATTTGAAAGAATAATTAAAAATTATAAGATAATTAGAAGGGAATTTAAATGTCAAAACTTTACGAACAAGCTATTGCGGATAGTAAAAAATTAAAAGAAGCTTTAAGACAAGAAGTTGAAAATGATGTACTAAAAAAATATAGACCACATATTCAAAAATTAGTCGATCAAGAAATTGAAGGATTCTTACTGGAACAAGATGAGCCAGAAACACTCAACTTAGATACTCCAGAAACACAACCCGCAGCAGAACAACCTTTAGCTGACGCAAAGCCAACAGAACCAGCTGTACCAGCACCAGCAGAACCTGTTGATACAAGTTTCAGTGCGCCAATTACACCAGTTGGTGGAAATGCTTCAATGCCAATCCCTGATGCAGATGGAAAAGTTATTGTTTCGTTTGAATCTCTTTTTTCTGGACAAACTGGGCTTCCACAACCAACACAGGCGGCCCCCCAAACTGGAGGAGAAATGGCACCACCGCCAATGGAATCAACTCCTGCGGCACCAGTCGCGGAAGAAACACCTATGGAATCAACACCAGAACCCACAGAACAACTTCCTGCTGAAACACAACCATCGGCACAACCAGAACAAAAATTCAATCCAGAAAAACTAGAAGAAGCTAGAAGTCGAATTGGAGAATTAGAAAATGAATATGCAAATACTTTCATTTCTAAAAAAATTGGACTAAAAGAAGTAACAGATTTTACTTATAGACTTCTAGAAACATATTCAGAATTAGAAAATATGAAGGAATTAAAAGAAATTAGAGAGTCTTCATTTGATGTTTTATCATTAAAAATGGAAAATCTTTATAAGTTAATACAGAATTCTGAAAAATTGTATAATAGTTATCACAGAACTCAAAAAATTACTGAAGGAAATCAAATAATGAAAGTTCATCCAAAAACAAGATCATTTTTAAATAGCCTTCTCGAATCTTTAGAAACAGGATTTGGGGATGATGGCACAATAGAAAAAGTTTCGGAGCCACTTGATGCACTTGAAAAAGTTGCTGATAAGGCTGGAAAGGCTGCGGCGTCTGCCTCAAAACCAAAATTAGTAGATCCAGAAAGAGGAAAACAAGCTCCTTTCAAACACAAAGCAAAAGAAGACGAATCTCTTCTTAAAGAAGATGTCATGGAAGAAGAAGTTGAATCTGACGAATCTGATATGAGCCTTGACGAAGAAATTGCTGCTCTAGAAAAAGAAATGGATGAAATGCTTGGTTCAACTGAAGAATCAGTTATGGAAAGCAAAAAATCATCTAAAAAAGTTGGAAAACCAGTTTCCAAAGACGCGGCAAAAAAAGCAGAAGCGGCCAAAAAAGTTAAAAAACTAAAAGAACAACTTGCTGCTGCCGAAAAAGAAATGGATGAATGTGGCGGCATGGATTCATCTGGTGGACAAACCACAATTACCATAACAACTGATGGTAAAGTTGCTGGTGCTGACGCGGTTGGATCTAAAGTTGATCTTGTTGATTCAGATGGCGATGAAGACGACATGACCCTTTCTTCTGATGGAGAAGATCTTAACGAAGAAGACATGTTCGAAATCGTTATGGATGACGAAGAAGCTGTAGACGAAGAATATGATATGGATGAAACAAAATCTCCAGAAGATATGGAATCAAGTCTACAAGAATCAAAACAAATCAAATCTCTTAAAGAATATACAAAAGAATTAGAGACAGTTGCTGCTCGTTCTTTATATGTAAATAAAATTTTTGCAAACTACGACGGTCTATCTAAAAAACAAAAAGAATTAGTTGTTGAATATATTGATAGAGCAAAAAATCCTGAAGATGCAAAAAGAATTTTTGGTAGAATCAAAAAGCAACTAAGCGAAGCGAAAACAGACGCTGCGAAAAAGACAGAGAAAAAAGCTGGTTCCCTCAATGAATCGGTCTCTCGTAAACCACAAGTTAATTCAGGTGGCGCAGCCGACAAAATTGTAATCGGTTCAGCAGACAGATTTAGAGAATTAGTAAATAACAAGAAAATTGGTTAATTGGATACTAAATAGAATATAGATACTCGGAGAAAAAAATAAATTATGTCTTTTACATTACAACAATTATCAGAAGGTTTAGAACTTAATCCAAATCGCGGAATGGATGATCGCTTAGTTCAAAAATGGGAAGGTTACGGCCTCCTAGACGGTTTCACAAGCAAAGGTGCCAAACAAAAAATGGCTCGCTTGCTCGAAAACCAAGCGGCTGAAATGATCCGTAACCCACAAGTCCTCATGGAAGCCAACGCGCTTTCATTAGGTGGAGCTGGTCTTGCTTCTAGCGGCCAAGTCGCTGGATTTATTTCCATTGCATTCCCAATCATTCGCAGACTTTTCGCTGGTCTAATTTCTAATGAATTAGTTTCAGTCCAACCAATGAGCCTTCCATCAGGACTCATCTTCTATATGGATTATTCATATGGTTCAAACGTCGGTGGAACAGCTGGCCTTAGCTTAAGCGATGCTGCAACAACCTCAACATACAAAAAAGGACAATCAGTTTTCGGCTCACCATCTGGTGCCGATATCCGCGGTGGAATAAACGCAGCTGGTGGTATGTATGACAACGTTGGAACTGGATTCTCGAAAGTTCACAAATCAGCAACAACTGTAGTTGTTCCAGATATCGGCGCATTCGGTGCGTCAGGTACAGCTTGGACAGCTTCTGATACAGTTGCAACAGCAGCCGAAGTAACAGGTCTTAACGCTCGTTGGATCGACTACGATAGCAAAATCTCAACAGACGTTGAAAATGCGGCTCTTGACTACTGCTTCGCTTTCGTTTCTTCATCTGAAGTTCTTACAAAGATCCCAGGTGCTGATCTTAGAGCAGTTGATCAACTCGCGATTGTTGGTTTCTCAACAGCTAACGGTGTTGCGAACTGGGATTCAACTTACCAAGGTGGACAAGGAGTTAAAAACCTTCGTAAACTAAACCAACGTGGTAACTGGAACTACCTTACTTCTACATTCACACCAGATCACCTCAATGGTTCACACGTACTTTTCGTTATTGCTGTAAGCAATACAGGTGCGGTACCAGCGGGTCCAGTAACAATGTCAGCAGCGATTGCCGACTCACTTACTGTTAACACAGACGGAAGTGCCCTCACACTTTCTCCATTTGAATCTGATTTCGCGACACCTCCAACACCAGCGATTCCAGAAGTTGAAATTAAGATTGAATCAACAGCTGTTACAGCTCAATCTAGAAAACTTCGCGCTCGTTGGTCACCAGAAATGGCGCAAGACCTTTCTGCCTTCTACTCAATGGACGTAGAAGCTGAATTGACCAACATCATTTCTGAAATGGTCACACTCGAAATCGACCGCGAAATTCTTAACCAATTACTTCTTGAAGCGAAAGCCGCGAGATACTACTGGTCAAGATCACCAGGTAAATTTGTTAACAAACAAACTGGTTCTGAAGTGTTACGCTCCGCTTCTCTCGCCGCTGGTCCAGCATTCACTGGTACAGTTCGCGAATGGTACGAAACACTCATCGAAACCATTATCGATGTTTCTAACGAAATTCACCGTAAAACCCTCCGCGGTTCAGGTAACTTTATCGTTTGTGGACCAGACGTTAGCACAGTTCTTGAAGCTACACAAGGTTATAAAGCCAACTACAAAGTTGACGGAAATGGCCAAGTTTCGGATCAAATGAGTGTTGGTGCGGAATCAACTGGAACAATCGCTGGCCGCTTTACTGTGTACCGCGATCCATACTTCCCACGTAACAAAATCCTCATCGGTCTAAAAGGATCTGGATTCCTTGAATCAGGATTCGTTTTCGCTCCATACATTCCATTGGTTCTCACACCAACAGTGTATGACACCGAACACTTTACACCACGTAGAGGATTAATGACCCGCAACGGAATGAAAATGGTGAATTCTTCGTTCTTCGGGGTTGTAACCGTTCTCGATATGAACGTAATATAAGTTTTTCTCTGAAAAGAGGAGACTAAACCAAGGGCAGAAATAATTTCTGCCCTTTTTCTTTTGTGAAAACCGCAGCTGAAACTAAACCAGTACTTAATCCTCAATAGATTTTCTGTTGTCTGGTTTATTCCCTGCGTTAGACTACCTGTAGTGCAATGGAAAAAAATACCAAACAAAAAACCATATACAACATTTATAATATAGAAACAAAAGAAACCAAGGAAGTGTCTAATTGGAGAGGATGGGCAGCAGAGGAAGGAATCCCTACAAACTCTTTAACTTTGTTTAAAAGAATGGTAAATGATCCTCAAAGAACTTTTTATAAGAAATATATTCTCAAAGACAACTCTTTTGAAGAAAGATTAAAACATGCAGGAAAAGTTAAACCTCCAACTCCAAGAACTCAAGAAGCAAGAAATGAAGCGAGTTTAAACCAAAGAAAAGATTATTTGAAGAATAAAATCTTTGTAAATATTGACACAAAAGAAGAGTTTAATTCAAACGATATTTTAAACTTTAAAGAATTTGCCGAAAAACATAAATTAGATTCTGTTTCTTTTAAGCTAATGTTAAGAAATGGAGAAGAAGGTGGAAGAGTTATAAAAACTTGTGGCCCTTTTACTTTAAAGGAAAATTTTAAAGAGACTAGTAAAACAGAATATAAACCTTTACTTCCGCCAAGTAATAAAGGATCAAAAATGAGCGAAGAAGCAAAGGCTAACATGTCTTTTTTATCGAGGCAGAAAGAATGGAACAATCTTAAAGTTACTAATCTCACAACTGGTGTTTCTGTTTGTGTAAAGGATCATACAATTTACAAAGTAGCAGAAATTTTAAATATGAGTTATTCGACTCTAGTTTTCTTTTTAAATGAAAAATCGATGGAAAGAAATATTAAAGGAGTTTCGTTTAAAAAAGAATATATTGATACAAGTTTGGTTGAACCAATGGCAGAGTCGCAAGATGTTTCTATCATAAACATAGAAACAGAAGAAAAAATTACTTTAGTAACTAAAGAAGATAGAATTGCTTTTTGTAAAGCAAACAATGTTCAAGCCAAATCTTTAATTGACTTTATCGAATATAGAATTCTTATACTTGGAAAGAAGTTTATATTGGAATCAAAGTGGATCAAACAAAAAAAGGAAAAAGAAGAAATCGAGAAAAGAAAGCTTGCGGAGTTCGAAATTCAATTTTTTGATAAAAAGTTTTCTTTAAAAGATGCCTTTTTTATTGATGCATTAAAATACGAAAATCTTAATTTAAAAAAAGGAATATATGCGTTTGTTCATATTCCAACCAAAAAATACTACATTGGAAGCACAAACTCATTTCTTGTTAGATGGAATAATCATATAACAGAATTAAAACTTACAAAACATGCAAATTCTCATCTTCAGAATTCTTGGCTAAAATACAAAGAAGATGAGTTTGCCTTTTTTATTCTTGAAGAAATACAAAAAGACGAAGATCTCTTAAAAGAAGAACAAAGGTATTTAGATAGATATGTAAAAAACACTAGCGGCGATATAACTTTTAATTTGGCAGAGGTTGCAGGAGTACCTGATAGAAAGGCAATAATCTCTAAAGAGGTTAATCAAATTAATTTAGAAACAGGTGAAGTAATTCAAAGTTTTGAATCTCCAACAGAAGCAGCAAAAATACTTGGTAAATTTACAGCAGATGGAATTCCTCTTGCTTCAAACATTGTTTTAGTTTGTGAAGGAAAAGGAGCAAACGCATTTGGGTTTGGATGGGAATACAAGGATGAAGAATTGAAATCTTTATATCCAAAATTTGAACCAAAACAGAGAAAAGGATTAAAGAGAGTCCAGAAGATGGATTCGAATGGAAATGTACTAGAAACATATGCGAGTATTGCCGAGGCAGCATCCAAAGAGAAAATAAATTCTTCTTCAATTTCAATTGCTTGTAATCATAAAAAGTATAACAAAACAAAAGGAATAGTTTTTAGGTTTGAAATATAATAAACTTCATATAAGCCTCACCAGGGGCTTTACGAGCAAATTTGGAGCAACTATTTTATGCAGGTGGACACCGCAAACAAACAAGAGTTTAAGCTGGTTTATCATGATTTATGTGATTCGTTTTGTTTGTATAGAAATGATAAAGGTCTAACTATTTTAGAACAAGAAAAAACGGAATACAATTCCAGATTGTATTATGATAAGTCACAATTGGTTTCGAGTATTAAAGAAAAGTATTTTGAAATATTTAAAGAACCTTTTAGTGGTCTTGTAAAAATAGAAGAACCACATCATTTGATGTATGAATTTGTTAATTGCTTTCCTAAAAATGACGAATCTTTTAGTTTGAAAAGATGTAATTTAAATGATCCTAAATTTTATAGTACAGTTGTTTTTGAAAATGGAACTGCATCAATTGTAATAGGAACAAATGAATTATATGTTTTAAACAAAAAAATGATTTTTTTAAATTCTAGGCGGCTTAATTCAGGAGAAAAAATTTATAGTTACTTATCTGAAAATGGAATTATAGAATCTTCTATTTTTTTAAATGACGATAATTTATTTTTTGAGTTGTTTGAATTAACCATAAAAAATTTAATTCCAAAATTTACACTTGTAAGGGGTGGTGAAAATATAAAATATGATTTACAAAAATAGAAAATCGGGGAGGGTGTCTAAGTCTCAAACATCAAAAAAAGGAACATATGCTAAATCCTAAAGATATAAAGCTTGTGGCAGAATACTCAGTAGAAGGATCTTGTTTGTTTAAAAACAAGAAAACAGATGACGAAATTCTTTTAATAGGAAAATCCAAACAAGAAATTGGTTTTTTTCTTGGAAAGTATGAAAAAATTTTTAAACATACTTTTAATTCTTTTGTAGTTGGAAATTATAATCCTAATGAATTTCATTTATATTTTTATAAAAATGGTAGACCGCAAGTAATATTTATTTATTCAAAATTTACTAAGAAAAAATTTTTTCAACTAACTTTTCGAGATAGTGAGATAAAAGGATTTTCTAATATTGAATTTGACTCAATAAAAGATTTTCCTTTTATATATATGGGTCAGTCTTCAAATAAAATGTTTAGTTATTTAACTGAAACATCTATAAAAGAATTTCCGTTTCAGATTTTAGAAAAAGAAAACATTATTCAAACGGATTGGTTTGAAATCGATTTTGAAAATATAAAAATTGATAACATCGTATATAATTCCTTTTTTGAGAATTAAACATAAATGATAAATTCATACAATGGGCATATGTGTACATTTATTCAATTTACAGTAGGATGCCAACCAAATTATGCTTATTTCAACCATTGGTTTCCAATTAACGCATTCAGAACAACAAAAGTTGTGATCTTATCGAAAATTTATTTTTCACAAAAAAGAAAACTAAAGTCTCTTTTTAAGAAACATTATCTCTTAAATAAGAAATATGGGTTTTCAAAAGAAGGTTTGGAAAAAACTTGTAAATCGATAGAAAAAGATATGAAATTAATGATTTATGATGCTCATGATGCTTCAAAAGATGTTGAAACGAATTTAACAGTAATGCCTTATATTTACCATGTTTCTTTTGAATATAATAAAGATTTATTTGGCGATAAAACCGTTTTTTTAAGCAATGAAATTTTCCCTGATCTTTTGTTTTGTACAGAAGAGCGCCTGAATGAATTGAGATATCTTGGAGCCAAAATAACAACGAGAGGACAAATAATTGTAACGAAATGAGAGAATATTTTAATCCTCTTAAAAATAAGTTTGAATATGAATTTGCTGGAATGTTAAATTTCTGGAAAGGCGCTTCTTTTATTTTTGGTTATGGGGCGGTTGTTTCTCAAAACGACGTTATCAGGATAAAGAAAAAAATTTGGTTTTCTCAAAAAAGAAAAATTGCTTCACCGCTATACAAACATTACAGGTCGAATTTTTCAAATAAAGAAATAGTAAAAATTGTAAAAAACATAGAATCAAGCATAGAAATAGGATTTTTCTCGGGTCATTTAAGAAAATACATCGCGGAAAGATTTACAAATGAAAATTATTTTTATGTGATTGAAAGTTTGGACAAAGATGGGGTAAAAAACGAAAGATTTAATGATTTGTTAATTACTTCACAAGAAAGAATAACAAAATTAAAAACGGTTGGAGTTAACTTTGTAGAACCAGCAAGGGTGATAGTAACAAGGTGAGACTAAAGGCAATCAAAAAGAATATTGAGTATACTTATATCGAAAATGAACGGTTTCAAACAAGTGAAACTATTTGTTTTAGTATTTACGAAGCGCCAATAACAAAAACTAAGGTATTACAATTTAGTGATGAATATCCTTTTAATATACTAAAAGCAGTAGATTGGTACGAGAAAAATTTTAATGAGAAATTTATAGGGATATCTCTTAATAGATGGTTTTCTAAGTGGTTTTCAAAAGTCTTTTTATTAAAAGGAAATGAAATAATAGAATCATTAACGCTGCTCCCCACTGGACAGTTTAGATTTACTAAATTTTTCAGGGCCGAAAGTTTCCAAACTCATATTTATTTTACGAAAATATGAACAGAAAACCCAAGGATTTATCCTTGGGATGAATGCGAATTTTTTACAAGTAAAAATATACTCCCACCCATACTTATCCTTAATCCTCAATGCTTATCAAAACTTTTAAAGTCAAACACCATAAGAAAGATTTTGAAAACATGTTCCAAAAAGCATATGAGGTTGCTTTATATGCTAAATCTCAACAAGGAATAAAAACTCCATCTTCCAAAGATGTTAAACATGTTGGTTTGAAAAGTGAAATTTCTAATCAAATTTTAAGAAAATACCATTCAAACAAAACCCTTAAAATCATTAAAAAAGACAAAGTAAAACTAATAATCCCAAGTCAAAATTTAAAATCAGATAAAGAAAACCAAAACATCTATGTTCCTTGTTTAAAACTAAACTTAAATTGTTGGTTTGATTTTAACTTTCTAAAAGTTAACCAAGTAGAAATTGACAAGGAATACGCCTATATCTCTTGTTCTTTTCAAGAAGAAATAATAAATAAAGAAACCGAAAATTTTGTTGGAATTGATTTAAACTCAACTTCTCATTCTATTGTAATAGCAAACCAAGCAACAGGCAAGGTTAAGAAATTTGGGAAATCAATTCCTCATGTTCAAAACAAGTACAAGAAAATAAGAAAAAACCTTCAACAAAAGAATTGTCATTTACCTATTAAAAAACTTGGAAACAGGGCAAAAAATATAGTAAACGATACTCTTCATAAGGTAACAACTGTAATTGTAAAAGAAGCAAAAGCAACTGGTTGTGGAATTAAGATAGAAAACCTAAAAGGAATATCAAAGAAAAATACGAAGAAATACCATAAAGAAAGCAACTTCACCTTAAACTCTTGGCCATTTTATAAATTTAAACAATTTATAAAATATAAGGCTTTTTTGTCTGGTGTAAGTGTTATTGAAATTGTTCCTGCTTGGACTTCTCAAAACTGCTCTCGTTGTGGTTTAAAAGGAAATAGGGAAAGAAAATTATTTAAGTGCCAAAACTGTGGGCACGTTGATCATGCCGATGTAAATGCTGCTTTCAACATAGCGTTTTCAAGGATGGTCGATCCTATCAAGAATGAGATTGGTAGGAGAGGAGAAAAAGCAAAGGCTTCGCCTTTGCCTATGGCACCCTCAACTGGCAATGGGTTTGAAGGCGATCCAACCAGAGAGCAATTTGAAGAAATTCAAGAAACCCACTGTTAAGAACAGTGGGAGTATGTCATTCTTTCTGATATTAAGTCCAATATTGATCTTAACTCGGTAGTCGATTATGATTCCATTGAATGCAAGCAATATTTAACCGAAAACGGAATAGTAAAAATTCCTGCCATTTTTAATTTGATTAATGGTAAAATTGATCACGAATTATTCTACATCGATTCTTTGGAAATCAAGCCTAAGTTTGAAATCGATGATAAATTTAAAGTTATCTGTGATGAATAACAAAACATTTAAAATGTTATTTTTTAAAGAATCTTATTTGCGGCAAGCAGTATCTAAATAAACAAAGGAACAGAATAAAAAAATGAAACTAATCGAATTCTATGCAACATGGTGTGGCCCATGCAAAATACAAAAACCAATAGTAGAAAGACTAAGCAAAGAACTTCAAATGGATGTTCGCTATGTTGATATTGATGAAGAACCAGAAATCGCAAATAAATATGAAATTAGAGCTGTGCCATCAATTGTAGTTTTAGATGATCAAGACAAGTTTGTAAAAAAACTGGTCGGGCTACAAATGATGCCGACTCTAAAGGCAAATTTACAGTTTTAAACCATATTTATTTTCGTGAAAATCAAATCTCTTATATTCGAAGAAGCTGAAAATATTGACAGAAGTGAAAGGATAAGTATAAGACTTCTCGATGAAATATTTGATGCGTTTCATCTTTCAACTAAATTCTTGGGAAAAGAATTTGTTTTTACTCCAAGAGTTGCCAAAAACTTATATAAAGATGTAGACCAAAATATTATTGAAGATGATATTACGCCAAGAATTTCTGTGGCACGGCGTATAGAAGATGCTTTAGCTTCGCTTGATGGTGTTTATCCAAATGAAGAATTCTTCATTTATGGAATGGACACAGAAAAAGCGAACAAAATGTTTTCGACCGCAAAGAAAATAGAAGATTGTCCAGATGATGGAGAATCTGATTATGGACTTTCATTTTTGATGAAAAAGTTTTTAACAAAAACATTAAATTTAAACGATGAAGAGAGTGAAGAACTTTCCCAAAAAAAATACTCCCCCAAACTATTAAGAAAAGATTTGGGAGATAAATTCATAGGATGTGTTCCAGACGCCAAAGAAACAAATGAGTACTGGCTTTTAGAACCAACAAATTTTATATTCATCGGTTCTTTGATTAATTCGCGATATTTTTATCCAAGTGTAGAATTTAAAGAAAATTATTTCTCCAAAGAAGACCTAGCAGAATCTGTTGAATACAACAAGTAAAAAAATAAGAAAATTATTTACTTGCAGAGTTGAAAAAAATTTTTTATATTTAGATATGTGAAAATTAAATCGCTTATATTCGAAGAAATTAAAGCTATTGTTAAAACATCGCGGCTAGAGTACGCCGATAAGGGGAATCAATTGTTTCTCAAAATAGGAAACAATATTGATTCCCCTTCTGCTTTTGGTTTGGGGGATGAATGGAAAAAAGAGACTGGCAAAAACTTTGAGTCGGGCGTTTCTTGTTTTTTTGTTTCTAAAAAGGGAAACAAGTATTTTATTTCAAAACCTGATCAAAGCCAAGCGCTCTATGGTTTAAAAGACTATTTCCAAAACATGTTTCTTGACGTTCTTTTAATTCCTCTTGTGCTTGGTCAAACAAATATCGTAAAAGGAGAATTAATTCCAATTCAAAATCAAGATTTCGCGGAATGGTACTCAGAAGTCTATCCAGATGAAGTAGATGAAAATACAAAATTTTATGATTATCTAACAGGCTCAGATGGAGAACCTTTATTAAAAGTTAACACGGTTTCGGTTATTGAAAAAATAGATCCGATACAATTTTTGGAAAACTTTTATATTAATGATGGTTATCGTGTATTAGATTTATTTATGGATAATGTTAATCGTTTATTCGACGCAGATTTTCCAGATGAAACCTCAGATGAGTTTATTGACTATTTGAACCTTAAAATCAAAGAGAAAAGAAGTCGCAAATGAAAATTAAACCTCTTATCTTCGAATCAAAAACTCGATATTCAGATATTGCCGATGAAATTCAAGATTTGAATGAAATGTCTCTTAAAAAGATTAAACAAAAATATTCTCTAAATGAGATTAACAGAGGCGAAAACAAAGTCATTTATTATACATTTACCCCAGGTAAATTTCTATTGAAAGTATCCAACAATTCAAGAGAGATAGAAAAGGAAATTAATGTCTATAAATGTTCTGGTTATTCTTCATTACTAACAAAGGTTTATGGATTTGATCGAAATAACTATAACTGGATGATTACTGAACAAGTTCAAACTTTGTCGAAGGATAAATTTGAAATGCTCTTATCTAGTATTTTAAATAACACAAATGTGTTAAAAGAGTTATCTATTATAGCGCGTACAGAGAATTCTTCTCTTGAAAGAGAGTTTGTTAAAATATTAAAGGATAAAAAAACCCGTAACACTAAAATCGATAGCGAATGGTTGGTATCAATTTTGGAACTAGTTGATTTATGCGGTTTAGAATCTGGGGATTTATATCATGATAATTGGGGCACACGAAATGGATCTGATTTAGTTATTTTGGACTATGGCTTTGAAGGATTTGACGACAATGAAAATTAAACCACTTATATTTGAAATGGCACTCTCGAAACTACCAAAAGAGCTAAATGACATTGTTGACAAGCTAAGAAATATGTCTGTTGATGAAATTGAAAAAATGTTTGCTGGTAAAGAAATAGGCGCAGGATCGTTTAAAGTTGTTTACAATCTTGGAAACTATGTGTTAAAAGTATCTAAGGACGAGACCGATGAAATAAAAAACGAAATAAAGATAAAGTCTTGCGGAGGAGATAAATTTTTAACAAAGATTTATGCATATGACGAAACAGGATATACATGGTTAGTTTCTGAAAAAGTCAGACCTCTAAACCCAGGCAGGGATACAATGGGTTTTATTGATTATCTTAAAGCCGAATTAGAAGGTTCTAATTTTCTTGATATAGAACAGTGGATTGAAGGTTATGGTGGAGAAGAAGAAAAAGTAAAAAACTATGAACTTGAAGGCGAACAGTTTTTACATACTTTTTTAGATTATTTAAAATCTCAAAAAGATTTTCCAACAGGAAAATATTCGCCCTGGCTTAAAAGCCTTTTAAACCTCATTAGACGCTGTGAAATAAATCCAGGAGACTTACTCGTTAGAAACTGGGGGAGGCGTTTAAACGGGGATTTTGTTATTTTAGACTATGGTTACACAAAGATGTTTTGAAAATGAAAATTAAACCACTTATATTTGAATCTAATACAAGCGAAATTAAAAGTATAATCAACACATTAAAGTCTTTTAGGTTTTATGAAGACATTGAAAAATATGCAATTTCTAATTTTAGATTAATTGGTAAAAGTGAATATTCAACAAGAGAAGTTTATCAAGTCAACAATAACTTGGTTTTGAAAATTGATTTAACAGGGCGACAAAATCAAAATGAAGTAAAGGCTAAACAGTGTATAGATGATTTGTTTGCCACAAAAATTTATGATTTTGACAAGTCGTATTTCTATTGGATAATAGCAGAAAAAGTTAGCCCAATAAAATCCGTAGAAGAATTCAGAGCAGCTCTTTTAGAAAAATTAGAAGGTTCAGATAGTTCAATTATATCTTCTATTAAAGATGCGGAAAAAGATGTTTCCGAAGAGGATAGAGAAAATGGAGATTATTTTTCTCTTGCCGAAATTTTTAATGGAATTTTAGAAAATGTTATGAGCAATAATAGAAATTATACTACTCGCGTTAATAATTGGATGTTGACTTTAGCTAAAGGATTAGCTCGTTGTGGAGTAAAGCCGCAACAAGTAGACCTTCACGAAGAAAATTGGGGCAAACGTGATAACGGTGAATTGGTAATTCTTGACTTAGGGTATTTCTAATACTCGATTCCTATTAATTCACAAAACTTTTTCACTGCCTCTGGTTCGTCAGAACTAATATAATGTCCTTCTGAATTAACTTTGCAAATAAACTTTTCTTTCGTTTTGGCATCTATAACAAACCAAAAGTTTAAATAATAAGTTGTTTCTTCGATTTTATCTTCAGTTAATAATTTAACAGAAACAGGAAACGCTCTAATTTTGTAAAAGTATTTGCTTGCAACAGATCCAACATTTGGAAAAAATTCTATAAAATTACGAACCATCTCAGAGGAGGCACACGCAAAAAAATCAATCATAGTTTCATTTGGATTTAATTCCAAAGTAATTTTATCTGCTTTTAAAGGTTCTATAAACTTTAATTTGGACAAAAGACCTACAATTTGTTTATATGACTTAATGTTTATAGAATATAAATTTCCATTTGTTTTAACCAAGTGCTTAAACATAAAGTTCCTCAGAATATAAAAGCTTTACCAAGACTGTTTTACCAACGTCTCTATCTCCAAACAACATATAATCTATGTTAAAGTGGGGTTCATAATGAATTTTAATCGATTTTATAATACAAACAGGTTCTACGGTAATGGGATCTACTGTCCAATCCTCTATTTCATAAACTCCAAGAAATTTGTCTGTATCATTAAATTTTGGCCCAAAAACAAATTTTTGTAAAAGTTTCCATCCAGAAGTTCCAACAACTACTTTATCAAGATTAATATTATTAGTTTTAAACCAATAAAAAATATCAATAAAAGAAGTGTAAAACGAAGAATACCAAAACGATTTTTCTTGTTCTTTATTAGTAAATAAATTTTGACCAGGATTACTTGGTTTCAAACTCGACATTTTTATAGGTTCGCGAGATTCTCCAGTCAATTTATTACAAAATACTCCTGGTTTCATTGGCCAGTATTGACAATATGAACCAAATTCATCTTCTGTTCCTATAACTTTCTTCTTTTCTTCTTTGGTTGTTTCCATCTTAAAAGATATAGCCAATAGGATTACTTTAAACAATAACAGAAATTAATATTGGATTTTTTCCATACTCTCCAACAACGACTACAGAATTAGGATACATTGGATCAAAACATACTTGTATTTTTTCATCAATAGAACCAGTAAATTCTGTTTGTTTTGAAAATCTTTTTGAATTATTTAAAGTTTCCCATGCGTCAGTTCCTACTGTGATTTTCTGTACAGGACTAAAACATTCGACATACGATGTTTTCTTTGTTTCTCTATTGAAAGAAGCAATGCTGTATGGCTTAACATTATTTTCTAATTGAACATGATTTGAGGCGTCAAATAATAAATCCACAAAAATATCGCACCACTCAGATGCGGTACCTGTATATATTGGACCCGCAGAAAGATAATTTTTATTTTGCCCTATTTCTTTTCCCGTTTCTTGATCAATAAAATGTCCTAGTGTTTTTGACCAAAACCAAGTTTTTAAAAAATGGGATGGATTTTTTTGATTAGACATAAATTCATAGAATATGCACAAAAATTTACAATGTTATTTATTTCTTTTTTCTTGCTTTAGAAACATTGTAATTTGGATGTTTTGCTTGGTGGCAGTTTTCGCATAAAGGAATCCCGCTTACATTATTACTAACATGATATTCTATCACTTTTTTTGAAATTTTTTCTTTCAAGTTTAAAGTTTCTTGACTTGGATTTTCAAGTCGTTCATTTAGAAAATGAATTTCTAACCAACCTTCTTCTTCCGCTATTTTTCTTAAAATTGAAGAAAAGGTTTCTTTGTCGTGATGAACTTCTAATTTTCCGTTTTGAATCCCACATACAAAACATGAAAAATTAAATTCTTTAAGTTTTGTATGCGTCCACTTATTATAAAATTCTTGAGAAGCTCTACAATAGGCGTTTAGTGGACTTACTCCACCTTTCCACAAGTGTGATGCAGCACCTTTTAATGGGTTTTTTTGGCTTTGGCAAGTCTTATCTTTTGCCCTGTTTTAAATTTTTCTGTGTCGGTAAATTTAATTCGCTCTGCATATTCAGGATTGGTTGCTTTTCTTTTTCCTTTGTTCCAAGGTTCTTTTCCATCAAAAAATTTAAATTTTCCTTCTTTATAGAGTTTCATTTTTGTTTCAATTGATTTTTTCTTTGCTTCGACTCCTCGTTCTTTGTTCCAAGGATTTTTTTCAATTTCCCTCACATGATGTCCTTTGACGTATGATCCAAAACCAATTGTTAATCCAAAATAATAAAGTTTTCCTCCGCAACCACATTTACATGTTGGTTCAATTCCACCGTAAAAAAGTTTTGCACAAAGTTCTCTTGAGGATTTTTTGTGAAGTTTAGAGTAGTGAACTCTTAAAGAATCCAAATTATATTGAACATCACACTCAGGACAATCATAAGTTTTTATTCTTTTTCTTTCATTTTCAGAAAGATCAAGTTCAGATTTTGTATTCATTCAATCATTATATTCAAATGTTGAAAAATTGCTAATCCACTTGTAAGTATGCGAAATTATTAAGGATTTAATGTAGCATATACGCCACGTCATACTCAATTCCAAGTTGGATCTCTTGTAACTCTGCGGATTCATGAGAGAATTCGCCAAAGTTTGCCGAAGTTAAAAACGCACCACGGATTTCCCAACGATTAACTACGTTTCCGACTGGATCAAGAACTTTAATAACAATGTCACGTTTGTAGAAATCCATATAGCCAGAACGACCAGAAATATATTCGGTTGAAAGTCTTAGCCATTCTTGAATTTGTTGGCCTGCGCTTGGCGCAATAGCTTGGTGCAGCGTGACATTCATTGGTTGAAAAGTCATTTTTGTTGCGACTTTTCGTTGAACATTGATCCAATGAATATCAGCTTTTTCAACCTGAACTTCTGGGGCTGAAAATGTTTTGATTAAAAAATAATCAATCCCTTCGATTTCAAGAATCGCACGATTTTTCATTACTGGTTCAAATTTAACTGGGAGCATTTTCCCAACTGGTAGTGTTTCTGCCATTATAAATAAAAATTCCTATTTCTAGGAATAAATATTTTAGAAATAGGAATTTGTTTAAAATAAAGATAAGTTCTTATAATTTAATCTGTAAAAACAACGCTTCCTCTTGTTAGCTCAAATGTTGATTCAATAAACTCAAGAGATTCTGTTGGTTGAACAATTATTTTTCCTCTTATTACTCTATTTGCTTTATCAAGTTGGGTTGTGGTTAAGTTGTTGATAAAAACTCTATAGCCGTCTAAGCCACCTAAGTCTTGTATTTCTTTCAATACTGGTTCAACGAGTTTTGAGAATTCTTGTAAGAGAGAATCTGTATATTGTTCAAACAATGTTGATTTAGAAATTAAGCGAATTCTTCTTCTAAGTGTAAGTAAAAGTCTACGAACGTTGATTCTTTCGAGAGAGGATACACTTGCGTTGACTGTTTTTTGTCCCCAAACTTTAACACCTTCTCCGCTGAATGCAGTAATTGGATTAATTTTTTCTGGATAAAGATCGTCAAGATTTTCTTGTTTAAGAGTTAACGCAGTTCTATCAACCGTGTTTAATGCACCGCGGGTAAATCCTGCTGGAGCAAACCAAGAATAGCCGACAAGATCATTTAATCCATAAGCTCCAAGAACAGCAACAGAAGGTGGTACTCTAACAGAAACCTTGTTATAAGAATCTTGAATTATAACATCTGGGAAATAAGTTGCAGCATAACTTGAATCTAAGCCTCTATTTCTAAAATTTATAATAGTTTGTGAAATAGAAACATCTTGTGTGTCACTTGTTATCGCATTTCCATTTACATCTTTTTCTTCTAGATCGAAAATATAGAAAATGTCATTTCTTGATCTTGTCGCAACATCAATTGCCGCATCTGTAATAATTTCGTGACGTATACCAGGCATAACAAACAATCTTCCATCGACTTCTGTTGAGTCAGAAACTAAGTCTAAAGATTTTCTATAGGCTTTAACAGTTGGACCATCAGAGAATCCTCGGTTAGAAGAATCCATTTCTTCAATAATAGCTTTGTTTGTTAGATATTTCGTATCAAGATTGAAGATTCTTACTCCGTCAAATCCACCATAGAAATAACATGTAAATTTACCAACAGTTCTTGTTGTTGGTTCTGTTAAGTCAGTTATTTGTAATGCTCTTGTTAAGGCAGATGTATCAGTAGATATATTTCCTGCACGAACGTATGTCCAATCTTTTATTCTGCTTGTGTTTGGCAGACCTGTTGAAGAATTGTAATAAATTTTTACTTTTTCGAGAGAGAAAAGATTGTTGTTGAAACGATCTGCGTCTAATATTCCATTTTCTGCAGAATCAGCAACACCTTCATTTCCATCTACAACAAAGTTCATCCAGTCTAATTGAAAGTCTGGGAAGTATTTTGTTCTAGAAGAAATGCTCTTGTTAAGAACTTTAGAGCTGTTTGGTTCGCTAACAGATACAACATTTTCGAATTGAACGCCCCAATAAAGATTACGGTCGGCTGTTTTTGTTGTTCCTGTTCCTTTTGAAATGGTTGTTCTGAACGGAACGGGCGGCTCCAATATTTTATTAAATGGATTTTGAGAAGTTAAATAGGTTGCATCGCTAAATGCAGGCATAGGAGCACTTCCAGAAGTTACTAAGTGTTGTGGACCTCTAAAGCCCATTGGAAGTAAACTAGAGTCAATGTCTCCATTGTCAACTAATTCATCCATTTCAACGCGAATATAACGTGAACGAAGTTCGTAGTTTCCCGTTTCGGTTAATCCTTGTTGTTCTTCTGCGATATCAAAATTGTAATAAATGTTTTTATCGCCAATTTGTTTTGCGATGTATTTAGCTGATTTTGGATTTAAGGTTAAGCCTCTAAAAGCTTCTAAAACAACTTTGTTATTGTCTGTATCGCTAAATGATCTGACAAGAATATCAAAAGTTCCATATGGATTTACATCATTCGTTGATGGAGAAATGTTTTCGACGCTTACCTTAACTGGGTTTTGTTCCCCATCTGTAATAAGATGAAATTTGAACAAGTTTTGATATAATCCACCTTGTCGTTGTGAGATAAACCAAGGTGTGTGTGCAGAACGATATCTATCTTCAAATGATTCATAATTTGGTGCGGTTGAAGAACCGCTGTTTCTAGACATTGCCCCCGTAACTAAAAATGCAATATTTTCGCGAACTCCACCATTAGCTGTGGCAATAATACCTGAACCAGTTGGCACGGCAAGAGAACTATGAACATCATAATAAGAGTATAGAACATATCCTGCTTCTTCCATTTTTAAAGGATCTTTATTTAGAACAGTTCCTAAATAATTTGGGGCTGTTGGATCAAATGAAGCTGTTAAAGCTCTTGGATATGTTTCGCTTGTTCCTTTGTGTCCGTTTAATAAAATAACGAATTCTTGAGAACCGCCAGACAAGTAAACAGTACCAGTTATGCTTCCTTTTATTGTACCAGCAGAATAATCTGCTGATGTAGAAGCATTTGGAATTGATGAATCTGGCCCTCTTGAAGAAGAAAGGGTTGGAATTACACCAGAAGCTGCCATTACAATGCCGCGAAGAATTGATTGCCCACGGCCACTTAATCCTGCATCTGTAAAAACAGTCGAACCATTACTTTCTGACATGTAACAACCAAGAAAATAAGTTCTTCCTGCTGATCCTGTTGCGTTTGGTGCCGCTGAAACTGTGTTTGCATAGGCATTACTTCCATACGCACCAGATAAACTAGACTGTGGTTGTCTATCACCAACAACAAAACCTGCACTTGTTACTTTGCCGCGGTTATCGCCACTATCTGTTCTTTGAGTTCCGTCACCAACACCTAAAATTCTTATTTGTGTTAATGCTTGTTGGGTTCTAAACCATTCTGTTGCAGCAAGTGCTCCGTAATTAACGTAAGTAACTGGTACCCCGAAAATGGTTCTCCAATCTTTTAATGTTGGAACTAAAACTGGTACGAATGCTGGTCCCATTTGTGTTGTTGAAATAACAACAGCTGGTAAACCAGAAGGTAATATTGCTGTACCACCACTTACATCAATTTCTTTTACATTTACGCCAGGACTTCTAAATGTTAATTCTGCCATTCTTTAATTTTCCTATTATCAAAGGTAATTACGATATAAAAACAAAACGCACCTCCAATATGCTTAGAAGTGCGTTTATTTTTTTAGTTTTAAAAGTGAGTTTTATGAAATAATAAAAGTTCCAGATCTTGTAATAACGAAATCAAGCACAACATATTCGACCGATTCGATTGGTCTTACTTTTATAGAAACTCTAATTTTGTGATTTTCTTTATCTATATCTGTATTGTTTGTATTATCGCACACAACTTGAAAAGCACTTATCGCTTTTGCTTGTTGCAAGAAAGAGAACTTGTTTTCTAAAGCTCGTTTAAGGTTATCTCTAATTGCTGGTGTTTGATTTTCAAATATAAAAGGATATCCAACATTTGAAATCAGTCTAGAAATTTCAATTGAAAGACGTTTAACATTTATTCTGGAAGTTAAAACATTTGTTCCTTGTTTGAGGGTAAATTGAGAGAATAGAACGAACAGTCCTTCGTCTTTGATAATTGGATTTATTCTTGTATCGCTAAATACATTTTTATCTTGAGCTTTTGTTTTTTGAGCAACGGCCTTAACAAATGTAAGTGCTCCGCGATTTAATCCTGCTGCGGCATACCAAGGATAAGTAACTCTATCATTGAATCCAAAAACAGCAAGTGCAGCTACCGACGCAGGAACAACCGTTCTTTTTTCATTTAGCGGATCTTCAATTGTTACAGATGGGTGATAAACGGCAACAGCGCCATTATCGATTGCTCTCGCATCGAAAACTTGTGCGGTTTTTTGATTATCAATAAATCTGTTTGTTTCTCCGTCAAAGATTCTGATAGAGTCGCTATCATACGCGGGAATATCCATTATATAAAAAGCTCGTCCGAAATCAGAAACCTTTTGCGAAGCGTAATCTGTAACAGTCGACTCCCTTTGTCCAGGGAGAACCATTATGTACATTGGAGAACTTAGCGGATCAGTTACAATTCTTACAGCGGTTTTATAGCTGTTTATTTGGTTGTTTGCATCTCCAGTTCCATTCATGTTTGTGCTAAATCCTGGGGAAACGAAACTTGATGCGGCTCCTCCATAGCCCGCGCTTCCAGATTCAATAGAAGTTGATCTGTCTGTGAATTTTCTAGCTTCTTTGTCTAGAACGTTAACGCCATCAAATCCTCCGTAAAACATTGTTGTGAATTTGCTATAGTCGCTAAAACGATTAAATTCAGCAGCAGTTCCTTTTTGCAGCACGGAAGCTAATGTGATTCTTGCTCCAATTGTTCCATCGGTTATTGTATAGTTTGTTCCGTCTGGTGTTCCATTTCTTATATAAGCTGATTCTTTTAAGATTGAAGCAACGGAGGCAGTAAGATCAGCAATTGCTGTGGTTGGGAGGGCAACTTTCGAAAGGGAAAACTTATTATTATTGAAAGTGTCAACAAAAGAACCAGTAAACAAAGTATCTAGTTTCGAAATACCTAAAAGTTTACCATAACTTGGAATAAGTTCATTTCTTTCGCTTACAATGTTTGTGTTTGTTGCCTCGGTATTACGTTCAAATTTAATACCCCAATATAAACGACCATCGACAATTTCTGTTGTTCCTGCTTGACCTGTGTATGCAGCAGTAGAAGAAACATCTCCTCTGGTAATTTTAAATCTGAATGGCAGTGGTGGAACAATAGGCGATCCAGAAACAGAACCAGAAGCTCCAATTCTTGTCGTTCCACTTGAATCAGTTGTAGAATCAGAAGTTTTAAGTGTTGGAACACCTTTAAAACCAAATGGTAAGCACTTCGCAGGAAGTGTTTTTAATGCAACCGCATCAGAAACGCGAACTCGAATATATTTTGATTTATTTGGATATGTACCAGAGATATTTACTCCGCGATCATTTTCATCCTCGAAATCAAATCTATATTCTGCTTTAATATCTCCGACAATTTTTGCAATGTAACGATCTGAATCTTTATCTAAATTTACATTTGTAAATTGTTCTAATATTTGTGGGTTGAAATCTGTATCTTCGAAACTTCTAACAACAACTGTAAATGAACCGTATTCATAAGAAGGATCAGAAGAAACTTTTAATCCAGCAATTGAAATTTTTACCATTCTATTCGCGTTATCGCCATCAGAAATGGTTTCAAAATTAAATAAATCATATTCAATATTACCAAATGGCTGCGAAATTATCATTGGTGTTTTAGGCGTTGAATACCTCGTATCGAATCTTCCAAAAAGATTTCTGAAAGGATCAGATGTTATTCCACCTGTTGACGTTGTTGCAGCAGAACCAGAAATAATTGCTACGCTATCTGTGTTTGAAGCGCCGCTGGCTATTGGGGCAATTTCAGCATCAATTGGAAAATCAGCGTATAAATAATGCCCTTCTTGTAAGAATTTATCTGGGTTAGTGTTTAACACTTTTCCGAAATAATCGCTGTCTGTTGGATTTAATGAAGCTGTTAGTATTTTAATTCCTGCCAATCCATCAGAAGCAGAAAAACTCGAACCTAAACTTGTTGATACTACAAGTTTAAATTTTCCTTTAGTTACGCTATTTGATCCGCTATCAATTGAAGCAATATCGTTTACAGCATCAACAAACGTTTCGTTTGTTCCATCTAGTACCATAATACGAGAACCAGAAGAACAAAGAATCATTCCTCTTACAAGATTGACATATCCACTGCTAGCAGTATAAGAATCGTTGTCTGTGAAAACAGGATATCCATATGATTCTTTTGTTGCTAAAGCATGTTTTCCGACAAGAAATTGAACTGAACCGTTGTGGCGAAGATCACCAGAAATTCCAGTCTGTGATCCAGAAACAAAAAATCCTGCGTTTTTAACAATTCCTTTTGTTCTAGTATCGTCAAAATCTCCAGAACCACTGTTTGATCCTGCTCCTAATAATCTTACAATTACTGCGCTGTTTCTATTCTCTAGCCATCTTTGCGAAGCATAAGATGCAGGATATCCTGGTGTTACTGATCCGAATTTTGCTATTTGATCAGATAATGATCCAATGACAGTTGGCACAAATGCTGGACCTTGTACCATTGCGCCAATAATTGCAACTGGATCGCCTGTTGGTACTGTGTCTCTTACCGAAGCATCTATTTCACTGTCACTGTATCCTGGGAATTTTAAAATTGTTTCTGTCATAATTTATCCTTGAAAACCTTTCAATGAATTTTTAATTCTAACATAATTATTTCGAAGTTTTCAGGAAACTTGTTTTTTAGTGAATTTGAACGAAATCATTCATCAGAAATAAAATTTATCAATTCGTCAATATTTGTAGCGCTATAAATTTTTTCTTTACTTTCATTACTTCTTAAAACTTCAGCATAAACTCTTTCTTTTTTATTCGTTAATGAGTTGGTAATAACTTTTTCGAAATATAAATTTTCTTCAAGTGTTTTATCTTTTTGATCATCTGGATCTGATATATTATTTAATAAAAACTTATCCTGTATTTGTTTGTTTCCAATGGTTTCTATCTCTTTTTTGAGATAAACTTTTGTTTTAGAATCTTTAATTTCAAAATCAAATGAAATGGCATTTGTATATTTTTTAATAGGATACATATTTGTTTCATCATTTGACGAAAGCAAGTATGCTTTAACTGTTAACTGAAGTTTTGTTTTAACTATTTTTTCGTTTTCGGAATAGTCATCAAAATTATCTTCCATAGAAATCTCATCTCCCAAATAAGCACAAAACCAATATCCTGCATCAGTTGTTAAAACAAAACCATTGTCTAATGGAAGTTTTGCTGCCAAAATCGATTGCAGTAAAATATTCATCGAATTTACGTTTTCTGTCCACAAAACAACCTCATACGAAATATCCACAAAAGTTGGGGCAGGCATAACTAAAAATTCAACAAGATTATTGTTTGTTTTTGGATCTAGTAAACTACCTTGTCTAATGCTTAGGTCATTTTTATTTTTACTTTGTTTTCTTTGTGAAGAAGGCGAAGTTCTTATAGACTTTAGCCCAATTTTATTTATAAGATTTTGATAAAAAGGATCTTTTTCCTCATCCAATCCAACCTTTATTACAATTTCTCCAGTTGCGCTATTTAAACTTCTCGAATTTTGTGTTCCTAAAGAATGGTTAATATTAGTTCTTCTTATAGCAATTGATGGAAGAATTAAAGTTCCATCTTGTCCTCTTAATGGAGTAACTTTCTTTGCCAAGGCAAATCGATCGCCGCCAGCAACTTTCACTTCTGGTTTGTTTAATGATGCAATTTTATTTATTCCTTTCAGGTATTTTGTAGGAAACTTTATTGTTTCATTAAATAGTTTTTTTACACTTTGATCAATGTCAAGCAAAGTACACGCAGGAGCATAAACTGTTTCGTATGCAGGATCTTCCCCTTGTAAACTACCAAAAGGAATTTGTTCGAGATTAGGAACTGTTTCTAAAGGTGGCTCTATATTTTGTCGCGTTATATTACCTTTTGTACCGTCGATAAATCGTTCTGGCACAGGAATTTCTGGTTCATAATTATACGACTCATTTTCTTGATTTCCAAGACGTGTTATTTTGCCAACTGTCATTTTATTTTATTTTCTAAGAGTAAATATGGAAAATAAAATTAGTCGTAGAAATCATCGTCTACATTGTCATCGTTTAAGAAGGAATTTACAATTCCTTCATCTCTGCTATTTTCTGGGGTTGGATCGTTTATCGCAATAACTCTTGGTCCATCATTTAAAGTTTTAGGAGCCATATCATCGCCGAGACGTTCGCGCATTTCTCGAATGTCATTAGTTGCGCCCTCTTTTGTTTGTTTCAAACCGCGTTGTTGAACAAATTCTTTTTGGATTCCACCTTCCATACCTTCCGAAGAAGGAGTATTGAAAGAAGAAGGATCAAAACGTCCAGGTCTTGCTGTAATACAAGTAGCTTTAAATGATCTATCGAATTCTTCTTGTCCCCACATGTTGTTCATTGGAACATAAGAAACTATTTCATATGCGTGATTTCCATATGTAATAAAATCCCCCTCAGAAATTTTTATTTTTTTCAACAAAAGATCTTTTGCTTGAAATAACACTTCCATTTTGCCACGAAGATAAGAACCGTGGGCATCGGCGATGTTTTCCCATTCAGGTTGTCCGCAAAGCGCGTCAACTATAATAGGACCATCAAAAACCTTTTCTATGGCCTCGTCATAAGTTTCATTCATTATTGATTTAGTTGCAGAAATTGAATAATAATAAATTTTTTGTCCAATTACGTCTTTTATGATTTCTTGGGTTATATCTGCATGAAACTGCAATTCTTTTTCTGTAATGAAAAGTCGTGCCATCTTATCTTACTCTAATTACTACTTGTGGCGGATAAGGCAAAAGAGATAGAAGTTTATTTGTTTGTTCCATTTTGTTAGCTTCTTTTTCCATAAGTTTATCATAGCTTAAACCATCCAAATATTCTCTGGCAGTTGTTTTAAGTTTTTCAATTCCATCACCAGCATAACTTAGTAGTTTTTCACCATTTAATGTGAGTTCTGCCCCAGGAATAGGCACAACATTTGTTTTTGAACGAATCCATCCGAGAGTTTCAGCGCATAAATAAAGAGAATATTCTCTGATCCAGTTTCTGCACCATATGTTTAAACTATCATAATTTACAATTCCAAATGGCACATTTGCTGGGTTAGAAACTCCGTATAGATTTGAGGCAAAATTATATGTGCCTCCTGGCCCCGTGCCAGGATGTAATCCTGATCCTAATGAAGCACTAGATTGAACAAAATTAGAATCCATTCTTGGGTCATATGGAGGCTGCTTAAATCCAACTCTAACCCAAACTCTTCGAACAGAACCTGAAGCCATAAAATCTCCAACTCCTGGAACTGGATATAGTCTGAGATTTCTTCCAAATTGTTCATAAGAATAATGGGATCTTCTAATTCTTCTTGCGTCTTCATAAAGACCAGCCCTTAAAACATCTTCATAAAGAGGAAGAACGAAATATTTTGTATCTGGTACCGCAACTCCTGCTTCTGTTGTAAAATCAGAGCCATACGCGATTGTAGATCCATAGTTTGAGTTAAAGATATATTCAACAGGTTCAAAATGAAAAACTTCATAAACTGTAAACCTTACATTGGAGCCCGATGGTTGATATCCAAATAATGTATTCCCCGCCTCGTCTTTTAATTCAGTGTATAGATCATAATCTTGGCGACTAGCTGTTAAAATTATAGATCCAGAATAAGATTCGGCCCAGTTTCCAATTCCGATATACCCAGTATATGGACCCGATAGAGAATCTAAAAAGTTTAAATTTTGTTGAACAAATGTATTTGATAAATTAATGGAAAATAACCCGTTAGAACCAGAAATATAACTTGCCGTAGGGGAACCTAAAAGGGAAGCTAAATTACTTTTTGCTTGGTATTCAACAAGAAGAGCATTCAATTGGACTGTTGCTTCTTCAAAAGCATTCCAAATTATTTTTTTTGTAAGCTCAACGCTTAAAACTTGTTCTCCAAATTTTGTTAATACAAATCTTACAAGATTATCAGCGTCTGATTGAAATAGTGGTGAACTATCATATAAACCATATGATGTTGGATTTATTGTTTGATTAAAGCCGCTTCCAATTGATGTCATTTTAACATTCTTAATTATAACTTCTTTTCTATAAGCTTTTATTTTAGTTGTTATAGTTGAAACTTTAAAATTATTTGATTGTAGTTAATTTTGTTGTGGGAAATTTTAAGTTTAAAAAAATAAAAGATGAACCAATCGGAAAACTTGTGAGGCCAAAAAAACTATATAAAGGCTATATTTTCCCAAACGAAATAAAATTTAACCAAAATTTTTCTTCTTGGTTTACTCCAAATATTAAACTGCAATGTAAACTTCAGACAACAAGAGAAGCTCAAATAACATATAAGAATTTTTCTAAATCGCATACAAAAGATATTGTAAAACAATTTAAAGAATTGAATTTGCGCGATGAAATTGACGAGAATCAAATTTTAGATGGATATGTGGCGGAAATAACAGGATTTATTTATTACTATAAAGGCGAATATCATCTTTGCAAATCGAAAAAAGAAGAAATCGCAATGATAAAAAAATCGAAAAAAATTGCGAACTTTAACATTTCTTTTCTTGTGGTTAAACTTTTTAATAGTGCCGACTTAAAAAAAGAAAAAGGACTCAATGAGTGGAGTTACCATTCGATTGAGTCCTTTGAATTAATTTATCAAACAAAAGAAGTTGTCGATTTAAAATATATTCTAGAAATGAAAGCTGTGGTACCAGGAACAGCATTAAAAACAAGTAAACAAACGTATATCGTTTTACTTAATGAACGAAAACCAAAACTAAATATTATTTTTAATTCATTAAGTTTAAATAAACTTTATTGTCTTGGTCAAAACAAATTAAAATATATAAAAGCAGATATATTTTACTCTATAGAGTATTAAGCTTGTGATTTTTCAACGAGTTCAGTTAATTCTTGAACTTGTTTGTTGTAAGTTTCAACATATGAAGGAGTTAACACTAGCTTTCCTTCCATTCCTTTTTGGTCACTTTCAACAACTCTAATCATTCTAAAATGATCTACGGCATTTGTTTGAGTTGCCATTGCTACACAAACTAAGTTTGCAAGTTGGCCAATTAATTGATCCGAAAGTTTATATTCCTTTGTTGTATCTTTTTTATCCATAAAACAATTATAAACCAAGATTTTTCAAATTGTTTAACACTTCTTTTTGTTTTTCTGTTAATTCGGTTGGAATTTTCGGAGAAATGTTAATTTTAAGTGGCAATCTTAAGCCTTTATGTGGAAATCCTTTATCTTTAACAAGTACATATTGTTCACCAGTTTTAGTTTCAAACCAAAAATCTCCTTGGTTGTCTTCGATATTTAATTTAAATTTACCTCCAAGTAAGAAATCACTAAATGGAAGACTAAAATCAATGGCTAAAATTCTTTCATTTTCAAAAATTTCCATTTTAGTTGATTCAGGAATAACAGTTTGAACCTTGAGCATAAAAACATATTCAATATCTTGAATTTTTCTTATGATTTTTTTGTTTATTGGATAACAAGGTTCAAAAACAATTTCTTCTTCTAATGTATATTGTATATGACCTTCGCCTTTACAATCTCCACATTTTATCATTTCTTTTTTAGAGCCGCCGCAAACACCACAAGTGGTTGTTTGTCTAAACAATCCAAATGTTCTTTTTTCGTCAACAGTCTTTGTACCTTTGCCATTACATTCTTTACATGGATTTTTTGTTGGTACAACTCCATGCCCGCCGCATGTTGCACAGTTTAACCCAAAATTATAGTGAATATGTTTTTTACAACCAGTAATAGCTTCTACAAAGCTCAATTGAATTGAATCTGGTAGTTCGACTTGGATATTGGAAAGTTTTTGTGCTCTGTTTTGAAATTTTGAAAACACACTTGAGAAAAAATCAGAAAATCCATACTCTTCTTGTGATTGTTGCGACGCTTCATACGATCCATCCTTTATAGAATTGTATGCTTTTTGGACTTCTTTAAATTTGTCTTCCGCTTCTTTTTGTTTTTCTTGCGATTCTGTTGCAAATTTATCTGGGTGAAATTCAAAGCATTTTTGTTTATATGCTTTTTTTAATTCTTCTTCGGCGCAACCCTTCTCAACTCCCAAGATTTCGTACGGATTTTTTTCCATGATTTTTTGCTCCTAGCTGGCTACTCGTAAGCACGAACGCGAGGAGTGTCAAGGTCGAGGAAATTAGACTCTTCTATTTGAATTTGAACGGGAAATATCATCTAATTGAACTGTAAATGCATTTACCTGATCGATAAATGAGCGATACTTTCCATATCCATCGTAAAATACAAATTTTATGTCTGTTTTAAACTCACCTTGCGTTATTGTGTGATTAAGACCATTTACAACATAAATGTTATCTACGGTTGTTCCTGTCTGAAAATCTATAAAAACTCTTTGCGCGAAATTGATTAACGTATTTCCAAAACAAGAGACATTCAATTCCGCAGGAATAATTTGTATAGGTAATCCACCAGGTTGTTCGCCGTTTGCTCTTTGAGGATTGGCATTTGTGCTTCGTATCATGTTAACAGAAGATAAAGCAGGGTCATTTTGGGATGTAAGGGTTGCTGTTTGAATTGTTGTTCCCGCACATCCATATATAATGTATGGCATTGTCTTCATTATAAATTCTTTGAGTTTTCCTTGACTTCCAACAAATTTATAATAGGAATATCTACCATCAGGATTAAGCTCTCTCCTTGATGGTTCTATTCTTTCAATTAAACCATTTCTTACAGCACTACCTATTATTTGTTCTATTTGTTGTTTTTGGGCTTGACCAATTCTAGAATTTTGGTTTGTTGAATCAGCAGTTATTGTTGAAAAAGCAGAAAGGGTATTGTCTCTTGCAATTTCTAAAATACTTCCAAGACCTTCATACTGTGATGCTTGTTTGTCATAGACATGAATTTTTAGAATTGTTTTAGAATTGTCTATTGTTTCTTCTAGTGAATTTGGGACGAAATTTTTTCGAGGAATACTTTCAATATAAAGTTCTATTGTTGGTTGTTTAAAGGTTCCATCTGGTGTTATGTTTCGCAACCTTTCGCTTATTTCAGTTTGAAGTCTAACAGCGTCGAATCTTGCAGTTGTTTGAGGTTGGTTTGTATTTCTATCAACTGTTTTTTCATAAAAATCATCAACACCGTAAACAGGTGCGGCGGGATCATCTATAATTGTTGATTGAATAAATTGCATAAAGTCATTCAAGTTCACGTTGGCCGCGCGAGAAACAGATTCCATTCTAAATCGAAAGTATTGCTCAATCATGAACCTTAAATCAATCATAAATTGCCCAGTGTGCAAAAACCTAGCGTATCCAGAATAATTGTTAAAAGGATAAAAAACAAATTGTATTTCGTCGTACTTTCCTGTTGCCGCAAGTGGTTGTCCAATAAATGTCATTAATAATTTACCAAGCGATATTTGTTCATTGTTAAATTCATTTAATAGGTTATTAGAAATATTTTGCCCAGGAACAGTCTGTTGTCTTTGATTAGCGCCATCGCCGCTTCTTAATACCCTTCTGAAAGTTTCTGAGGGTCTTCTTACAGGAGCTCCCTGAATTCTTCTATCAGGCAATTCAAATCCAACTGGATAGAATGGGTCGTATCCATCTTTAAGAATAGAAAACTGTTGCCTTATATCCGACTGAATTGAATTTGATAATTGTTCGAGAGCAGAAGTTTGTCCCGCTTGTCTATTATTCCCTCTAGTATTTCTATTTTGATTTATTGTTTGAAACATAGACGTTAAAGAATCTAAAAGTGCAGAAACGTCTCTATTTCGCGAAGAAATAGGGCCTAAACTTTGTTTTAATTCTCTTATTTGATTAATAATTTCTGGGGATAGTCTAATGTTTGATTGAATATCTGATGCAGTATCTAATGCTTGAATTCCTCTAATTTCTCTTGAGGCTGTATTCCCACTAGATTGATTTGGAATTGCTTGTCTAAATCTTGAAATTATATCACTAAGTTCTTGAATTCTTACAATTGATTGCCGCGTCGCTTCCGAAGCTGTTGCAATATTTGAGGTATAAATATCTGTTCCACCTTTTGTAAAAAGTTCGAGAGTTATATTAACTTGACCTACTTCATCAAAAGTAAATTGGACATTTTTTATTCCATATTTTTCTTTTATTCTTGTGGAATTAAATAAATCAGCATAAGAATTGTTCAATTCGGCTCCATCAGGATGTGCCCATCCATATTCAACCATTAATTCTGTTGTTCCATATAAATCAGGTTTAACCAAATCTGCAATTTCATGCAGTCTACTTCTATCATGCAAAATAAATTCCATTTTTGCTGTTTTAAATGAAAATAAACCAACAGATGGGGCAACGTCAATTGAAAGTTGTTTGAAACTTAAAAATGGGCGAAATTTATCAATAACAGATGTTGATCTTAAATTATATTCATTTGTAGAACTGTTTAATCTGTTATATTTTGGATTAGGAGTGTCGGCGTTAACCATAGTTTGCGGAGAAGTGAAAAGCTCCATTCCAGCAATAGCAAGATTTCCAGTATCGTTGCGCGCACCCTCAATTCTTCCTTCGACTTGATTTCCTTTGGCTAAAAGTGCTAAAGTAGAGTTGTCTCTTACTTTTACAGCACCTTCTAAAAATTTAAAAATAGAAGGTGCCGATAAGTTTCCATCGTAATCAGTTGTGGGCTTTCCAAACATAAACTGAACATCGAGATATGGAATAAGTCTGCTAAGCTCTATATTTGGTATACCATTAAATAAAATAGAAAGTCCTTCTGTATCTTTTGCCGACGGAGAAATATTTGGACTGAAAATTTCAATCGCTGAAAGTTTTTTAACTATATTATCGTCGTCTTGTTTGTTTAACATTTCTCCAATATCGGCAGTAGAAAATTGATTTTCATTAAGTTTTGAACTATGGTGAAGTTTTACAAAATTACTAATTTTCGATTGTAAATCCGCTTGATTTATAGTGTTTGAGCCTCTCGTATAATAATCTAGAGCCGTATGTAAATCATTTCTTGAAGATTCTGGGTATTCTGTTGGTGGAGTTCTGCGAACTCCGTCAATAATTTGACCAGTTGCACCTGTGGCTGTGCGGTTTCTAACTTCATCAATTACTGGAAGCGCACCTTCTCTAGTATTAATAATCAGGTCTACAATTTTTGCTTCGGCTTGAGATGGTTGAATTGAACTATCAATATTTCTTATATTATTTGACAACCCCTGTAGCTGTTCGAGGGCAATTGCCGAAGACAAATCCTTTGTTGTTAAAACGCCAAAATATGGCGCAAGTTTCTCAACAGCTTTGTAATAATATATTTTATCTAATTTTTTTACCATCTCACAGTTAAGTAATGAGATCAATATCTTCTAAATTGGGAATAATAACAACAGTACCAGGAGGAACCTGTAAACAGTTACCAATGTTTGAAGCGGCGGCTAAAATATCATATTTAAAAGAATCCCCATAATATTGAGCAGCTAAAGTATCAAGACGCTCTCGTCCAGTTAAAATATGTTCTTCATAGCGTATTTGTCCTGTTTCAATCGCTTTTCTAATTTTGGGAATAAATTCGGATGTTCCATATTGTGTACCGAAATTTAAAAGTGGTGATTTGTCATATCTCATGTTCTAGGACCTCTTACAGATGGAAAGTTATACACAACTCTGCTTTGGTGAAAGTTTTTATGGCCTTCATCTGAAGAGTGATTCTTTCCCATTAAATTTGTAACAATTTGACCAGATGGCCATATTGGTGCAGTCATTGCACCTTTATAATCTAATCCTGGATTTATATCATAAATTGGCGTTATTTCCATATTAACGGTAACAAGAGAAGGAACTCTTCCATCAAATTTATCTGTTATCCAAGGAGCATCCATAATGTTTTCAAAATTCATTGATTTTATAACACAAGCAAGTCCTTTACCTTCTGTTGTACAAAAGGCTTTCATAATTGGATTTGCGTTCTCTCCATCGCATTTAAAAAAATCTGCAACGGTTGTGTTAATAGTTTCTCTTTGGGTTATTGGATCTGCTGGTTCCACATTTTCTCTTGGAGGCAGAATTCTAGTTAACCTGTCTGGATTGACACACACAACATCCCCTGTTGGATCGTCGTTAACCATGTTAAATAGCGATGTTGGACTTTGACCACGACGATTTCCAGAAATTGTTCTAAAACCAAGCTGTTGTCCGTCGGGTCTTGTGTCTGTTATTCTTACGAGATAGTTATTTCCTGTTCCTCTTGTGGAAGGGTGGAACTCAACAATTTCTCCTCGAACGTAACCAGAAGGAATGTATAAAAAAGCACCAGGAACAATTCTATATTGTCCAATTTGTTGCCCGAGTTGTCTTGCATTTGTCGAAACAGAATCATTTGGAACAACAACAGGCCATCGGTTTTTATTAGAAGTTGGTCGAATCTCCACAGAATCTCCAGGCTGTAATGGTCTGCGTAAAGTTGCAGCTTCATTGTTTCGTCTTTGTTGTTGGGCACGAATATTATCAGTTGGCTGTCTAATAGATATTTGTCTTTCGGTTGCTAGTTTAAATGTTTCTTCTCTGCCTTGAATTTGTCCAGACAAACCAAACAGTCTAGCAACAGCAAGCTTAGAATAATTCGATTTCCATAAATCGCCAAGTCTTAATCTTATAAGAGGTGTTGCCGCAAAAACTTGAGAAAATGGTTGAATAAATTTATTTCCTTGGTGGGATAAAATACGTCCTTCGGAATATTGAGGATGCAAACATGCAGCAAGACGATTTAATTTATACCACATTTGATCGTGATCGGAATCATTTACTGCTAATACTTTAAAAGAAAAACTTATACTTCTTTTTGTATTTTTATAAATTGGAACAACACCAATTCTTCCATATCCTTCAACTTCATTATATTCTGCTTGAATACTGTCAGAGGCAGAATCTAAAAAAGCATGAAATGAAATAATTTCATTTGTTCTTAAATCATGAAAATAAAATGGCATATAATCTCTTTCAAGATAATCTTCCATTTTTTTAACTTCAGCTTTTGGAATTCTTCCATTTATGTAATCGTTCGTATGAACAACATTTGATTCTGAAAGTTTTCTTGTAGCTTTTGCCGCTGGATTCTCTTCTCCGTTTAAAAGTTTATCTGCCTCTATAATAGATTGCGGCATCAAAAGCATAGACTGTAAATTGCTATTAGCATACGCAGTTCCACCATTGGTTTGATCTAAACGATGTTTAACAACAAAAATACCAGGATTTACTCTTTGATCATCATTTGAAATTTTTTCTTGTATACCATCTATTGCGGATATTGTGGTTTCTAAACCAGGAACAGGAGATTGTTGTTGTAATTCATTTACAATCAAAACTTTATCTCCAATCAAGGCTAAAAACTTAATAAATTTAAGCACGAAATTTGACTTAAGTTTTTCCATTAAGTTTTCTGGCGAAAGGGTTTCTCTTATTTCTGATCCTTGTCCAAGATTCACATTTTGTAACAACGAACCAAATCCACCTAAAATCAATTCTTGTATACCAGCATTTAATTTTCGAATAAAAATTGAATAATATCCGAAGTTTTTCATACTTGTAATGTCTTCAGAAGCTCTTATCGAACTAATAAGGGAATCACCTAGTCCAAAGAATTGTTTAAATCCAGCATCTATTGATAAAAAGAAGTCATTTGTAATTTGAGGTAATTCAAATGGATCTAATATGTTTTGTAACAAATCAGAACCAGCATTAGCTGTTGAACTTCCAAATAATTTTTGGCGGTCTCTTGAACTTCCATTTGCTAGGTGATCGCCTTGAGTTCTTCCTGTTAGGTTTAATGATATTGCGATCTTTTTAAGCAAAAAAGATATTGTTGTTAACGTTGCTAGTGTTTTTGCTAAAGATAAAGGTGAGCCTGTACCAGTAAAAGGTTTAAAAGGATTGTTTGGGCTCCCAAAAGAGGTAATCGAATAAGAATTGTCTATTACAGAATCTCCGTTATCAGTTGCTTTAAATCCAGGTTTTATATCTTCAAGAATTTTTGAAGCTTTTGTCAAACCAAATGTAATTTTGCTACCTAATTCTGTCGCGCTAGGAACTAGGTTTGCAGCATCGATAGCAGCTATACTATTTCCTGCTGAATTTGTTATTGCAGAGTTAGATTCTCCAGAACTTGCCAAAAGAATTTTCAATCCAACAGATTTCATATCTTCAATTGTAAGTTGATTTATTTTAGGATCTGATTCTACAGTCGAAGGAAATTTTCTTGGACCATGAACTCCAAGTGTTTTATACGCTATTGTTCCTAAAACAATTTTATTTTCATCTGGGTCGTTTTCTTTTATTATTGGATTTGAGGGGCTGTAAACATTGTTTTCACTCAATAGTTTTTCAACAGATACATTTATTTTTGATTCTTCTTTATTTATCTCAATATCGTTAAGAGCATCTTGCCAATCCATAGCTTCTGGTGCTGGACTGTATTTTCCTCTTTTTATTTTAACTGTCAGTTGCCCGCTGTCCGAAGTCGTAGCAAAATTCAGTTTTGCTTCTTCTGATGCTATAGCTTTAATAAAAGTATTTTGTTCTTCTGAAACTGTTGATATTGAATTCTCACCGCCACCAACATTTCCCTCAACATATGTTTTCTGAATAGGAAATTTATCTTTAGCATTTAGACTGTTTAATCCAACCTGCTCAGAAATTTCTTTTTTTAGTGGCGCAATAAAGTCATCACCAGAATATGGTTCCTTTTTATTTTTTTGAAGTTCGCTTTCTAAAATGATAAAAATTTTACCATTTTCTTGATGTCTATAAAGTGCCATTGTTTTACAAAATTAATTATTTGACATGCTTTTTTCTGAATTATAATTTCGACAAATTAATTATTCTTGATTGTATAATACAATAGGAGAGAAAACTATTAATGGCTAAAAAAATAAATGCTTTAACAGAAGCTGTAGCGAACTATGAATTAGTGTTACTGAAACACAAAGACGCATTAAAAGAAATGCTTAAACACGACTGTTTTAAAGATGCAAAAAAAGAATTTGACTCTAAAGAAGAAGTTGCACTTCACGAAAGTTTAAACGAAGTTTGGGGAAGAGCACCAGAAGAAAAACATGTATCTCTTACAGGCGGTAATGTTGGTCCTGGTCAATATGGCGAAGCAACAAAACCTCTTGGTAAACTTAGAGCAGCTTTAAAATCTGCCGAAATGGATTCATTTCAAACAGTAAATGACCTTTCAGAAAAACTTGAAACAGTTGTCGGCGCCGTTGATGATGTTCTTCCACTTTTAGATTCAGAAGAACCCGTCGTAAGAAAAGAAGCCAAAGTTTTAGTCGCAAAACTTTATTTCGCTATTTCAAACATGTTTAAGGTTGTAACAGAAAAAGCAAAAGAATTAAGACTTAAACTTCCAAGAGATTTTGATACAGAAGAGGCCCGCAATCTAATGCGAAATGCAAATATGGCTACTACGGCATCTAGCTCCGAAGTTGATGCAAATATTCCAAAAACGAGAGAACCAGGATTTTTTCGTGGAATAATGGATAAAATAAGAGGCCGATAAATAATGAAAAAAGTTCAATTTAAAAATGAAATGAAAACAGTTCTAAAAGAAGGACTTTTATCAAAAATTGTAAATCCAGGACATGGAGAGCTTGATAAATATTTAACCAAGGTTGATAAAGTTATTACAGATACAATCGAAACTTGTGGCGAACTTATTGAAGAAGGTGAAGAACTTATGGAAGAAGATATACTTCGCCTCCCACAAGTTGGAGAAAGAAACAGAATAATTCTTGATATGATTGGTATTTTGAGAAAACTTAAAAATGATTTAGCAACAATGCCAAATCAAACAAGACAAAAAATGGGTTAAGAATTTATTTGTTCAAGAATTTTTGTTAAAAATTCTTGAACTGTTTCTTGTGCTGATATATCGATATAGTAAACTATAGGTGCTTGATTCTTTGCAAATCTCACATATGAGTCTTCTTTTTTCTTTGATTTAAACTCTACCAAATCATACTTTTCAAATTTAAACTGATAGATTTTATTAGGAAGTTTTGTACCAGTTACAAACGGAATAAAATAGTTTGATTTCTTATCTTGTGCAAAAAATCTTTCTTTCTCTATTTCCGATGGAAGGCCACTATAGTTTTTTGTTACTGTGAGATTTTTCATATATGCATTTTCTGTTATCAAACTAAAAAAACCCTCATCTCCATATTCGATAATATCTTTAGCAATGTTAAAAAAATTATCAGTAGATTTTATCTCTACTAAATTTACAATTTTTGTATATAAATTTGTGCCTGGAAAATGTTCTGATATGAAATTGAAAAGATCTTCTATGGTATTTGCCAGTGTAGATAATTCTACTGTAGAATTTTCATCGGTTTTTTCAAAAATAAATTGTTTTAAGAAAAGCATCATTTTTAAATATAAGAAAATAAATAGTATTTATAAACATCATGATAAAGATATTTGACATAGTGTTTGAAAACAAGGATCTTGATAGACAGTATAAAGAACTTGGTTTCAAACCAGGAGTACATCCTGTCGTAACCACACATAATAAACTTTTAGATGGTATTAGAAAACAAGTTACCTCAGTATTAAAAGGTGAAAATAAATATCTCCCAAACTATGGAAGTAAATTAACGAAAGAAGAACTTCTCCAACTTGTCACAAAAGGATCTGTGGTAATTCATGATAAAAATGGAGAGCCTCATGATGTATCAATTTCCCAAGCTCTTGATAAACCTGGAATGTTAATTGAAATTTTAAAAGAACTTATTGTTTCTGGTTTTTATACAAGAGAAGAAACATCTCCTGCTATGAAATATCTTTTAGCCTCGTCTGCTCGCCTAAAAATGGCAAATCTTAAAAAAGAAAATTATTTCGAACTTTCAAATATCGAAATTGAAAATCTTTTATTCTTGCTTTGATTTATCTTTCCCTCTTTACAGCCCTTTTATCAGTTGGTATGATATACTGATTTATGACCTCTTTCTGCTACCAACCAAAAATGTTAAAAGAGGAAATTCTTTCTGATTTTGAATGATTTTACATGGAAAATTCCAAGGAATATGTAATATTTGAATTTATCACTTGTTTTCCTAGGAATTCTTGTTTAAACAGTCATTCTTATATGCCTAGAGCGGGCTAGAATATAATAATAAACTATTTTCCAGGAAAAACCAAGACAATAAAACCCAGGAAATTATGCGAGATTTTATCGAAAATAAGGCAATAAAACATGTCACAGACAACACTAAAGTTTCCATACTGGAAAGATGCCCCAGAAAACTATACGGGAATCATCGATAGGACAAACGGAGTAAACGGATCAATTGAATATTACAGAGATGGATTACTTCACAGAATAGATGGTCCAGCCATCAAATATATGGCTGGAAATGAATATTGGTATGTTGATGGAGATATATACTTTGTTTCTTCATTAAATTGGTTTATTGAACACTCGGTCTTTCTTAAAAAAGAAAAAGGTAAATATGACTTATATTGGCTTAAGTTCTTAACAGAAAAAGGAATTGAAGAGTTTCCAATAATACCAGGAATGGAAAAAAATAAAGATTTTATAGAAATAATAGAAAACTTAAATATGGTATAAAAACATGAACAAAATATATGTCGAGAGGTTTAGTTTTGCTCCGAAAAACTTTACAGGAGTTGTCGAAACCTATAATAAAGACTTGTGTTGGCTTAAAGAAGGAAAACTTTATCAAAGAGAAAATGATCAACCAAGTGTCCAATATTGTGACGGAGAAAAAAGATGGTTTATGGATGAAAAACTTCATAGAACAACTGGTCCCGCAGTTGAAAAACCAATCTGTAAACTTGGTGGGGCAACTATAATCATAGATCACAAAGAATGGTGGGTTGAAGGAAAACACTATTTTCCTATTGTTTTTGAATTTTATAGCAACAATTTCTTTTTAGAAAATAGAATCTTTCTTAAAAAAGAAAAAGATAAATATGATCTTGAGTGGTTATGGTTTTTAACAGAAAATGAAATTAAAAAATATCCTCTTATTCCTGGTATTGAATCTGACAAAAGGACGAAATCTTATTATGACCATTTAAAACTACAAATGTAGCACACAAAAAAACAAATAAATAAAAATGAAAACAATAAAACTAAAACTAAAAGAACATGTTCCTGAACACTATACAGGAATTATCGAATGGGAAAATGGACCAAAATATTGGTATAAAGAAGGAAAACTTCATAGATTAGATGGTCCTGCTTGTGAATTTTCAGATGGATATAAACAATGGTGGATTGAAGGAAAAGAAAATAATGTCAAAAAACTTTTTGAACTAATTCAAAAAGCGATTTATCTTGGAGCCGAAAAAGGCAACCATAACCTGTGTTGTTTAAGGTTCCTAACAGAAAATCAAGGAATCCAAGAGTTTCCCATTGTTCCAGGAATGGAAGAATGCAAAGAATTTAAAACTTTGTTTGAATCCCTTAACCAAAAAACGATCGCGGCATCAATAACATGAACCAACAACAAACAACATTAAAACTGAAAAACGAAGAACCTATTCCAGAATACTATACAGGAATTGTTGAACGGGAAAATGGAACCAAGGAATGGAGAAAAAAAGGAATGATTCACCGAGAAGATGGTCCTGCGGTTGAATATTCAGATGGAACCAAATGTTGGTACAAAAATGGATTGTGGCATCGACTCGATGGCCCAGCAGTTGAATATCAAAACAAGTATAAAAATCGATGGCATATTGATGGAAATATCATGAGTGCTAAAATTCTAAAACATCATATAGATAATATGATTTATTTAGGAACCGAAAAGGGCAAATATAACTTATATTGGTTAAAATTTTTATCAGAAAATGGGGTCGAAGAGTTTCCAATCATACCAGGAATGGAAAAAGATGAAAATTTTAAACCACTCCTCCTAAAAACTTTAGGGACATAAAGCATGAAAATTTTGAAACCAAAAAATAGTGAAAAATATACAGGAATTGTTGAATGGGAAAATGGAACCAAATATTGGTATAAAGATGGATTACTCCACAGAGAAGATGGACCAGCTGTTGAATGGGCAGACGGAGCAAAATTCTGGTATAAAGAAGGAAAACTTCACAGAATAGATGGTCCAGCTATTGAATACGCAAATGGATCAAAACTCTGGTATGAAAAAGGAAAACTTCATAGAATAGATGGTTCAGCAGTCGAATGGAATGATGGGATAAAAGAATGGTGGATTGAAGGAAAATTCTATAACCAGTCGGATCTAGAAAAATTTATCAACTATTTCCTTTTTCTTGGAAAAGAAAACGGCAAATATAACTTATGTTGGTTAAAGTTCCTAACAGAACAAAGAATTGAAGAATTTCCAATTATTCCTGGAATGCACAACGCCTTATGGTTTAGGGAACTATTTCAAAATCTTGATGAAATCAAAACGACACCAATAACATGAATACGATAAAACTGAAAAATGAAGAACCTATTCCAGAATACTATACAGGAATTATTGAATGGGAAAATGGAACCAAATATTGGTATAAAGAAGGAAAACAACATCGAATAGATGGTCCTGCTTGTGAATGGGATAATGGAGATAAGTTTTGGTATAAAGAAGGCTTACTTCATAGAATCGATGGCCCAGCAATTGAATATCAACATGGAGCCAAATTTTGGTATATAGACGATAACCACTATCATGGCTCCAAAACTATTGAAATCTTGTTATCCAATTCTATCTTTCTTTCTGCCGAGCCAAACGGAAAATATAACATTCCCTGGCTTTTGTTTCTAACAGAACAAGGAATTACTGAACACCCTATCCTCCCAGGTTATCCATATTCTTTAAGGTATATCAATAAGTTTGTTTCCTCTCTCCCTGATTCCATTCAGTCCATTATAAGGTCTTCAGCTCAATAAAAACATTCGGGGCAGCAACAGCATGAATATGCTAAAAATAACTTCCAGAAGACAAATTCCAAAAAACTTTACAGGTATTGTGGAATACGAAGACGGAAACAAAGTATTTCTTAAAGAAGGAAAATATCATCGAACTGATGGTCCTGCTATTGAATGGTTAAACGGCACAAAACTTTGGTATATAGAAGATAAACGGCACCGAATAGACGGCCCAGCGATTGAGTGGAGTGATGGATCAAAAGAATGGTGGATCGATGATAATATTTTTAACTGTACGTTGCTAGACGAGCTCATTCAAACATCTGTTTATCTTGGAAAAGAAAAAAGTAAGTTCAATCTTGAATGGCTAAGATTCTTAACAGAAGATGAAATTTATGAATTCCCAATTATTCCTGGTATGTGGCAATATGAAGAGCTTAAAATCTCGTTTGAAAGTCTTGATAAAGAAACAAAAACGGCACCAATACCATGAATACCTTAAAACTAAAAGAAAATCAAGAGCCCCCATCAAATTATACAGGAATTGTAGAACATGTAGATGGAACCAAGTTTTGGTATAAAGAAGGATTGCTTCATAGAGAAAATGGCCCAGCTGCTGAATATAATGACAATAAAACTAATTGTTGGTATGTAGAAGGGTTAATTCATAGATTAGATGGTCCAGCAATTGAATATGCAAATGGAGTTAACGAATGGTACATTCAAGATGAATGTTATGCTCCTGAAATGCTTTCTCACTTGATTAAAACATCTATTTTTCTCGGGAAAGAAAAAGGAAAATATAACCTTTATTGGTTAAAGTTTTTATCAGAAACCCAAGGAATTAAGGAGTTTCCGATCATTCCAGGGATGGATAAAGATGAAAGTTTCAAACAACTATTCGAAACTTTAGGAATATAAAAATGAAAACAATAAAACTGAAAAAACATGAAATTGCCCCAAGCAATTTTACAGGAATTATTGAATCGGAAAATGGAAATAAGTATTGGTACAAAAATGACAAACTTCACAGAATAGATGGACCAGCTGTGGAATATCTAGGCGGAACAAAAGAATGGTGGATTGAAGATAAACTTCATAGAGTAGATGGACCAGCAATTGAATATTCCAGTGGACATAAAGAATGGTGGATTAATAAAAGTGTTTATAATGTTTATTACCTAGAATATCTTTTTGAAACCGCAATATATCTTAGGAAAGAAAAAGGAAAATATGATTTATATTGGTTTAAATTCTTAACAGAAACAGGAATTGAAGAATTCGCGGTTATTCCAGGAATGGAAATCGATCAAGAATATAATGAATTATTTTTTAAAATTGATCAATTGGCGGGGGCAACCTCAATATGAGTCAAATAAAACAGCGAAACATTTTCCAACTAAAAGTTGGAGAAAAAATACCAGAAAACTTTACTGGTATTGCGATTAACGAAAATCAATCTAAATTTTATTACAGA